TAAATTATTTTTTTTATAATTATATACTATAATAATGAAATAGGCGTGAGAGTCTATTGGATTTAATTTCATTTTAATTAAAAAAGGAGATTATAAAAATGGAAATTAAAAATGCGTATATGGCTAAAACAACAAATGGTGGTTTTAATTGCTTAGCTTTAGAAACAAGGAATCATAAGTTGGTTAAATTATTTAATAACAGTAGAAAAAGGAAAGATGATTCTTCTAAACTATTTAAAGATATAATCGGCTATATTAAAGAACGTATAGACGATAAATACCAATTGTTAGCGTTTTTTAGAAAGGTAATAAAAAATGATATAGTCAAAATGTCATATCGTTGTATCACTGATACTGATAATGATAAAATTTGCTATAGCTATGCTACAGAAGGAGCGAATATACCTTTTGCAATAAGAGGCTATGATCGTGAAATACGGAAATTTATTAGAGCTGTATTAAACGAAAGTAATACTGTTATTAAAGATGAATATGGAAATGTTATTGAAAGATCTCATCTCAATACTATTCTAAGAGATTCGGATATGTCTCAAAGTGAAATGTACCATTATTTACTAAAAGGCTTAAAGCTTTCTGGGAATAAGCATACAAGATTTCCAGAAATATTTATGCCAAATTGGAGATGTGATGAACTAAAACCAAACGGAGGTGTCATAGATCTAAGAGGGATCAAATAAAATTATTAAAATAAAGAGAGCTTAGTCTCTCTTTATTTTTTTTTTACTTATATACTATAGTGGTGATATATTAGTAAGGAGGAGATAATAATGGAAAAAGTCGAAATGGCAATAATGGAAAATTTTGAAAGCAAAAGTAATAAAAGAATTTATTCTGTACCAAATTATTATAGGTTCAATGAATTATCAGCAAATATAATTATTAAAGACCCAAAGGATAAAAAACCTGATACTTTGTTAGAATTAGATGGTCAAGAATTATATGATAATATAAAACTATTTGATTTAAAGAAACTTACTGGATTGGATAGAATCAATAATATGGTTCCTATAATAGATTTATTTGGTAAAATGTTGATTAACACAATTCTTATAAAAGATTATAAAGCTTTGTATTTTGGAAATGGTAGGATATTTAAAGATTCTAATATTAGAAAAATAGAAAATGTAATAGAGTATATATCTTGTATTGAGGATTGTGGGAATATAGCTCTAAGAGGAGATATAAACTCTTTAAAGAATTTTATTAAAACAGTTATATCATACAACTTCTGTGCATATAGAAAAGATATGATAGGGGTATTTAATTATACTTATCTAGGAAATGGAGAAGGATTAGAAGAAGATTTAGATGGTATAAAAGAATCTAAAGATAAACAGTTTGATATCTATGTATTTCCAGAATTAAAAGAACAATTAGAATTTGCCGCAGATATAACAAATAGAATATCAGAAACTAATATTGTACAAATCAAGTTATAACTTTAATTAGACACAATCAACCCCATAGACCGTAGTGGTCTATGGGGAGTTGTCATCGGATTTTCAAAAGCTTGAAAATAATTTTAAGATCTTTTCTCTAAGATCTATTAAAGTTTATTTTTTTTCTGATCTAACTAATTAGATTAGTTTTTAGGATCAGTTACTGCATAGTTAGGGGATGGGTATGCATAGTTTTGATCTGCAATACCATCTTGAGGAACGCCAGGAGCTTTGCCATCAGGATAGATTACGGAACGAGCAGTACCAGGTAATTCTGCAGTATGGTCTACATATACACCGTTGCCTTTAGCATCATGAGTATAAGTAATTTTGTTAGCAGTGTAGTCGTTCATAGCACGATCTTTGCTTACAGGAGTTTTGTTTTCGATATCTTCAACAAGACCTGTTGGGTTAACGATTTGGATACGACCTTGAACTGGTTGGTATTGAACGAATAAGAAACGTTCGAACGCAGTTACTGCTGGCAATTGATAGTTTGCAGTGTCACGGATTTCGTTACCAACGTATAATTGATAATCGAAGATTTTGTAGATAACACGGTTAGTGTTACGAGGGTTCAAGATAATGATAAGGTTGTTATCATTACGCATTTTGTTGGAGCTAATGAATTGGTATACACGGTTATCACTAGTTTTTACAGTTTTCTTGTAATCCAAGATAACTGGACCAATGCTAGGAGGAGTTGTGTATGTGTATTCTTTAGGAGTGATTTTACGAATCAATTCAGGACGACCAAAGATAGATACTGTCATGTTTTCATCATTCAATACTTGAAGCATTGTAGTGATTTGAGTATCAAGGTAATCCATGAATGTTTCGTATCTCCAAGTTACATGGGAACCCAAGAAGTTATCTGGTGGTACGAAGTTGAATGCACCAGTAACTTTGGATGTTGCAGGAAGATTCAAGAAGGAGTCATCCAAGTTTTCCAAGATTTTGTCATCTTTGTAGTTAAGAATAGACAATTTAATCATGGACATGATTTTTGTCAATTGGTTAACATTGTACATTGCTTGAATGTCTTTTGTTTCTTCTGGAGAAATAGTTACAGTCATATGAGGTGCTTCTGGAATTTCGAAGTAATCAGTACGGCTGGACCATTTAACTTTAGGAGTTTCATATGCTGCGGAAGATACATCCAATGCTGCAGATAATACTACGCCCACAATGTTAGCAGAAGATGCCATGAATGTGAAGCGGTTTTTATGCATAGAACCAGCGAATTGGAAAATTTCTTTACGAGTAGCGCCAGCATTATCAGTAGGAACGATTAAGTCAATACGTTTTTGGAAAGTACGATCATATTGGCCGTATGCAGCAACGAATTTAACTGGTTCAACAGTGATAACTTTAGTGCCTACAGCACCAGCAGTTTCAACTACGATTTCTTTTGTAGCAGCGTCATATTTTTCTTCGCCTTTAGCAACATAAACGTCTTTAACTAACAATTTAGTTACTTTGGAAGAACGGGAAACGTTAGCTACAGTTTTATTTGTAGCACCCAATAGAGCAAGAACATCAGTTTCTTGGTCTTCTGGAAGCATGATTACGATGTCTTTATGAGGAACTGCACGTTCGATAACATCTTTAATTTTGTTTTGTTCCAAGAACATATCGATTTCACGACCATCTGGACTGTACATAGTACGAGTTTCCATGGAAAGTGTGAATTGAGGAGTATCAGCTACGTCCTTAGGAATAGCACCTTTGTCGAATACAGTTGTCATCAACAAGTTTTTGTGCATAGGGAATGTGATACCAACAACTGGGTTATAAGCACCAAGAGGAGCAGCTTCGCAAATACCTTTAACGTCGTTTTGGTATAAAGCATTAAGCATACCGTATTCTTCGTTTACAGCATCGATAGAAGAGAATTTAGGATCTTGTTTATCAAAAGCGTTTTCAACGAAGAAGTTACGCATTTCGCTGTTCAAAGTATCGCTCATAAAGAATTTGCGAGGTTCGCTATATAAGTCTACTTGTTCGCTTAAGCCAGCTTTCGCGATTTGAGCAAATTGACTAGCAATGCCATGCATGCTATCTTGTTCATAACCGCGAAGGATGGAATCATTTTTACCAGTTGGATTGCCAACTACTGCCATGTTTTATTTCCTCCTTTTTGAGAAAGAGCCATTTATGCATAAATTGTGTTTTTCTAAAAATGGCAAAAAATCTAATTAAATTTAATTAAATCTATGAAGGTAAGACACCCCTGGCTAACCCTTGCAAAACAAGGGGAATGGAGGCATCTATAGATTTACCAATATGTTTGTATATATAATTTGTATCTTTTTAATTTTTTAATCTAATTCAATATCTTTTACAAATAAATATGGATAGTCTTCAGAACGTGTATTATTGTTCTTATCATTTTCCTTAGCAGATTTTTCATACTCTACTTCTCTATTTTGTTTGATATTGGAAAGAAGATTAGTAATATAATTAAAAGTTGTAACCATCTTCTGTAATTGAATTTGGTTTTCTATATAGCTCTTTGTATCATATACATCAAGCAAGTAATCTCTACTCATATCTTTCAACTCTAATAGCTTACGAGAAATAAAGCTTAATAGAGAATCATCATATGAAGCATGAGAGATATTATTAATCTTATCAATGGCACTAAAGATAGTATCATTAAAGTTCTTAAATTGGTTTTTAAGTTCTTTATGTTTTACTGCCATTTGTTCAGGTTTTAGATCAGAGAAAACTTCTTGCTCATCAGATGAGAAGTCATCAGCTTGTTGTTGATCTTCAGGACCTTCTAGTCCTTCATCTCCACCTTCTTCGCCGCCTTCCATATCTCCATCTTCAGAACCCTCTTCTCCTTCCCCACCTTCGCCTTCTTCAGGAGCTGGTTCTTCTTCACCGCCACCCATATTCATATCAGGTTGATCTGGAGCTTCTCCACCACCATCTTGCGGAGGAACATCTTCAGGTTGTCCTGCATTAGGATCTTCTGGAGCAGATTCCTGAGCTTCAGGGCCATCAACAAAATTAGGAGGTTGTTGACCTTCTTCTTCAGGATTAGGTTGAGGAGGATTAGGAGCTTCTTGTAAGATCAAACGCTCAAATAAGTTCATCTAATATACCTCCATTAATAATCGAAGTCATCAAAATCATCATCGTCATCATCTTTAGACTTAGATGAACTATCGTCATTAGATAAAACTGGTTTGGTTTCATCTTTCTTATAGAAGGAATTGATTAAAGATTTATCTGCACCAAACTTAGCTTGAGGAGTTTCTTTACCTAAAGGATTTACTAAGGAGCTACTACCATTATAATCAGGAGATACTTCCCGTTTATCTTGAGTGCTATTTATTTCTTCCATAGTCTTATCTCTAAGTTTCTCATACTCATTCTCTAAAGTTTCGATACTCTTATCAACTTCTTCTAAATAAGTTTCCAGTTTACGTTTCTTTTCAGGATCGGTTTCTTCTTTAAGTTTCCTAGTAACAGAATACTTATGCTCTTTCCATTCCTGAATGGAATCTTTGAGATATTCCTTATTCATATGCTTATGCATGATATAAGCAGTAATACCTGCAAACAATCCACCGACAACATTAACTGCTAATGCTCCAGCTACAATGACTGTATAGAATACAAGAGATAAAGAATTCCTAGTACCTTTATTTAAGTCTTGCAATCTAGAAGTAACTAGAATAGATCTAATAGCTTCTTTAGTCATAGCATTAGTTTTCACTGGAGCCATTTTAACCTTGGTAACGATATCATGAATCTTATCTAAGGTATCATCTTCACAAAGTTTCTCTAATGCTTCTGTAACTATAGACATTTGTTCCATAGCTTCTGCCAAGCCATACGCCGAAGTCTTGGCATAGTTATCGCTAACAAGTTTGTCTAGATCTATATTATCTTCACTAATCATCTCTGCATGAAGTCGTTGTAATCTGTTTATATAAGATGCATCTTCAGAGAGATTAATAAAGTTATCTTTCTTAACAGCTTCAGATACTTTATCTAAGAATTTATTGATATCATTTGTACCACCATTCATAAGGAAGTAGTCGGTAACATTTTCAACAATACTAGATCTAGATATCATATCTCCAGCATATTTAGAAACAGAGTATAAGCAAGTTTCTAAAGCAATACAATACTTGGTTTTAAAATCCATAGTATAAGTATCGATTAGAGAGCATACTTTATAGATAGTATCAGGAACAGCATCTTCATATAAGATATTGTTCTTGATGATCTTATCTATATTAAATCTCTTAGATATAGTAGATAGATTTCTTAATAATCTATCACATTCTGTTTGTTCATGAATTCTTTCTAATACAGAATCTAAACACTCGATAGCTACAGTTTCATCAAGCCCTCTTTTTGTTTTAAGAATAGAATTCTTAAAAATTGCAGGGGATTTGACGTATGGGATAATATCTCTATTAATAATAGAAGTCATTTCTTCTAATTGAGATTGAGTCCCCTCTTTTGAGACGTACTCAAATAATTCTAAAACCTTGTTAAAATTATTGCTTGTATTATCAGAGAAAGATTGCCATGCATAGACAGACTCTTTGATATTTTCAAAATTGTAATTAGTTTTATAAGTTTCATATAATGGATAGGATCTATTCCTCATAGGTTGAAACTCTAGATTAGTCTTTCTATTATATACTTCAATAATAGGTATAAACTTTCCCATACTATTTAATCCTCCCGTTCGATTGCATAGGCTATGATTACATCAATGTTTGTGAAGATAAAATCATAGTTACTTCAAATACTTAGGTTTGGTTTTAAACTCTGCTTTATTTAAAGTTTTTGCATCATCTGGAAGGGTTTTAGTAAGGTCATATAAAGCCTGTTTACCTTCTTTAGAAGTGGTCATTTCATTTACACCACCCATAGAGATATAGTGACGTTTAGATGAAATAAGTTTATATAATTCTTCATTTGCTTCGATAGAAAATGGTGTTTTAGAAGATACTGTATCACCATCATAGTCACCACCGATAGAATCCAAACGAACGTTGTTTGGTAATGCTACGTCGATAAATCTATTAGTAGTATTTGTATTCAAATCTTCTGCTCTGATCTTAGGATACTCTTTATAAAGTTTACCATTAATGATCATAGGTTCGGTTTGAATAGTAGAGATAACTTTAATCTTAGCAGCATATTGGTTCCAATAACTATCGATTGGGAAACGAGTGATAAGAGTCATTTTATCTTTAGTAATATCTAGTGCTGCCATGTAGATTAAGTCGCACCAAGTTAAAGGACGTTCATTAATAGGAAGACTGTCTACCTTATTATCAGAAATAAGATTTTCAGCAGCCTTAACATCATCTACCATGTAGCCTTTATATCTTAGATAAGGTTTCATTCCTTTAGGTATTTTCATACCAGTCGTATCAATAGGAGCTTCGATAGGAATGAATCGATTACTCATACCATGCATAAATCTATCTAATTCTTTTTTGATACGTTCATCAGAATAAACCATTTGCCAATCTTGGACTCTGTTTCTAGTAATCTCTTTTGTTTTTAGATTAGTTACCAGCATATCCATTTGGTCACTGATATTATTTTCAAACCAACGTCTAATCCAATAAAGCATATAAGGGAAGAAGTTGGCACATAATGCAGCGATTGGCAGACCAATACTATCAATATCTATATCGATATCAGCAATAGATTCTTTTCTTAGATTTTGAGTACAGATAACTAGACGAGCACCCCAGTCAAAAGACTTCTTCATACCAGCACGTCTAATAAGACCCATTTTTCTAGAAAGGCCTGATGCTTGGGCATCTTTGCCTTCATATCTACCAAATACTAACCAGTCATAGATGGCGGCTAAATTCTCTTGAATACGCCATCTAGTTTGACCATTAAGGGTTAAACCATACTCGTTACTATTCTTTAACGCTTGAACGTCTCTAAGAATTTTACCATATAATTGGTTGATCTCACCAACACTAGTTCTGGAATCTTTATCAGTATTGATATCACGATAACCTACTGGGATTATTACACAATCTTTGATAAAAAGTTTATCTCTATACTTTTCTAGGAAGTCAATCTTAACACCACGTTTAGCAGAATCAGTTCTTTTAAAATCGATTACTTTGATTACTTTTCTTAAGAACTCAATTCCAGTTTCGCCTTCAGGATCTGATTTTAATTTGCCAGTTTCTTTATCTAATACAAAATTATCTGCTTCTTGAGCACATAGTTTAATATTAGAATCTAGTCTTGACCAAATCTTGTAAGCAAGCGGATGTAAGAATGTTTCTCCTGCTAGATTTACATAAGCGAAGATACTACTTCTATCTTCTTTGGTAATACCAAAGATTTCATTAGAAAACAAGCCGTCTTTATCTGGAAGATTTCCTCTAGAGAAAGACATTGGACTTGTAATCTCTTTTAAGTCATTTACTTTAATAAAGTTAGCGACGTTAAGTGGAGATAATTTAAGATGCTTGGTTTTTCCATCATTAGAAGCTTCATCTAATGCATAGAATTCTACTACATCATTATTCATTTAAAGCATCCTCCATAAGTATAATAAATTCAAATTTAATTAATAGTTCCCATCTAGCCAATAATGCTAGATGGGAGTTCTATTTGATTAAGTTTAGAAATCTATTAATTTGAATTTTAAGATATTCTTATTAGACTCTAAGGATATCTTATATAGCGGCTGGAATGCTCCAGGAATAATCTGGTTATCCAATCGCTCCTCTATAGTATGAGCCAATTCATCAGATAATAAGGTTACTATAAAAATACCATCACACTCGGAAATATTAATATCCAAGATATCAGTATTTCTGCAGTTACCTAATAAAATATCGTATAATGCTACTTCTCGAGAGAATAGCTTATCGTCTACAACTTTAGAGGAAATTAACTGACTGAATTCTATTAAATTCATCGAATTATAAAATCCTCCTTTATGCCTATCAATCACCTTTAAGGATAGAATCCATTTCTTCTGCTTGGTTGGCTTTCTGTACCGTCTTATTTTGTATCTCTTTCATATATCTAAAATGAAGATACACTAGAAACCCAACGTCATAGTTGAATGCTTCAGAAAACGATAATCTGCCTTTATAGTAATTACATAGGGTCATTACTATTGAATAGAAAGCGCCCCGATCGGTAAAAAGGCCCGAGTGAAAAGCAATTGAAGAGCACCTTGAGGAGTAGCTTCGATAGTAGTATGACATTTACCACATTCTGTAGAAGGAATTTGATAAGTGATCTTATCATCAGTAAATACACGAGTGATTTTGTATACTTCACCCATAAGAGTAGCATGTTCATCAGAAGATAAGTTCTTCATGATTTCATAAATAGCTTTAACCTTACGCATTACTGTTTTTGATAAGCTGTCTTCTACAACACCTAAATCGATTGGATATAATTGTTTTGTTACATTATCGATTTTGTAGATAGTATCGATATTAGCCATGATTTGAACTACGTTAGCATATTTAGATGCGAATTCATCTGTCAATGCAGCACGTTCAATCATATCACCATAGATAGATTCAGTACAGAAACTAAATGCATAATCTCTAGATACTTGGATAGGTTTTGTTCTGAAAAGTTTAGATTTTACAGGACGGCTATGCAAGATATCTTCAAAGCGTTGTTTAACTTCATCATTAGGATATACCACCATATCTTTAACATCCTTCTTATTGATAAAGAGGTTGTTACATTTGTTATTAGGGCATTGGTAAGATAAGTAGTTTGTATCTTTGAAGTTTGCCATATACATAGCAAAGATCATGCAGTCCAAATCATATACAGAGATTTGTTTTAACCAAGTATCAATATCTGGTTTCTTACCTACAGTGTGGCGATACATGATATTGAAAATAGTACGAAGACCATTAATGGAAGTCATATCTGTATTTTGAGGATTCAATTGAAGCAACTCTTCACCAGAGATAGGAGTCATTTCAATTGGTTTACCAGTGTATTGTAAACCCCAAGTTACTGTGTAAGAAGAACGTTCTACTTGAAGAGCAGATTTTAATTTGATAGGTTTATTGGAAATGGAGAATCCATCTAAATCATTACTGCGTTCAAGTTTTAATTCTTCCAATACTTGAGATTTGTATTGTTGGCTAAGTTCACGAATTTCTTCTTCAGTCAATTCTGGTTCATCAGATTCTACATCAGCCATCAATTCTTTTTCTTCTGGATCTTCTTCCTCGGCTAAAGCAGAAGAGTAACTTACGTCTTCTTCATCTACGTCTTCTTTAATTTCTTTTTCAGCCATAGAGTTAGTTACTTTAGTATCATCAGATTCTTTCTTAGAAGCTTCTTCTTTAATTTCTTCGTCTTCACCTTGAATAGGAAGAACAGATTTAGGAGTAACTCCTAATTCAACTGTATCATCATCTAAGAAGGAGAATTCATCTTCTTCCTCTTTATCATTTGTGAAGCTATCTACTTCTTTTGCTACATCAGAACTCATACGAGGAACTCGTTTGATAGTTTCTTCTTTAATACCGAAGTAATCGTTATTAGTTTCAACAGTTTTGTCACGAGCTACAGTGAATAAGATATAACCTTTGTGCTCGTAATCTGTAATACCATCAAAGCGAGGTTCTGTCTCAATGATCTCTTCAATCTTTTTAATAAATTCTGAGAGATGAGGATTGTTTTTAGCACGAGCCATTAATTTTTCATATTGGTTATTAACGTACTCTTCCTTACCTTTAGTGATTAGACCTTCAGGACCTGTGAGTTCAGATTTGGTACGAGCAATTTCATGATCTGCCATATCTACTAAATTATCAAAGTTCTTTTTGATAGCATCATCAGGTTTTGTTCTTGGTTTCTTAGCGATTTTATCTACATTGTGAATTACTTCACCATATTGAGTCAAACCATCATCACCAATAGAAGTGTTCTTAGCAATTTCTGCTAAACTAGATTTAGCTGCTTTAGTTTCTGCAGGTTCAACTGCATCTGTTAAGCTACTTTTAGATACAGTAGTAACAGGTGGTTGTTCTTCAGTAATAGGAGTAATCTCTACTGCATTTTCATTTGCTGCGGCCTTTTCAGCAGGGGTTGTTTCTGCTTCCAAACCAAGTTCAGATAAGGATATTTGTTTAACTTCTTCCATTTATTTCTTCCTCCTAATAGGTACTTTGGTTTTCTTAAATGCATTGCCAGTTGTATTTTCTCTTTCGATAGCACGCTTCTTAGCACTATCTAAAGTAGTATCAAGATAATCCGCCACTGCTCCCTCATCATACTTTCCTTTATATTGCAATGATGGTTCAGCATTAGGCGTTGTGTTAATACCAGGCGCTCTACCAGACTTCAATATTGAATCTAGTTTAGACTTGGTTTCTTTCTCCCTAATCATTGATTCTTCATTATAGTCTTCTTCTTTGATTAGTTTAAGAATAGATGGATTGTCCTTCATTCGAACCCATATTCTCATAGAGCTACCTATCCCCTTTACAAATAATATATTCGAATTTACATTGACATCAAACCGTCGATAGTGTTTTGAGCAATGTTATACAAGATACTAAATCTAGTTTCTCGTATTGTTATAGAGAAAAGAATCTTATTATCTAAAGAATCTTTTGGTCTATAAAGAGATACTTCTACCTCAACTGGTAATAGTTCTGGTAAGTATAGAGTCATTTGCTCTTCAAGTTCTTGTCTTAAAGTAATAAGTTCTTCTTCAAAAGCAAATCTGTATCTACCACGAATATCTATACCTAAATCTGGATAGTCTGGGTAGGTTCCCTTTTTGAGGAGTAATAATCTAACTATTAATAATGCTGCCGAGTTCATCTTACCAGTTTCAATTTCACTGAGATCTAAAACCTTTGGTTGGTTAAGATCATTTACATCTAGAAGATAGTCTCTGATATTAGCATTTGTGTTAGTTAAGCTATTAGCCAATTTATTCACCGCCTCTTTACAAAATTGTATTACTTATAAAAAAATATACTCCAAGTACTTGGATGTCGCGAATTTAAAAATTATTGGGGATAAAACATTTAAGTGTAGAAGTATATTAAAGAAGATTTCTTATACCCAACCTAAACGTAGATAATCTATCCATATTGATTTTAATAGTCATGCCATCAGATAGACTGTCTATTCATTTCCAAAATCTTTTTTTGATATACTGGATTGGTAGTTTTATTCTCCAAGTATTAAAATATAGAAGTTGTTTTTCCGTTTCGTTTTTCCAAATAAATTCTATGTTTTTCCTCCTTCAGTATTATATCTAATATACTTCTACAAACCTCTACTTTTACACATGTATTACTTACTTAACCTTATGAGTATAGGCTTAATTTGCCTATACTCGACATTTTTGTAATTACGAATAACTTAATTTACAGGAGGGAAATAAATCTTATGATAGATGAAGCTATGGGTTTAGCTAGTATGAACCCTATGGTTGGTACTACTCCAAATAATACTGTTATGCTACTTCATAATATTGATGATAAAGACCTATCTGATGGATGGGATAGTTATGGATTAGCAACGACTTTAGATAAAGATGATGCTCATATTACAAAAGATAAAAATGGTAAACTAGTTGCAAGACCTAATAGAGATTTAGAAGGTAAACTAGTAGAGGTTTATATTTGTAAATATGATAAGGTTCAAGAAAATTTTGATGCCTTATATGATATCTTAGATACCCCTTATGAGTCTAGAGAATTAAAACAATCTATTTATGAAATGGCTACTGGTCATATCTCTCTTACAGAGAACTTTGCTAAGATAGACCATCTTTTAGAAAAAGTTGAATTAAAGAAACTTAGCAAGATAATATCTTATGATGCGGATAATATGGAAAGAGAATTAGGTCAAACAGATCGTTTAAAGAACGATGGATCTTATACTCCTTCTAATCCAGATGAAACTGCTGCTAGTGGTGTTAGTTTATTAGCATCAGCTGATTATACTTTCTCAGAGTCTTTTGGTCCTGAAGATGATCAATTAGAAAATAAGAAAGCAATTATTGAAGCTCTTATGTGTGATATAAAGAAGGATCTAAAAAATGGGAATTATTAATGCAGAACGATACTTCCAAGATCAAGATAGGGAGTTTAAATATAAAGAAATAGAAAAATGGGTAGCTGCTAATGGTGGAGCTATCATTAAAGACTATTATAAATATGAAAAGGATCTAGAAGCTGATTGGTACAAATTCCAATCTATGCCTCCAAATAATTGGTACGAAGCAGATGATGAAGCTATGAAATTATTTGGTATGGAAAATGAAGCTCTTTATTATAAAAACAAAGCAAAATTCTTGAAAAGAAATATCAATAAAGATACTCTTGATTATGAATACTCTGGGGTGGCTAATCTTGATAAACAAGATTTAGAAAAACTAAAGACTACTAGAATAGAATCTAGTGCTGATAAATATATCAGAAAGTTTGATAATGAGTATTCTCCAAACTTTAGAACAATTGTTGATATTAGAGCTGTAGATGCTAAAGATAAAACTAATACAACTTTGAATCCATTAAAAGATATATATTATCCACATTCTGCTATTAAAGAGGAATATGGTTTTAGTCAAGAACAAAAAAGAAAATGGACTCAAGAATATATTGATGATGGCTATCCATTATTATTTGATGATTATCAAACCAAAGATGAATTAGAAGCTGCTTGGTATAAATACAACTCTGTTGATAGAGATAAACAATTAAACTGTGATGATTTCTCAGTTCAAATCTATGGAATGGATGTATCTGAGTTATATGAAAAACAACTTAAAGAATTTTTAAAAGATGATATCGATGATGATTTTGATACAGAATATTCTGGATCTATAAATGAAAGTAAATTAGATCCTATGAAGGATTATAACTTCGGTATTGCAGATCAAATCAAAAAGCATCCTACTCCTATGATCTTACCAGAACGAGATATTTTCTATAATATGAATAGATTTAAGTTCTATAGAATGATCCTATTAATAGGGTTGCCTACTACAAACAAATCTGAATTAGCTAAAACTTTGTGTAAGAAGTATAAAGCAGAGTTCTTAGATATGAAAGAGTTCTTTAATATTAAATCTGCTGAAGATATTCAAGCATGTGTTAGAATATCTCCTGCTATTTATAAATATGCTACTACTCATCCTAAGTATATTAAGTTTATTAAAGACTCTGAATTATATGGGCAACAATCTGTTCAATTCAAATTTAAGATCAAAGAATTTATGAACAATTTCTTCTATTGGTTAATCAATACGTATTCTAAACAACGTAAACTTGTTGTAGAAATGTGTAATGAATCCTTACCTGTATTTGACGTTCATCCTAAACTCTTTACATATCCTATCGTAGTTAAAGGTGATTCATTCTTCTTACAGATCTTTAGAAAGTTAGCTAGACATGAAAAATCTAAGATCTTTGATTTGTTTAGCAATTTCAAAATGATTGATGCTATCCAGTTCACTCTTTCTATAATTGAAAAGTCTGGTGATGATGCGGATCTAATGGATTACTTTAGAAGAAGAATTAGAGAATTTGATCCTATCAAATTTGATATCAATGAATCCAATCTTCCAGATCCTGGTTTATATATAGATGCTGCTAATAATAATATTAGAGAATCATTCGATCCTTTATATTGCGCTAAGAAAGCATATTCTGTATTATCTTTAAATAGTAAGACTTTAGTAGAATCTGAAATGATTGATCATACAGTACAATCTGCAGAAGATAGAATCGATTATCTTCAAGAGCCAAACTTCAGATCTGTATTTGCTCCTATGCTTAATTATACTGAAATTGAAACATTGTTGCAAAACTCTCCTAAGAGTAATAGTGTATTTGCTATTAAGTGGTATAATGACTACAAAGGATCTTGTAGTGGATTAAAGACTACATTTAAAAAGAATGAATGGGTTACAGAAGTTGCTAAGCTTTCTACTAAATTCTTAAATGAATATACTTTAAACAAATGGAATGTAGAAGTTGGTAATGATCTTATCAGATTAGGCTGGAATCCTACTGTAGAATTTAATGATTATTATAGAGCTGCTGCTTCTAAGATGGCAGATTCTTTCTTAAAAGATAAAGTTATCTGCAATTATGTAAACATCGGATCTATGCCAGTATATAATCATTTGACTGAAGATGTAGAATTCAAATTACCAGTAGATGGTATTTATGTGATGACCATTAATGGTAAACATAAGGAAGATACTTTGGATACTATTCCTCAAGTACTATTATCATTAGATGGTTTTGTCGATGGTAAACCTATTTATCCTATTATAGATAAACAACTTGCTAAATCTATCTCTCTAGATAAGCTAAAAGAATGGTATGAATTAAGTACTTGTGAATTTAGCTTATACTTATTACCAACTACTAAAGGATTAAAGAAAGATATTGCTAGTAAAATAGAATCTATGGTATCTAAAGATAGCTCTGAACTTACAACTTCTAAAAATAAAGAGTTATTAGTTGCTGATTTTAGATTATATATTTCTGATACTTTAAAGGTATTGATTGAGAAGTATAATAACTCCTCATTTAGAGTTAAAGATATTGATACTTTGCTTTCTAAGAAGTCTCCTGATAAATATACTGTTTACAATCTAGGAACTTTCGATGGTGATGAATATGATACTTTAGTTCGAAATATTGGCATTTGTAACACTAGAGCCGCTACTCTATTTGAAGAAAAACCTAATATGGAATTGATTGGCGAACATAAATCTTTAATTCCATATTTAACTCTAGTAACAGTAAATGAATTTGTTACTTCTACTCCAGTTAAAGGAATGGATAACTCTAGAGGATCTGATACTTTAAATAAAGATAAAGATTTAGAAACTTTTGATTCTTATTATAATCTATTGAATCCAAACAAATAAACACAAGGAAGAGGGTCATTCCTCTTCCTTACTTCCTTTTAAATTTCATTTTGATTATACACTATAATTATGAGAATATATAAAGTTAAACAATTAATAACGTATTCTTAAAAAATAAAAACAAATTTAAAAAGAAAGGAAGTATTTTTTTATTATGGAAAGAAACTTTAAATACTTTAGAGGTAGGAAGTTCTATCTATCTACAAGAAGAAGTTCTATTAAAGCTACTTACCCAAAATTAATCAGAGCCATATCTGAAATGAAAAATGGTAAGATATTTGCATATGTAGAAGACTTTGGAGAAGTTCCTATAGAAGATGAAAATAAAAGAATGTTCGAGATAGAAGAATCTGAACTATTTGATTTCTATACAGCTCTAACTCCAAAGGGTGTTTGTACTGTAGAAGTATGTGTAGATACTAAAACAAAAGAGAATGGTATATTTCTAATATTCAATAAATACATCAAAGAAGATTATGTTCCAGAAGATATCAAAGATGCTGATATTGTTATTATATCTTTATCTAAAGAATTAGATAGATTAGCATCTAGAGCTCTAGGAGTTGATTTTAAAGATAAAAAGGCTTATAAAGATGCTATGAGCCCACTATCTATATTTGAATCATATCAACTAATGCCGTTAAGTTCTATAATCAATACTGATAGATTCAATCTAAAAGGAAGTATTCCAGAAATTATCTATGATCCCGATGAGGTTATAGATACCAAATTTAAAGGTATATCGTATTTGTATTATGAAGATAACTATGAGTCCTTAAAGGGATTAATAGGTATTGAGGATCTATCTGGAACATTTAAAACAAAAGATCCAGTAAATGGTTCTGAAGGTCCAATAACAATAAAGTTTTCAACTATATACAATAATTTAGATAGTACCTTTATAAATGGTAATTTATGTACTATTTTAAACTGCTTCCCTATGGTTGGAGTAGAGAGTTATGATGAATTCGTAAAACTATATGGTGAATTAGTGATAGGTGATTATAAGACCGAAGATGAATTTAAAAAGGCTAAATATAATTCCTTAATCAATCTATTATATATCCTATGCTATACAACTCTAGGAGATCCAGTTATATTGACTAATAACGATATAGATTATAAATTAAAATATATCGAATTAGATAAGGTTGGATTCAAGAAATATGAGTATGATCATATCTCTACTATTAGAAATAATGATCCTAAGTACAAAATAGTACTTATTAAATTTGATAATGATGAAATTGCTATTTTGAAACTTAAAGTAGTTAAAGATTTGGATCTAATGAAAATCGGAAATTCTGAAGATGACACAATGTCAGAAGAGGAATTTTCGAAGTTTATGAATCTAAGTTAGTCTCACGATATTTTTTATCGTGTTTCTATATATTTTCCAGGTTAGTGATGGTAGGCCTCCATCGATTTATACTAACCTAAGTCCATTTTCTAATATATTAGGAGGAAAAACAAATGGCTGAATTATTTAACAACGCTAAACCAAACGAAAAAGTTGATTCCAAGAAAGAACGAATCGAACTAGAAGAAAAAGCAACTTTCCCAGAACTTCTTTCCGCTGGTTACATGTCCTTGAGTGACTTGTCCAAAGTAGTAAACGGTTTGTTCTATTCCGTATTCGATGACTTCTTTGGTTCCAAATTGGAATTAGATCCTCAAACTGGTCGTATCCAATCCCGTATCTTCTTCTCCTTGTCTTCTGACAAATCTAAAGATCCATCTGGTTGCTATGCAGTAGAAGATGCTAACAGTGGTAAAAACATGAACGACATTGCTAGCCGTCTTAGCTTGGCAAATCGTTTGAACAACCCAACTGGTAACTGGAAAAATATTCAATTGACTGCCGAAGGTCAAAGCAAATTAGAAGACTTCTTACCTAACAATGCATTCAACCGTAATGGTGGTATTAACTGGAATGCTGTTACTAATGAAGTAACTACAGCTCCTTCCCAATTCTCTCGTCCACAAATTTACTTCTCCGTAGATATCGATATCTACAAAGTAATCAAAACAGTATTTGGTCACAAATCCTCTACTGGTGGTAAATGGAATTACAACATCGAAGTTAAAAACCCAATCAACCCAATTCAAGATCCTGTAACTGGTAAAGTGACAGCTACTAACTTCAATCTTCTTCTTTGGAGAGTAGATTCTGGCGATGTATATCGTTTAGCTGAACGCTTTGGTTTCAATGGTCTTGGTTCCAACTCTTTGGGTATCAACACAGATCGTTAATAATTGATTAATATACAATTATTGTCTTGCTCTAATATAATATAAGGTAATAAGGATAGAGAGAAATCTCTATCCTTCCTTTATATTTATTTTTTATGAGGTACAAAATTATGGCTTTCAAAAAAGATGGTGGTCCTATTAAATTTGAAATCAAAGAGAATGGGATCAATGAATTAATCGATGAAGGTACTGGCAATTCTTCCATCATGCTTAGAGAAGTAGGTTGGAATGGCAGAGATCCTAAATTAGAAATCCGTAAATGGATTATCGATGTAGATAAAGAAACTCCTATGAGAGGATTATCCTTTATCACAGAACAAGGTCCTCATACTCTTACAGAAGTATTAGCAGAAAAAGGTTTTGGTAATACAGAAAAGCTTATCACCAATATTAAAGATAGAGAAGACTTCGATGATTCTCTTGTAAAAGTAATTGGTAAAAAGAAAATTGAAAAGTCTAAAAACACTGAAGTAACCATTAGTGAGGATGATTACTTTGATCCTAAGAGTGTTTTAGATGATTAAAGTGTCCTCTTTTATTCAAAGAGGTGAAATAGATGAAAAGTAAATACGAAGAAATAAAAGGCGATAATCAGAATGAATCTATGGAACAATTGGAGATGTGCAAATATCTCGTTCAAGGTATTGATAAACCATGCAAGCATAGAGATATGTATGGACGTTGTACCTTTGAAAACTGTATCCTAGACGAAGAAGAATCTCCTTTACGTTCTAAGAAATGGTGGTTCCAATGTATTATCTGTAAGCATCCTACTTCTATTGAACCAGATGCTATGAGAGTACCATTCTGTGAATCATGTATTTCTAGAATGAACGAAGCTGAAGTATTGCCATTCACTTGTAGATATTGTGGTAGAAAACAATACTCTCCATCGAAGTGGATGTTCTCAAGAGTTTGTGATGAATGTATTCCTTTATTATATAATAAGAATGCAGGACAAACTTGTTTAAAATATACCCCTAAAGTTGGTAAACGATCTATCTCTAGAGGTGGTAGTTTACATGATTACAAATAAGGTGGAATTATGACTAATAATAGAGTAAAAGAATATGATTATTTAGAAGCTGTGCCTATAGAGCATATTCTTTATGCTCAGTTTATCAAATATGATAAACTTAATAGACTATTTACAGAATACTATAAAGACAAACCAGTTCCTAAATGGATTAATATTTATATAGACGTATATCAGGCATTACTTCCTATATTCAGTTTTTATAAAGTAACTAATCCTTATAATATAACTGCTTGTATTGCTAACTTAGCTATACATTATAAATCATTCTTTAGAAAAGCTGGCATAGATAGCTTTGTATTCTTATTATATTCTCCTACTACTGGTGCGGCTACTCAACAAAGATTCTGCCCAGAATATAATGGTAAATATACAATGCGGATGATAAATAATAAAGAAGTATATGATATGGTAAATCAAAATATACCTCTTATTCAAATGCTATGCCAGTATATGAACAATATATTCTTCAAGATGGGTACAGTAGAAACTTCTGTTATGGCTTATGATATGATTACTAAGTTTAAGAATAGACAGATTACTGCTCCATCTTTATTTATAACTTCATCTCAATATGCATTCCAATTACCATCTAAAGTAAAAGATCTTATTATGCTCTATAAGAAGAAACCATTGCCTGGAACTTCGGATGATACTTCTTATTTAGTTACTCAAGAAAATGCTTTAGATTCTTATATTGCAGAAATAAAGAAACAACATATTGAAAAGTTCGAAGTAAATCAATCTTGGTTATCTGGATTTATGACTCTTTCTGGTATTCCAAAAAGAAATCTTAAATCTCTATTTAACTATAAGCAATCTTTAAAGATTCTTAAAAGTATAGATGAACAATTTGATCAAGCTACTCCAGACTCTCTGTTCAATGTGGCTTGCAAATTATATCCTAATAAAGGATTAGATTCTCATTCTTATGATGAGATAGTAAATAGGTTTAGATGTATTGATCTAGATTATCAACTTTATATGTATAGAACCATGCCTGAAGCTATAGATACAGTATTCTTAGAACAGGTAAATGATCCTGAAGCATTAAAAAATATCAATGATCAATACTTCTCTCAAAATCCTATCTTATTAGAAAAACTATGATATCAAAATATAAACAAGAATGAGGGTAGAGTCGTAACGACTCTACCCTTTATTTTTTATCTTCTAATCAATTGAGCCATATCACTCATGGATCTAGTCCCTAATTCTTTTTTGGTATTGGAGTTCTTATTGACTTTAGATGTTGTAATACCTTTACCTTCAGAAGATACTACGTTTACATTGTTATTCAATTTATCCATCTTACCATTAGAAGCTTTATACCAATCCATTTTAGTAGTCTTATTATTATTTGCTGTAGTACTATTAGCATCAGCAGCCTTTTCATTATTTGGAACTTCTAATATTTTAGAGAAGTTCATCATAGTAATACATTTGAAATAGTCTGATTCTCTAGTATAAATTTCTGTTTTCTTATTTAATAAGAATAGACCATCCTTATCTGCATGAGCTGCATAGTTCTTTACAACATATTTCTTATTAGGTGTAAATACAGATGGATCAAGATCATACTTATTTACTGTAAGTTTATTGATTCTATTCTCCAATTCTGATTTATGGTTCTTTATTTCATTAGGATTATCATTCTTTGTAACGATAATTTGAGTACCTAGTCTACTATCCCCAAAGGAACCACCTAGATTTACGTCAGATTCAAAACTACCTACTCCTAATTGACCTATACCCGTTAAATCTGTAACACTATCTAGATTATTTTTCAATAATTGTAGATCAGATTGATTCATGAATCCACCAGAAGCCATATACTTACCAGCAGCAGATAATTTATTATAAATAGATTCCCCAGTAAAAGAAATAGCAGATACATCTGTTACTAAAGAAACGAATTTACTCTTAATATCACAAGATAAAATATCATTAAAGCTAGGGAAGAATGAGAATAAGTTTTTAGCAAATCCAGTTATAAAGGAAGTGATATTTTTAAGACTGCCTATTACTCCTTTTACTGTATTTACATAACCTTGCATCTCATGAACATTCTCCATTAGTTTAGATGCATTTGTAAACAAATCTTCAAATTGAATATGCGTACTAGAATCTGTAAATACAGAACTGTATCTATCGTAAATAGGTTTTATTTTATTTACAAATCCAATAGCCTTATCTGCAATAGATCCTATCTTATCCATGCTACTATCTAGAGCATCTGTTTGTGAGAATATTCTAGATTGTGAATGAGATGATGCAGAGTAAGAAGATGAATTGATTTTAGATACAGAATTCTTCGTAGCTTCTATAACATCTTGAACGTTGATTTCTGTAACAGAGTTTAAGTAGTTATCAAGATATTCTGAATCATAGAATACTGGAGAGATCTTCTTGATATTCTTATCAAAACTTTCACTCATCTTAGTAATACGCTCATACTGCTTATTAAAACCTAGTATACCATTACCAAGGAATTTACTGGTGATAGATTTAAAAGCACTTTGTACTACTGGTACATTGATTGTCACCTTACCAGGTTTAGCAGGAACAGATGTTGGGAATCCTGTTGCTTGTTGCATAACAGTTTCAGTTAGTTTGTTTTGATATTCATGAAGTTCTTTAGCTTTATTTAAGACGTTATTCTTGAATACACTATTCCAATGATTAAGCTTCTCTGGAACATTGCCCATTTTCTTAACCATCTTTTTGATCATCTGTTTAAACTTCTCTACAATGCGATCGATATATGCTTTAGTCTTAGCAATATTATCATAGCTAAGAATACTATTATCTTTAGATGGGTTTATAATAGCATCAAATTTATTTATAATCTTAGCCACATCATGATTTATCTTATAAGCAGTTTCTGTTACAGATAGATCAATATAATAATGGTTTCTTTCAGTATCTACATACATACCTTGGTTAGCAGTATTAGGGTCTGTAGTTTCTCTGATATTTAAGATTACATCATTGAATCTTTCATTCTTCATAGGAATACCCTTACCAGATTTTGATATTAGGTAAGTACAGAAAGGTTCATCTATAAAGAATTGATATTTGGTTGGATAGAATACTTCTACAGAATTTAGATAAGCTACCAAAGATACAAGGGTATCTGTTGGTGGTATGATTAACTGCTTTTGTAATCTATTATATTGGAATGGTTCTACCAATAAGTGTAGGTTACTCATATAAGAGCTTAATATATCCATCATATGGGTATCCATCATTGTAGTATTTGCTACAGTCTTATTGGCATCGATACACTTCTTACTCATAAGACCAAGATATGCTTCTCTATACACATCTTGCTTTTCTTTCCCATCACTATCTTTTTCTTTGTAATCTAATTCTTTATAATAGTTTATATCATTAGATACAAATACAGAGAATTCATCTTCTATATAGGATTCTACTGTAGGAGATTCTAGTTCTTGATTAGAATCATACTTATCTATTTTTAAATACATTGTAGCAATCTTAGCATTAGCAATAATCTTATCAAAAAGATTCTTGTCTAAATTCACATGTGCTAGCATTGTAGGCATATTTTTATTTTCATAATCACTGATTCTGATTATATTTTTAAAGTTCTCAGGTTTGATTATAAGACCATCTGACTTTTCTCCAGGTATTAAAATCTTACCTGATACCTTGAAGTTCCATTGTTGCATATAATAACCTCCATTTTATATTACCAGAGTGTCATTATAGTTAAACACAAGAAGATGAGAAGAACCATAACGGTTCTTCTCAAAAAAAATAATAAATTATTTCATCCACTTATAAGTTCCTTTGGAAGCAGCCTTTCTTTGGAGGAAATCTTTTTTATCTGAATTCTTTAATACAGAAATACGTCTTAGTACTCTATCTCTAGCCTTTCCTGTCATTTGGTCCTTTTTATCCATTATTTCAAAATCAGAACCAATACCACCTGTTGCCATATCTTTACCAGCTTTATAACCTATTTTAGCTGTGTATACGGTTTTATTAATAGCTTTAGCAATAATATGACCAACTTTTACTAAAAATTGTTTAATTTTAGTAAATACTTTACTAATAGTTCCTGTTTCTTTGTTCTTTAGTTTTTGGTCATATTCACGAAGTTTCTTTTCCATTTTCAATTGCAAACGTTCTAACCAGTTAAGATCATCAACGTGTTGAATTGTTTTGTTAATAGTAACTAATTTGGATGCATCGCCATTAGCTTTGATACCAGCATCAATCATTTTGATAATAACTTGTTTACCCATAGCTTCATCAGCATTGTCCATTGCTTCGGATAAAACTTCATCATTTTCAAATTCAATAGAGAAATCTTCAGCAATCTGAATTAGGATCTCTCTCTCTCTTCAATAGTAGGTAATAATGCCATTATTTTTACTCCTAAATATCAATAATTAAAATTCTATTTCTTTTTATTTTTAATCCAAGAATGGGCTTTATTAATAGCTTTTACAATAGCATGAATTACTTTAACTATAAAAGCTTTTAATCTAGTCCAAATTTTACTAAAAGTGCCAGTCTTATCAGACTTAACTTTTTGGTCATATTTTTCTAATTTAGCTTCTAACTCAACTTGCTTACGTTGTAACCAATTAAGATTCTTTACTTTAGAAATACTATTAATAAGAGAGGCCTCCCCAGTAGGTTGGCCTCCTTTTTTAATATTATTTACAGCGGTATTAAATCCTTTAGCAAGACCATCTAAATCTTCGTCAATGCTACCTGCAACAGGACCTTCAACATTTTCACAGAGAATATTATTAAAGTCCATAAAACATTGTTCAACTAAATTAGAACTCATTATGAATAATCCCATAACTGTTCACCTAATTTATATATTATAAATGATCGCCATTTTGTTCAGATGCTGTTGCTCTGTCAGTTGTGGAAGCTGTTGCTTCAGTAGAAGCGCTTCTGGAAGACGCTCTGCCGCCTTGACCTTGGTTACCAGGGTTTCCAGATTCAGGAGTTCTGCCGCCTCTATTAACTGGAGTTGTACCTGCGCCAGCTGCAGCTGGAGTACCAGAAGTTTCAGAAGTAGCTGTATGCTCGCCAGGGATTGTAGGTGTTGGAGGAACTGTTGTATGGGAATCTTCACCATGCACTTCTTCTGTATGGGTATCAGGTTCTAAAGAACCATCTGCTGCATAACGGAAAGTGGAGGAAGATGGTTTATTACCAAAACGAGGAAGTTGACGATAAACAGCACCTTTATCGAATGCAGTTTCTTTAGCTTTTTCTTCTTCAGATTTAGCAGCTGCTTCTGCTTTAGCTTTTTCTTCAGCAACTAAGTCTTCGAAATGTTTTTTGAAACGAGCAGATGCTTTTTCAGTGATAACTTCTTCTTCAGTTTTTGGAGTGGTTTCAACTGTTTCTTGAGCATTTAGTTCTGCAATATGAATTTTAAGTTTTTCACCAACAGCAGCTTCGCGGTTAGCTTCTTCTTGTTCCAATAATTGTTTAGCAATGATTTCAAGATCTTCAATCAAAATAGCTTCCAATTCTTTAGAATCGATATTTTTCTTACCACCATTATCAGTAGAATATTCTTTGAAACCACGTTTTTCGAAGTCTTCTTTTTGTTTTTCAGTAAGTTTTTCATTACCAACTTCATCATGAGCATTATAAAGAGGAGTGTAAGTTACTTTTGGTTCTTTTCCTTCTTGTGCTTCTTCTTTAATTTCGAATACTTCACAGCCACGATCTAATAATTTAGCAATAACTGCAGTTTCCATAAGAGCTTTTTCTGTAGTGCCAGTGACACCAACGAAATTTAATACAGCACCGCCTGGAGCGATGATTTTTACAAATTTACCTTCACGCATTAAGGTCACCATTCCTTTTCATGATATATCATAAAATAGTAATATTAAAGATTATTATAATGTGCAGAGCATTTAATAGCCAGCTAGATCGCTGCTAATCGTAATCAAAGCTTCCATCATTGTCATCTCTGTAAGTAACCCCACGATCATTTACAGCAATTCCAACTTTCTTTTGCAAAGCTCTAATTCTACCATTAAATTCTCTATTGCGATACCGTGTAAGATGTCGAGCACCATATTCATCATTTTTAGTACCAATATGATTTGCAACTTTTTGAAGTCTTAGAGCTAACCAATCAATTACTTTAATACAAATACGCATAAATTTTCTTAGCATATTTGTACGATTCATACTTCGTTCTTGATCAAGCTCTGCTTCTAGTTTAGTATACAAACTTCTAAAAGCTGCTATCTTAGAAGCAAGCCATGTTCTAGGAGCGTTTTCATATTCCCTTTTTAAGGTGTCTCTCATAAGATTATCCCGACCAATGATTATATCTTGCAATGTCTTTCTATCTCCAGGATTTTTTCCTATCTTTTCATAGAATGCTTTTCTTGCGGCATCTTCTATTTCTTTAGGACTTTTTCCTTCAAAAGGATTTTTTTCTTCTTCTGCTTCTAGAATGACAGCTTCTTCTAATGCTGTTTGTTCATCTAATGATAAATTTAAGGAACCCACAAGATCCTCAATATTATTAGATGACTCCATAATATATAAAGCCATTATTCATCCTTCTTATCTAACTTAGCTCTAAATGCACCAGTTTCCATAAAGATAGTATGGATAACTTGAGATGTTTCTTTATAGTAGTCTATATAAAATTGCATAGAAGCAAGATTATAGTTTCTAAGAATCTTATGGATATGCAAAAAATCATCTAAGTATAATTTAAATACTCGCCTAATTCTGCTTTGTTGATCTCTAGATAGGGATCTATCATTAACCATCTTCTTGAAAAGTATATCTATTTTATCTTTAATAGATTCGATTTGAGATATATAGTTCTCATAATCTGTATGGATAATTTTCAATTCTTTAGCAATTTCAATATCATATTGATTAGAGATTTTTATAATCTCAGACGGATTTAGATTATCAGTTCTATGGAAATACTTAGATCTTTTTTCATACAAAGTACGAAGAGATTCTTTACTTTCATAATCTTTATATTTATAAAAATTGACAGTTTTTAAACTCTTCGTACCAGTCCAATATTGTTCATCTAAGTACAAACTTAATAGATCTTTGATATCAATCTTCAATTTAGGAATATCTGATTTAAGATTTCCTAATTGATATCTCTCATAATCTAATTCTGGATAATCTTCTAATTGCTTTTCAATATATTTAATTTTAGTCTTTTTACTAGTAAGCTTACTAGCAGCATACTCTCTAAAATAGGCTAAAACCTTTTTAGAATTAAATAGATTATGAATAGCTTCCTTTACACTTAGATTATCCATCATGATTGAACTAATGAAAGAAAGCTTATTACCAAATTTAGTAATAATTTCCTTTTGCCATCCAATCTTTTCTTTTCTAGAAGATACCATGTTTCCATAGAATTCTTTTTTGAACTCTGTTTCAAAATCTTCTATAGTATTTTTATTGTAGTCTTTGTTTTTAGATTCAGACAAAGCCTTTGTAAATATATTCATTGAAAACTCCTATTTATTTATTCTTGAAATTGGAGTAACTTTATCTTCAACAACTTGCATTTTCAATTCAGCAAGCATTGTAAATAATTGAGAGAAGTCGTTATCTGTCAAACGAAGATAATTATATTCACCCATATTAGTAATCATCTTTTCTTTGGCTATTTGTTTAGCCCTATACTCAGTCATAGTTCTAGTATTAGGATTTTTACCACCATCCTTAACCTCTATAATTAGATTATAAGGAAGTAGTAAAAAGTCTGTGATCCAATGTCTAGTTTTACCACCAAAGGTGTATTCTAAGATTGGTCCTGGAGCTATAACTTCAGATGAATCGAATTCGAGTACATCATCTAAGAACTTCATAAGATTTAGCTCATACTTGCCAGTATAAGTAAATTCTTTCCCATCAGACCATTTATATTTACCACTAATACGTCTATTAGCAAGCATCTTTTCTTGTTGTTTAGGATCGTCTAATAAATGTATCTTATTATAGACTTTCATCATACGTTTTCGATAAGTCTTTTTAACAGTCTCATAGCATTTAGGATTTCCGCATAGACGTTCGTACTTTTGACGTTTTTCATTCCATTTAGTAGGATTTCCACATACAGTACAATTGCCATGACCTTTTTTATTATTCACGATATCGTATACTAACCTATATGCTGTATAACCCTCTGGAATTTCTTCGTCATGTTTGCGTTCTATATGTTTAACTAAATCATCTCTATGATAAGTTTCACTACAATAAGGACAAGGATATCTTTTCATCATTTCCTCCTATCATTATAATTCAATTATTAAGTGGTCAGTACTTGCAAAAGTAAATGATGAAAAGAATTATGATATGGAATAATTGATCAAATTTATTCAAGGTCGATTCTAATCTTCTAAACTTTTCACTGTCTATAACTCCATTGATTCTTTCTAGAATCAATGAGTTCATAGCATAACACTTACCAAAATCTATTAATAGATGGGAGATGAAAATGATTAAAAAAATAACTTTACTGAAATAATCATGAAAATTGCTTCCAGTAATCAAACAATATCCTACCCATACTATAGAGGAATATAAAACACAATGACAGGTTAAAAGATATAAAGACTTTCTTTTGTTTCTTTCTAGATATTCCCCTTGGAGAGGATAATCTGCCAAGCAATGTACTGCAAATAATAATAGCATATCAATAAGCATTTATATCGTCACCAGCTCTCTTTTTACTTATTTTCTATTATACTAAGGTCAAGTAATATTGAGTGATGATTTCAAAAAAAATAAAAGAGGGGTTAACCTCTCTTATTTTTCTGAGCATTAAATACTGCTTGATATTCTTTCATGCTGCAATACTTCTCAGATTTGGAATCTTCTTCTACATTATCTGAGAAATCATAAAAGCTTGAACCTAGATTATCTACATATGGTCTATTATATTTATATAATAAATTAAGACCAGATCCTGCTATAACAGGAACTGCAGATATTAAAGACTCTACTGGTAATAATATAATTGGAATCATTTTAACCTCCTATTTAATACACCTATTACTACTCACTATTATAGTATATAATTAAACACAAAATTGTACCCATACTCATAAAGAGTATGGGTATTTATTATTTATATGTGTTAGGATTTCCATCAGTATCTTGTTTATTTTTCCAGTCCCCAGCCTTCTTAGGTTGGGCTACAAACCTATCTCCTAAGAAAGTCTTTTGATACTTTCTTATATCAGGTTTGTGATGAGTTTTTCCAGATGTAATACGTTTAAACTTTCTAACCAAACCTTCAATGGTTTTGATAGTTCTTGCTTCATCAAGTTCATATAGAGGCATTTCTATTCACCTCCATTTTGAGTATTGTTTTGATCGGTAGATTGCTTATTAGGATTTGTATTAAGCTTTTCTTGTTGTTGTTTTTGATTATTTTGATTTGCTTTCTTAGAATAGCTGTTTACATGAGATTGCATATAAGAAAATAAATCTCTATACAACATACCAGCTGCCGTCATCTTAGCATTTAATGCTTGTTTTAGAATATCACAAACCAATTTCTTTTTATTATAAACTACAGTTTCACTATCTTCAGGATCTTGTTTAGGTTTATTTTGATTTTGTGGTTGATTAGATCCATCTTGATTATTATCACCATTAGATGAATTACTGGAGAAGGACATTTTAGGAGTTGCTGTAGAAGTTTTAGTTTGATCATCTTCAGATAATAGATCTTTGAAGTAGGTAGATCTGAATAAAGAATAATCTGTATCAGCATTCACTGGTTTGGTAGCCATGCCTTGAGTATTTGATTTATTAACATCAGAAGCATTCTTATTAGCAGCTAATTGAGCTTGGCTCAATGTAGGTTCTTGATTACCTGTAATAGGATTTTTATTGATATAATTTATAATCCCATTTACATCTGTTTCTAAAGATTTAATCAATGCATTATAAGTAGTACAGAAGTTATATGCTTTAGGAAGTAGCTGCTGAATATCTTGAGATTGTAAGTTTACCTTTTTATCAATTCCATAGTAATAATCTCTAGCAAATTTATCAAAAGGTCCTTGTCCATTATAATCTGTTACAAGCATCTTTTTAAACCATAAATTATTTTTATAATCAGCTTGCTTTTTAGCATCTCCTTGTAAGTTATTTGCTTTTGTATCTAAGATAGTAACTCTTTTTATATCTATACCACTTATATTCGAACTTAATGGTTTCTTAATTCTAGCAAAAGCAGTTGTATAGGTAGGAGCATTTTGTATATTTGCTCCACTTTTAACTGGATATTTTTGTTGATCAATTATATAATCTCTATTTTGAATAAGCCATTCGTTATTTTGTTTGCCTTGATTATTAGCATAATCTTTAAACTTTTTAAGATTAGCTTTGATAGCGGTTATATTATCTAATCTCCATTGATCATTTCCAGAGTTTTCTGCTTCTTCAAAATATTCTTGAGAGATGTATCCATTTTCATACATCCAAAGAAGCATATCTCTATTCTCTTGAACCATATCTAAGATAGCATCATATTCACATGATTCAGAGATTGCATTAAAAAAGTCATCTTTTAACATAATTCATCTCTCAATTCTTTAATATAATCCACAAGCAATTGGTCTGGATTTTGATTAGTATTTTTGTTCTTATACTCTTCCATTTTCTTAGTAATCTTTTTCATATCTTCTTTTGTAAGTTGATACAATCTTACTGGAGGTCTTGTAATTGGTACGCGAACAATATCATTATTCTCATCGAAGCTATATAATTCTACTTCATTTATAAATAGATTACCAGTCTTACCAAAATTAAGACCTAGTAATACTAAAGCGCCTTCTATCTCTAGAGCCATATACATAAAACTTCTTCCAAGCCCAATATGGTTCTTATTTAATACATAAAAGATTGGAATGATCATAGATTTCCCACCAGGAAATTTAAACATAGCTCCAACTAATGCATTTATAGTACCAGCAGCTAAAGCATCTTTTACTTTCTTAGCTACTGTTTTAAGATCTTTCTTATTGTAGAATGCTTTCATTTTTTTAGATAAAGGAGTTTGAAGATAATCTTCATAAGTCATTCTTTTATAAGCTGGATTCTTTTTATAAACCTTAGATACTTCTGTAGAAAGATAGTTATAGAATTTCTTATTAGATTTATAAGCTTCTAGTTTGATAACGAAATCTTCTGTTACTTTATCTTCTACAAAGATTTTTATAGCTTGCCCTATTAATGTAGATAAGGCGAAACTTGTAATTATTTTTATATATGCATCTAGAGTAGATGATGGTTTTGAATCTTCGGTTAGATTCAAAGAATAAGATTTAAAATATCCCATATAAATACCTCATTACTTTTTATCTTGATTAAATTACTAAAGTGTCATAGGTATTTGAAACACAAAAAAGACCTAGGAGCAATTAAGCCCCTAGGTCAATTGTATTATCTAAAAATAATTATATCTTTTATAATTCTTATAGATTATTTTGCTTCAGCGTCTTTTTTAGCTTTTTCATCAGCTAATTTTTTAGCTACTTCAGTACGGCGTTCTGGGCTAGACATTTTAGCAGTCAACCATGCGATAGCTTTCATAATCATATCAACGATTTTGCGGTACCAAGGAGCTTTGTCACCCATGTCAGCTGTTTTCTTTTTGTAAGCTTCAGCTTTAAGGTTAAGAGCTGCAATTTTGTTAGCAATCCATTCTTTTGGACGGTTATAGCAGTTTTCTTTAATTTTGTCTAACCATTTACGGATAGTACCAACTTCTGCATCGCCGTTGTCAGAGCCTTTTGTAGCATCAGCAGTTTTTTCTGCTTGAGTTTGGGAGTCGCCACCTTCATTTTCTTCAACAAGCATGTTCATGAAAGTAACGTCACCAGTGTTTTCAAATGCTTCAAGCATCATGTCAACATAGATAAATGCATCGGAATTTTCGCTAATAGGACGAACAACTACGTTATGGCATTCGTTAACGATTTCTGGGTCCATGATGATACGAGCTTCATCAACAGCAACAGCGATGGAATCAACATCAATTTCATTAGCTTCAGCGATAGCATCAACAGCTTCGAAGTAGTCCATGCAGTTTTCTTCTGCTAAACGTTCAACGTCAGCAAAGTTAACAACTGCAGCACCAATACGGGAGTTTTCAACTACAGGAACAGCAACAGGGCTGAGAGCAGATTCAGTTTCGTTCAAATATACTGCTTCGTCAAGAATGTTTTCGAAGCCAGTTGTGGAACGGTTCAACTGAGATTCAGTGATTAACATAGGTAAATACCTCCATTATGATCATAATGATTTTAAGTAATAATTTATAAATTATTTTCATTGCTTTTAGAGATATCAAATCCGATGAAAAATCTATATCTCCAAAGATTTATTATAATGTAATTATTATAAATTTCAAAATTAGTTATTTATTACTTTAATTTTGCTTTAATAAAACCAATAGCTTGTTGAGTTTTATTCATAAGAGCTTTCACTGTAGCAACGTTCATATTTGTAGGAGTTGCACCTTGAGCTTTGTTTCTTAGAGAATAATACATATTTCTCATAGAAGACATTTTCTTTGCAAGATATTCTTTATCATTAATATTTTCAGATACATCTTGTGGCACTCTCTTAAGTTTTTGAAGAATCTTATTTTGAGGATTGATATCTACAGCTTCTTTTAAAGATTTGAAATCATCATTCAAATAAGCATTTAATAGATCATTAGAATCTACTTCTTCTCCACGTTGCATCAAATCATAAAGTTTATCAAAAGTTGCTTCAGCTATTTGATATACAGGATCATTCTTAGAAATAGGATTTAAGAAAACTTGAAATCCTGCTTCTGCAAATTGTCTAGCAGTATCAAGCATTTCTTGATCTGCATAAGCATTAACTTCATCTAAGGATAAAGAAACTGTGGAAGTATGAACATCACTAGCTTCACAAACGTTGATGATAGCTTGAGTACCATTAGTAATACCATTAGAAGTCGCATATTCTACTAAATCTTCAATTCTAATGATATTAGTATTATACTCTTTGCTTTCTCTAATAATAACTAATTCTGGAAAATACTCTGTGTTTTCATGAAAAAGAGTTTTAGAAGAACCAACAATAGCAGATGCTTCATCTAAAATACCTTTATCCATATTATTAAAAATCATAAGTTATCCTCCGATTAAAAAGATCAAGCCTAGAGAGTAAATCTCTAGGCATTGATAATTATTTATTATTAGTTTTTAGAGAAGAATTTAGCACGGTTGCGAGCAGCTCTGCTATCTGAAATTTTATTCGCACGATCAAATTTATCATCAGAATAACTATTAACATGATCACGAACAGCTCTGTGTATATTGTGTTTACCCTCATCCCTCATTTGTTTAAAACCCAATCTTTTGACTCTGTTTTTTACTAAGGATTTAGTTGCTTGGATAGCTTCTTTACGAGTATATGCTTCGTGAACACCATTTACACCATTAACTTCTGTTTGGTCAAAAGCTACACCACCAGCAGTTTTAGCAGCTAATGCTGCAGGGATATTAATTTTGCTAGTTTCTTTTTCTTCACCAGCACCAACGAATAATTTTTCTTCGTCGTCATCATATTCATCAGCTAAATATAAACCTTTTTTAGCGTCATTATCTAGACCAATAGTACCGCAAGCTTGATCTTCACAAGCTTCTTCATTAAAACGGAATAATGCCATTTTATTATACCTCCATTAATTGGATTACATTAAATCTTTATCGTATTTACCAGCTGCAACGTCTCTTAGATATTGAAGGTGTTGTTGATGAGGATCTAAAGATTCTTGAATTTCTTCAATTTCTTCTAAGTCTTTATCATCATCTTCACTTTCAACATCGCCTAAGCCCATCATATCATCTAAGTCATCACCAATATCTTCAGATTCGATATCATCAGCAATGAATTTGTTAGATGCTTTAGCAGCTTTCTTAGCTTCAACTGGTTTTTCATGAATAACTTGATCTGTAGGTTCTACTTTAAGTTGAACGTCTTCTTGTTCAGCAGCTTCAGCTAAACCAACATTATAGTTTTTCTTAATAAGTTGAATGCCATATTTACCAGTGAATGTATCCATCATTTGTTTAGTATTAGCAAATTTGCGATAAGTCATTACATTAGCTTGATCGCCCCATAAGCCTTTACCCAAACCAGAATCATGCCACTTGGATAAGTTTTCATCTGTACCAATACCAAGAGTGCTCATTTCATCAAGAATAGAAGCTTCATCAATGATTAAAGCAGTATTATGGTATTGACCTTTAAGACCATTACATTCTAAGATAGAACCAATAGCTTCTGTTACAGAAGAAATATTATTGGTAAGCATAAAACGAGAAAGGTCTTCCATTTCAATTAAGTATTTACCAAATCTTTTAGATTCACGAACTGGAACCATTTCTGCAGAGAATTTGCATTCACTTACAGGAATAGTATCTAGTCCATCTAAAAAGGATTTAACTTCTTCAACTACAGATACTTTTGTAGTTTGAGGAATTTTGGTACCATTGTCAGCAATAGCCATTTCAGATAAAGTCTGAATAGCAGAATTAAACATGGCCATGTTCTCCTTCCATATTATAAAATTAGGATCCTTGTTTTGCTGCCATTAATTTATTTTTTAAATTCATAGCAGTATCTTTAGCCTTTTGCAAAGCATTATTAGCAGATTGTTTGAAGGACTCCGGAGCCTTTGCTGCTTTGTCTGCAAAATTCTTAACAGCAAGTTTTGCTGCAGAATATTTGTTAGCTAAAGTTTTTACATTATCACTAGTACCAGATACAGCAGATTGTACAGTGCCTACTGCATTTTGAACATGATTCTTGATTCGAATAATATTCTTACTAGCTCTATTACCAACTCCACATACTGCATGTTTTACACTGTTCAAGTTTTCTTTAACAGTACCTTCACAATATGCTTGAAGATGATAAGATTCTTCGAAGCTTTCTGCTTCGAAGTCATTTTCAAAAGCTTCCATCAATTGTTGATAATAAATAGATTTTTCAGATACTGGAGAGATAAATAAATCATATCCAGATTCTTTAAGAGATTGAGAAATCTCTACTAATTCATCATCTTCATAAAGAGAAGCTTCATTAACAACAAATCCAATTGTGGAGTCATTGTCAATCATGCTAGCTTCGCACACTGCTCCGATAGCTTTGTGACCATTCGTAATACCATTGGAAGAACCGTATTTCACGAATTCTTCTAATTGGATTAGATTACGATTTAAACGGTCAATATGTCTAACAGGAACCATTTGTGCTGTATAAGCCATTTCGGATTCGTTTAAAGAATCAAGAGATTCAATAAAGTCGAATTCAGTAGATCCACGAAGATCTGATTCTTTTAGAAGCATATATAGTTCTCCTTTAATGACCACTATAATATATTAGAATAATCATTAATAAATAGTCCTTAAGGGGTATTTATATCTTAAATAACTATAATCGTTGAATAACGTTATTATATTGATTATTAGCACGTTTCCAATCATTTTTAGCATTAACTAATTTTTTATCTCTACTAAAAGCACCAGTAACAGCATTCTTAGCTTTGAAGAACCCACTTTTAATTTTATCTTTTAACCAAGTGATAGCTCTTTTTAAATTAAGAATAATAGTAGCATACCAACCCTTTTTAGAAGCAATAGCATTTTGTTGTTCTCTAAGCTTTTGATTCAATTGGTTAGTAAGTGCTTTAATTTTAGCAGTAGCTGCTTCTACACTAGATACGTCTTTGAAGTTTGGAATTTCGGCATTCACTGCTTCAGACAAAGTTTCTTCAGTAATCCAAGATACTTTATCTTCATCAATAGCTTTAAGTTCTTTAGTAACTTCAAATTCTTCTTCTAAAGTATATTCTTCACCAAAGAGAACCAAACTTGCAAGTCCTTGTTCTAATAAATCATTTTTGATCATAAAGTCTAATTCTTCATTAAACTTTTCAACCATAGTACTTGCTGTTGCTTCTCTTGTAGATAATAAGCTCATCGTATAATCCTCCTAATCTTTTTTCATATATTGATTTTCTGTAGCACCATTATCAATCTCATCAATTCTAGTTTGAAGTTTATTGATAACTTCTTCAGTACTTGGGAAATCATAAGAACCTGTTGGGTCTATATGAACCATATGAACGTCTAATACTTGAGTTTCTTTATTATAATCATAAGTTCTAGAAATAGCTTCAGAATATTCTAAAGTAGCTTTCAACTGCGGGTCCATATATTTTCCATAAATTTGTACAAAGGTTTTATAATCACCATAAACATAGTTTGTTGGTATGAATAAGTAACCGTTATGAACAAGTTCATGAACAGTTTCTGATAATGGTATTAATCCAACGTTTAATCTATAATGATTAAACATGACTTCTTTAGCTACAGCATTCTCTGAAATATTTTCTTGGCAAGCAACTCTCTTAGAGTAAATAGTAGTTACTAGGTCAAACAGTGTTAACGGAGAATGGTGTATATGAATCTTAATAGAATAAGTATCGATATTGTTTACGTTCTTATAAAAAGAACAACTAGTCATATCAATACAGTTTCTTAAATACTCAATATATTTCTTATAAGATCTAGAAGATCTACAAATACGTTCAATGTTTTTGAAGTACTTCATTAGATCTTTTTCATTAGTAAAATCATAATCAGCTATATCAAAAGACGGAAGATGTTCTAGTGTAATAGTCTTTTTAGCATTAGGTAATTCGAGTTCATTGTATCCTCGCATTTTACAATATCACCTCCTGATATTACCACAATGTCTAGGATCTATAGTGCCTATAACCAAAAGGAAAAGCTCTAAGTAGAACACTTATGTAAGTCATATTTTTTAGTATAATTTATTAACTTTGCAAAGGATGAAATACTAAATGGGATTATATTCTATAAGAGATTTTGATCGAGGAGGTATACTTAGTGAAGCATATGTTCCAAAATCAAAAGAACTCAAAAAAGCGGAGGCTCTTTTAGATCAACTAAGAACTCCGTATCTTACAAAAGACTCTAGTGGATTAACTGGTGTTGTAAGAACAACTGCTTCTAGATTTAAATCTATTGGTGGTAATATTCAAAATGATCCAAAATGGGTACAATTTGAACACTGCTTAGAAAAACAATTTGGATTTAGAACTTTTACTGTTAATATAGTAAGAAATAGCTTACCAAATGCGTTTACACTTCCAGTATCATTAGATATTACACATTTTGGTAGCTTTGATGATGTCTTAGATAAAAATGGTTTAAGATATAGAGAAAGTGCAAATATCGACGCTATCTCCTTTATTACTGATGGATTGCTATTTAATGGTAAATTGTCATCTGGTCAGGTTATGGCAGTAATAATTCATGAAATTGGTCATAACTTTACACAAACAGCCATAGACTTTATCGCTAAATTTAAAGCAGGTCAAACTTTATTGGCTGGTACTATCGGTCTTTTGTCTCTATTTACAAAACTAGATAGAACTTTACTCCATACAGATCTTCCTTTATCTCAAAAGCTTTTGATGACGTCTATGCTATTCTTAAATGATACTACAAAAAATAAATTCAATACTTTAAGAAGAGATGAAGATACAAATGGCCTAAAGCAAATACTTGATTTTGGCTACTCTGTTTCTAAAGTTGTGGATGATTTCAACTTTATTAAAGATGAACTTGATAGATTGAAATATATGTTTTTAAATATATTTAGAAACCAAGTTTTCTCTATAATCAAAAGTAATCTTAGATATTCTGTTGCCACTATGCGTAATAACAAAAAGCAAATTATTATGTCAAAAGTGATGTCTTTCCCTGGATTTATGGATGAATCCTTTGCTGATAAATTTGTAGCTATGAATGGTTATGGTGTAGAATTCACTACTGGTATGAGAATATTTGAATCGGAAATTCATGGTGTTGGTATCTATGGCACAGTGGATAATATTCCTATTGTTGGACAATTGTTTGCTGTAAAATCTATGATAAATTCCGTATTTTCAAATATTATGGGTGCTGACCCTCATCCATCTCTGGCTTCTAGATTACAAACCCAAATCGACGTTTTAGAAACTGAATTGAATCGTCCTGGAGTTTCTGAACGGACTAAAGCACTTATTAGAAAAGATTTAGCTAATATCGAAAAAGAGAATAAAAAATTAGATGTATTGCTTAGTAAAGAAATAAATCTAAAATCTTCTCATTATAGATATTATATTATGACATTCAACAAATGGTTATCTATAATTCAACCTAAGAATGATATTAGAGAATTATTTATGAGTGTCGTAAAAGATAATGATTCTATTATGCAATCTCTCGAAGATAACGCTAGAAGAGCTGAAGAGAAATTTGCTGAGAAGATTAATAGTATTGGCAGATTAATTAAGAATAAATAAAGGAGAATAAATAAATGTCATTATTTATTATGAATGAAAATTACGAATATGATGAAGTTACTGCGTTCTTAGAATCTTTAGAACAAGACGTAGAATGTGTTCTTACAGAAGCTGCATTAAAACAAAGCAGCAAAGCTGTTAGAGATGCTAAAAGAGCTGCTAGATTTAAAGTTAATGATTTGAAACAAGAACCAGCTAAAGCAGAAGCTGATTACGAACAAGGTTTCAAAAGCATTGATTCTAAAAGACGTCGTGGTTTAATTCAAGACTTGAGCGATAGAAACAATTCTATCAATAAAGCTGATGAAGATTACAATGCAAAACTTCAACAAAATGAAGCTCAATTGAAAAAAGTAATTGAAAGCAAACCTAGATCTTGGGTTGAAAGAAAATTAGTTCAATTCAAAGCAGCTTTGCGTCGCTTTAGAAATAAATATGGTACAGCTAAAGATGGTAAATCTAAAACTATCTTGCAAAAAATTATTTCTACTTTAACCCGTATCATTTCTTGGATTACTGATAAAGTGCTTAAAGGTGCTAGATTTATTAGTAATAAATTTGGTGGTGCTAAGAAAGCTGAAGATTATAGAGATAAATTCAGAAATGCTAAGCTACTTAAAGACTCTAAGGATAGAGAAGCTGCTGGTGAAAAAGAATCTGCTATCGATCGTGCTAATAATAAATTATTGGCTAGAAGAAAAGGTAGAGAAAATATCGCTAATAGAGATCTAGACAGATTGACTTATGATCACGATCAAAGAATGCGAACAAATGAAATTGGTATGAAAAAATACGAAGCTAGTAAAAATAGACGTAAATAATAATGTCATATATAGAGATAGTGGTTGATTTATCAACCACTATCTATTTTAAAAATAATTGAAAGTTGGTATAAAATTGTCTTTATATAGAATGAATGAATCTTCTGTTTGGGAAGATTTGGATATAGTTTGCGAATCTTATATATTATTTGAAAATAATGATGATCAACCTCCAAAGACTTTTGATGACTTGTATAAAAGAGCTAAAAAGAACCAAGCTCTTGGAAAACATAAAGATGTTGATGAACTATATGCAAGTGCCAAAAAAGCTGGAGAAAGATTAAATAATACTATTAAAAAATTAGAAGATAATTCTAAAAAGATAAAAGAAGAAATTGACAATCGTTCTAAATCTTGGCTTGAAAAGAAATTAGAATCTTTTAAAGCCGCTATAGAAAGATTTGAAGTTAAATATAAATTAACAGATGATAATAAATCTAAAACTCTTATTAAAAAGATCTTATCTATCTTAACAAGAATTGTTAAATACATTAATGACAAATTACTTCAACTTACAAGATGGGGAAGACAAAAATTCTCTAAATAATTGAGATAATCATAAATTAGAAAGGATGGAATTAGAATGCCATTATTTAAATTAAGCGAAGAAAAATTACAAGAAAGTATCGAAACTGTAGGACATAACCTTTTATCAAATACCTTCGGTGGTGGTATGCATTCTTTAGATTATAAACGTTGGAATTTCATTTTAAATGCTATAAACCCATTAGCTTTCCTTTTACAAGGCGCATTATCCGTATTTGGCGTTCGTGATAAATTAGACCAAGCTTATTTCCGTCAATATTACAAAATCGATTCTAAAGTTGAATCTCAACTTAAAAAAATGATTAAAAATATTGATGACGTAGCAATTTTCAGTAGCAAAAACTCTTACAAGAAAAAAGGTCTTACTGGTGCTTTGCATGGTTCTAGAGATTTCAGTGGCGATGAAACTAGTGTAGAAGATAGAACTGCTATGAATACCAAAAGAAAAGCAAATGAAGTTAGTTTGGGTACAGCTACTGCATATCATATTCTTCATTTCGGTGATAAATTTGCTATTGTATTCTTTATCTTCGATAGCAACCGTATTAAAGAAGCTAAAGTTGTTACAGCTAAAGATGTAAGAAGCACTTCATACAATGTAGCTACAATCCAAGACTTCCACAAAATCAAAGCTTCTGAATATACTAAATAATTATAAGGTGGTTAGATAAATGGGTTTATATAGACTACAGGAATCTAATAATTTAGATACCGAAACGTTGGTTGAATTTTTCTTATCTGAAGAGACAACTGCTGAATTAGAGCGTCAGGTAGAATATGATGAGCAAAAATTAGTCGCATATACTAAGTCTCTAGAAGATAATGAAAAAGAGCTTAAAAAATTAATTGAAAGCAAACCTAGATCTTGGCTTGAAAGAAAATTATTATCTTTTCATAAAGCTATTAAAAGATTTGAAGCTAAATATGTATATGCTAAAGATGGAAAAACTAAAGGCATTATAGGTAAGATCCTGTCAATTCTAACAAGGATAGTTAAATTTATTAATGATAAATTATTAAAATTGACTAAATATGTTGGTAATAAATTTTTTAATAGACAAGAAAAACTAAAAGATCATCATAATAAAATATTAGACAAAAAAGAAGAAAATAGAATGCATAGGCTGGATATAGATAGTACTAAGAAATCATTAGAGATCAATAAAAAACGTTTAGCTGATAATAAGAAAAGCGATTCTGAAACTTCCAAGCTCTTTGATACAAATATCTCAAAAGAAGAGCGCCAAAAAATAATGGATAAATTAAAAGCCAAAATGGATAAAGAATCAAAACGAATTACTGATAATATGTTAAGAAATTAAGAAATAAGGAGTATAACTAATAAATGGCTCTTTACAAACTAAATGAATCCTCTGATGTTTTATTCGAATCTATGGATTTTATTCTTGAAAATACTGATGATTTTAAAGATAGATTAGAAGAAAATTTATTAGAAGTTGAAGATAAGATAAAACATTATGAAGCAGAATTGAGGAATACTATAAATTCTAAACCAAGATCTTGGTTAGAAAGAAAATTAGTTGAATTCAAGGTAAAACTTCGTAAATTTGAACTTAAACATAAACTTACTAAATCTAATAAATCTAAATCTATTCTTCAGAAAATTGTATCAATTTTGACTAGAATTGTTAAATTTATCAATGATAAATTGCTTAAATTCACAAGATATGTAACCAATAAATTTGGCAAGAGTGATGAAGGCGATAGAGCATCTGAAAGAGTACATAGAACAAATATGATACGATTACATAGAGACAGAATAAAAAAATATGAAGCATATAGAGATTCATACAAAAAAGATATAGATGAATGGACGAAGTATAAAACGCAGAATTAATTTTCTTAAAAATAAGGTGTAAATATGCCTCTTTATAAATTAACGGAATCGTCAGATTCTTTGCTTGAGTCTATTGATCTTCTTCTTGATGAAGCATATGAGGATGATTTAATAGATTATCATAAATCAAGAGTTGAAGAGTTGGAAAAGAAATTAAGCTATACGGAACTTCAAATAAAAAAATCTGAAGAAGCATTAAAAGCCGCTATAGATTCTAAACCAAGATCCTGGCTAGAAAGAAAATTAGTTGGATTTAAAGCCAAGATTCGTAAATTTGAAATAAAATATAAGCTTACTAATTCTAATAAATCTAAAGGCATTATAAAGAAAATCTTATCTATTCTAACTAGAATTGTCAAATTTATAAATGATAAACTAATCAAATTTACAAGATACGTTTATAATAAATTTGACAAACGAAGTGAAGCTAAGAAGGGGTACGATAGAACCCGTAGGTTAATAAACATAAAAACAGCAAAAACCGATAATGAAATGAATAGAACAATGTCAAATGATTATAAAGATCTTATAGATGATCATAAGAATGAAATAGAACGGCTTAAAGCTAAATACAAATCTGAATAGAACAGGATTGATACAATGCCATTATTTAAATTAAATGAAGGTTTAGAGACAGTTGCTCATAATGCACTAGGAAATTTGTTTATGGGTGATCATACTCTTGGAACAAAGAAATGGATAGGAACAATGGATCCTAATCTAATTCCTGGAGGATTGAGAGATAAACATGATCAAGAATATTTCAATAAATATTACAAGATCAGCTCTTCTGTAGAATCTAAATTACGTCAAATGATAAAAGCTATCCCAAACGTTGCTATGTTTAGCAAAAGTAATGGATATAAATCAAATGATATATTTAATGACTTTTATGGATCTAATGCAAAAAGAGAAGATCAATCTGCAATGCATTTGAAACATAAAGCAAATGAAGTTAATCTTACTACAGCTACTGCTTATAAGATTTTACATTATGGAGATAAATTTGCTATAGTGTTCTTTATATTTGATAATCATAGTATCAGATCTGCTAAAGTTATTACTAGTAGAAGTTCTGGTAATTATGATGCTACAGATATCAATGATTTCAAGAAGATCAATCCTTCTTCATATACTAAACCTAAATAAAAAAAATAAGAGGAATACCGTAATGGTATTCCTCTATAATTATTGCTTTAAAAGATCAATAAGATAAGATATTACAGAAAAGATTTCAAATAATACAAATAATATGATTCCTGATAATATTAAACCTCCTGTATGTTTTATTGTAGAATATGGTTTAACAATATTTGGTTTCATACTCCAATTTCGGTCAGTGTCAGCTGGTGGTTTGAATTTATAAGGGCTATAACCTTCGAAATCTTTACTAATAAGACTATCTGCACTATTGTTATTATTAAGCCAATTTCCAGTATTCATTATACATTCCTCCTATTAAACATATAAAAGTATGGTATATATTATAAGAGCTATTGCTACTAAAAGAATCATGATAGAAAGTAATTGAATATTAGTTCCTTCCTTACGATTTATTATTATAGGGAGGCGGCGCTCTACTAGATTAGCATTGGCAACCATATCTCTAATATCATCTACTTCTACATATTCAGCATTTTTATAATATTTATATTCATTACCATGACATAATAAATATAAATCTTTTATATCAGATACATTGGCGGCACTATAAAGAGATACGATCTCTCTACTGTAAGAATCTTGATGGGAGAATATTTCATACCTGCTAAAAATATAGACTTGTTTAGAAGTCAATAGAGTTTTAAAATAAGAAAGTAATAGATTTCCTTTGATATTAGATTTTACTCTATCAAACATATCAACCATTTCATCATTATTATCTTTATACCCATTAAATAAACATTTGCACTTATCTATCATAATGATAAGTTTATTCTCATCACAATCTAGTTTAATATCTCTTGTAACTTCTCCCATTTTTAGTGTATATATTTTCATATTATTAGGATCTGTAGATACTTCTAAAGTTTTTAGATAATTAATATATTCAGAATTTTTTACTTTATAAGTAGATATCTTATAGATGTTATCTAAATCATGATTAGAAACAGGATCGGTTCTTATTATTTTTATTGATGGATCTGGATTCATCAAGATACCAATAGGATCTTTGCTATCTAAATATTTTTCAGAATATGATATAAAATATATTCTAGGAATGATAAGGACTCCATCATGTTCAGAGAAATTATTTAGTATTCTAAAAGCAGTATTAAAAAATTCTTCTATATCGAGATCTCTTCTATTCATATCTTGAACAAAATTTGGATGCTCATTGCTATCCATATCTTCTAAATCATTGCTATAGTTTTCTGATAAAGCTTGAATAGACTTAAGATCTACTGCATAAATAACGTCAAAGTATTTAACTTTTATTCCACCAAATCCAGGATCTATATCTTTATAAAAATATTTTATTGGAGTTTGGGTGGTAAAATCTAACAAGTCATCATTTGTTAGAAGCTCATCTCCTTGTTTAAATAAAGTCATTCATTATACCTCCTTTAAAATTTTAGGAATAATGCCAATCCAAGCATAATTAAAATAGCAATTAATATTACTGCTACGAAGATTCCAATAGCTTTTATGGTAGCATATTCTTTATTAAGTTTCACTATTTCATCATTTATCTTATCTATAGATGCCGTTGTCATTTTTCCTGCACTCATAGTTAAAGACACAAATTTAGCCAAATCATTTCTATTCTTTTCTATCATAGTATCATGAATGCTAACTTTATGCTCTAAATTTATCAAACCATCTGTAATATGGGATATATTAGTTTGCATTCTAATAAATTTAGATTCCATTTCGTTCATTTTTCTACCCCCTAAAAGAAAAAGAGATAGAGGATTTCCTCTATCTCTTATATTCGTTGTAAGAAAATACTATATTCCCACCAGAATTATATAAAGAATCTACCATCTCTTGAGATTCCATTTTAAGAATTGCAATATCGGTATTAGATAAATCTAATTCATTATTATGAGAGATAATCAAGCATTGATCGAATCTAAGATCATTCATTATCTGTTCAATAAGAATAGAGAATTGGATACGATTCATACTATCTAGATTATCATCTACTTCATCTAGTTTGATAATATTATATCTATTAGATGAATTTCGTAATAGCACAAATGAGATCAACATGGAAATCATAGATAACTGGCTATCACTCATTAGAGATATATCTTCCCTTACTCTTCCTTCACTATCAGCACAAGGAATATTGAATTCATTTTCATTAATAATGAATGGCTGTAAAGCAAACCTACCACCAAATAATAATCTAAGAAGAGTATTAGTAGTATTTAGTATACTATTCATAAACACAGACATGTAGACTGTTTGAATACCATGGATAGAAGTATACTTCTTAATCATTTGAACTTCATTATATTTAGCAGCATACTCCTGAGAATCTCTTGTGTATTGTTCGAATAATACCATACGATATTTATTCTCTTCAATAGCTTTATTAAGAGCTGGAAGATCTGTATTTTGTAATGCAGATAATTCGGATGCTCTTCTATTGAGCTTATCAGTTAAATCTTTGATAAGAACTGTATTCTTTTCCATAGATTCGATCTTATTTGTAATCTCATTTAATTCTACAGAAACTTCCTCAAATTTCGCTTTATTTATCTTAGCATATCTGATACTGTCCAGTACCATTTCTATTTCCATTTTACTACTTCTAATCTTCTCAATTTCAGCGAATATGCTTAATTTAGAATCACGGATAGTAGATAAATTCTTTAAATCAGTATCTATTTTTTCTTGTAAAATTCTTATTTCAGCATTTGCAGAAATTAATTTTTCTTTAGCACTTTCATAAGAATGAAGATCTTCTTCTAATGCTGATACAATCGTAGAGATATTTTTAAACTCTTGATATTTATCTACAGATTCGAAATTCAATCTTATTCCATGCTCTATATTATGATATAAAGTATTGATAGAATCCAAAGATTCAGTTCCAGGGAATTTCCTGATAATCTTAGACATTGACTGAATATATTCTAATATAGATTTCATTTCATAAAGACACTGGGTCTTAATCATATTCTCTTCTGCTAAATTCTTTGCAGATTCAATAGCATCCAATGTAGAATTTATCTTTGTAGATAAAGAATATAGAGACTGCCTGCTTCTCAAAGCATTTTTAGCTTCTACTACGTCTTTAATAAAAGGACAATCAGATTTGTGATTACAATCATCAGGTATTTTATTATAATCTTTGGATCTATTGTTTAAGAATTCCACATCACGTTTTTCTGTTCTAAGATCCTCTAATTGCTTTTCCAATCCTGATAATATTTCAGTATGATCTAAAATAACTTCATTCTTACCAGTTCTTAAAGAATTCATAGATTCTTTTCTTACTGTTTCGGAATAAGTTTGGAAAATATTCTCTACTGTAGAATTAAATTTTTCTATTACAAGTTTTACTGTTTCGTAATCTTGCTCAGAAATGTTCTTGTATGTTTTGAATAAATGAAAATATGGCTTATAAGATTCTAATTCTTTCTTAGTAGATTCTATCTTAGAATTAAGATCATCCATATGATCTTTATTATAAAGAGAATCTAATTTGATCGTTAGCTCAGTAATGTTATTATTAATTTTAGATTCCTCATCTAATAACTCTTTTGCTCTAGAAGACAGCATCTCTTCATTAGCCTCATACTTAGCCATATCCTTTTCATATTGAATAAGTTTCTCTTCAGAATACTCTTCAATATCTGGAAGGTCTCTAATTTCTTTTTCAAGTATAATCTTTCTCATAGAAAGATTCTTGTAATCATCTAAGAAGTTACCACTGCTATCAAGTCTAGATAGTTCTGCTTTAATAGTTGCTATTTCGCTAATCAAACCATTCTTCTTATTATCTAATTCTTTAAGAGCTAGTGTATCTTTTTTAATAGCATCTTCTACAATAGCTATATTCCCTATTTGAGATAATTTTGTTACATATGAATCTATAATAGATTTCAATACTGTAGATTTAGTAGTGATCAATTTATGGATATTATTAAAAGCTGCTAGAGATGATATAATAGAGTTTACATATCTCTTTCTCTCAGATGGTTTTAATCCGCCTAATCCCTTTTTATTTGCTGATAGTTGAGATAGTGTAATGAAATTATCATCTATCCCAAGTATATCGTAGATTACTTCTTTAGCAGTAGTAATATTATTAGATGGATTTAAGTTTTCTATACTTCCATCTGGATTGAGTCTATTAAGATAGCATTTAGTTGGACGGCGTATACCATCTTTAACAATAGACTCATATTTGATATTCAATATAGTTTGAAAATCAGTTTCATAAGCTATTTCTTTAATAGCTGTTTTATCAGGAATATAATCGATGGAAGAATCTGCTAGTGGTGTTAAGGCTTTAAATATTGTAGACTTGCCAGTACCATTATCACCTTTGATGATTAGTACTTTATGAATACATTTTGAAAAGTCTATTTCAATACTAGATAGACCCATACCATTATATATTCCTATATAGTTTTCCAACCTAAGACTTAATAATCTCATAATTGTTCTCCTATACAAATAGATCGTAGATCATTTTTATTAATAATCCAAGACCCCATAATGTGGATAACCACAATGCTATGATTGCGGTTTTAAGAAATTTATCACTTTCTTCACTTTTGTAAACATGTTTTGATAGAAATAAACAGAGCTTTATAAGTAATGAAACCGATATAAAGGCTAATCCTATCATCAATAAATCAATACTTAAAGTTATATTCCCATTTAGCAACGTTACACTATGATTTATTACTTGACTACTAGAAGACAATATTTCACCTTCTTTAGAATAAGAATAAATAAGATACTGTATATAAAAATCCCATCACTAATAAATACATAAGAGTTAGTAATAAGAATGATACAAAAGTTAATGCAGTAATCTTATATGGAATATTGCAAATCTTATGACCTCTTAATCTTGCTATTGTTATAAAAATAATAGCTATCATTGCTGAGATCACGAAGATAACTGGAAGCATATTTTCTGTAATTGTATAAAAGCTCATTTAGATAATTAATCCTTTCAATATAGATATTTTCTAGTTAATTAGAAGTCTCCAATATCGTAAGAGATAAAAAAGATAGAAGCATTACGCTTCTATCTCTTGTTCTGAATTATCCATCCACTCATTTTCAAAGTTTTTAACGATGGTTGCAATTTTTACAATTCCAGGAATGTTGTTGTGCCAAGAATCATTAGATTCATTGGCAAAAGTAATAATATCTTTAATACTCTTCGCCATATTATGGACATGCGTTACAGTCTTATCTTGAATTTTAGTATCGTTTTGATCCATACAATGACGATAGATGAAGAAACCAGATTCTTTATCAAAAGGAATTTCTTCCTCAGACTTTAATTTCTTTTGAAATTCTTCATCACTCATTCCTTCTAATTTAGGACATGGGAAGTCGAATAGTGAGATATATACACTTTCTATAGTAAGTAAGATAGGTACAATAATCTTATCTAGATCAATAATACCATCATAAGCATATTCGATATATTTAAACAATACTGCGTATTTAATCAAGATTTCCATAAAGATCATATTCTTACTGTCTCTATACAAGTCTAATATTGGAAATACCCCATCGGTCATTCTCCAATACTCTGTAAGCATTTTAATATAAGGCAATTCTTTGTATTTGATTTTAAGAGGATTACCTTTTTCATCATATGCTACTGCAAGATGTTGTACTAATTTATTCAATTCATCTTCTAAGATTATAACCGTAGAATCAGTTGGAGAGAAATCAGAGAATTGGATGAATGGGCATCTGATAATATCTTTATCTTTCTCAAATTTCAATCCAGATACGAAATAGTATTTAACGGCTGCCACATTCAATTGATTAAACTCATCTTTAGAATTCTTAAAATGGAATTCTTCAAAGTCTAATTTATCTTGTCTCATAAGACATTCATCTCTATTAACGATTCTATCAGATACTCTAGATTCGATGATAGTTAATATCGCTTCTCTAAGACCAGAGTGTTTTGGAATATTATTAATAGTATTAATTCTATTCAATTCTGATACAAAGAAGTTTGTGAAAGAAAATGGGTCCGTTGTTTTAAATGAACTGTTCATATTTTTCTCCTTATTTATAACTTAAGAAAATACCATAATTTGGAAGTGCAATATAAAAAGATTCGATATCAATATCTTTTCTTTCAATATATTCAAAAGAATCAATGATAATAGTTTTCTCATCTTTATTATTTCTTAGATTATATACTTCCCGATCGCTATAAGTTAAGCTAAACTTTAATAAATTATATTCATCTGGTAAGAAGTATAATAACCATAATGGAATCAATAAGAATCTATCATCTTCATTGTTTCTGCCAAATCTAAATCCTTTATCTTCTAAGAAGATGAATTGTTCTATACATTCTTTTGTCATCTCAACTCCTTTTTCAGGATCTAAAAAGGACTTATTGAATTTAGAATTTAGTTCATAGATATATCTAAATAATTTATCAGCAAATTCTCCCATTTCGGAAATAACATTTTTTAATTCTGGATCGACTGCTTCATTGTTTCCAATAGAGTCAATAACTCCAGAAATCATACAGCCTATTGCATGTGTCTGCATAGCATTTACTGCTTCTTTTAGAGAAGCACAATCTTCAATCTTTTTCATAATAAAATCTCCTTTAATTTTAAAAGAACAAAATAATGTGAGTAGACCACTATGGTCTACTCACTATTATAGTATATAATTATATGACTATTTGTTCTTTCTAATTCTAAAAGCTATTCTATTTGCAATCATAGCTCTATGTCTTCTGCCTATAGTTCTAGATACTTTCCATCCAATGAAACAATTTAATTGTAAATGTTTTGTAATAGGCATATCAGACTTCCATACGAATGGTCTATCTAATAACCATCTATATCCTTTTTCATGGCCATAATACTGTTTCTTCTCTAGAGAGTCTACATAAACCATCTTAGAGTTATCAACCCAAGTACCGAAGATATAGAATGCAAATCCATATGCACAGTTTCTTGTTAACCAACCAACTCTGCAGAAGTATCTTTTAATTCTATCCTTTAATGGGAGTTCCTTAAAGTTTGCTACATAATATCTTCTTCTACCAAACTTGTTAACTTCACCTTGGTATTCTCTATTATATTTATCGAAATCATATCTAATAAACTTAGGAGCTACATTCATAATATATTCTCTATTATCTATACTATCATCCCAAGTTTGCCATAGATGCCAGATACCTTTGAGTTCGCCATCTCTATCAGCAAATAAGACTACAAACCAGTTTGTTAGATAACAAAATAGCATAATAAGAAGTTGAAATGGAAGAAAGATTAAAAATTTAAGCATAATATTCCTTTCATAAAAATAACACTAGTCCTCTACAATATAACCGAGTATCTTAATGTCATCTTTACCTTTAGCCATTTCTTTTTCTTCTTCTGCAATCTTATAATAGTTGATAGGATATATCCCATCCATAGTTCTCTTCATTACAGACTGATATCCACACTCACAAGCATAGAGTATGTGCTCTTTAGATTTAACGAGTTTATTTGGATAAGTACCTATCTCAGTTAGACCGTATAAGCGGTATTCTGACTGAAGCATTACCAATTTCTTCCCACATCTAGGACATATTCCAAACTCATTAGTAGTTACTACTTCTTTCATTTTATCAATTCTCCAATTCTAATTATTGTATAATTTGCATTATTCGTTTGTCACCTTTTGCAACCAATACAGAATCAGAAAATTTGATATCTTTCATAGATTTTAATTCACAAGTAAATGGTTTAGCAACTCCATTCACTACAATTTTTCTTAATCTAAGATCAGATACGTTTCTTACATTATGAATTTTCATTTGTTGTTCTAATTGAGCTCTTGAATAAACCCAATATCTCATATAATAACTTTCATCTGCCATTATAAAATCTTTCCCTTCTTCTATGATCAATTCCTGAATCGTCATACATACTATTCATGTAATTAGCCATATCTTCTAATGAAGTAAATGTTTTAACTTGATATTTTTCAAGCAATTTTACAGTAGCATCAACAGATTTCATTTGAGGAATAGTAAACTTGCTTCCATCATCTTCATTTAAGAAGCATACAAATGTTGTATGAGGCCGAACGTGCATGCTATGAATCATTTCTACAATAGAAAAGAATCCAGTCATCTTAGGAGTAATACAGTATACTAAATATTCATCATTGGCTTTATGATATTCTTCTTCTCTTTGCGCTTCTTCATTCCAATCATCTACAACTGGATTGAATGGATCAAATCTACTATTTAGCATAGGAATGAATTTATCTCTCCATTTAGATCCGTTGCAAGTACCACCTAAAAATACTGTGACCATATCAACAATAGAAACTTTTGTTTCAGCAATTGGAACTCTATTTGGTGCTGGAATTGGTGTTGCTGAAGTTGAACTGATAGATATATCTTGTGTATTAAAAAGCATTTTCATATCCTCCTCTTATATATTATTTTTTAGTGCTTACTCATAGTGTCATCGGTATTTGTAATAAAAAAATAAGAGGATAGTGACAAGCACTATCCTCCCAATTCTATTGTTTGTGGAAATCTTTTAACTGTAATTCTGGAACTGAATAATCTGGTTCTTGGAATAGTTTCTTATTGAACTCTACTACTTCTTTTAAAGGATTTTCTTTCTTGAACTCTCTATATTGGGCTTCTAATCCTTTTCTCCAAGTATTAGGTTCTTTAGATTTTTGATCATCTCTAAAATAACCATGAGGTTTCATATCAATCAATGGAACTATCATTGACGTAGCGCCAGGATCAGTAGGAGATGATGCGGACATGTCTGCTATACCAATATTAGAAGTATGACAATATCTATACACATCTGGAATTGCATTATTACCAGATTCACCAATACCTTGAGGTCCTTTATAAGTATATTTCAAAGCAAGGTATGAATCATTATCTGTAGTGATATCTCTAAAGTTAACAAGGTTACAGTTTGTAATCTCATTAATCAAGAACATAGGATCTGTATTAAGACGTTTCTTAACAGACTTGATATCTACTTTATCACCCATATCAGATAATGCATAAATTGCTTTAGATAATCTAGGAGCATAAAGAGATGCAATGTATTCTTCACATCTTAATCTCTTAATAGAAATATCTAGATTATCTTTAGCTAATAAAGAGCTATACTCATACATTACCCATCTTAAGATACCAAAGATAGTATTCTTATCTTGTTCTGGTAAACGTATCTTCTCTACAGTAGTCTTATCATAGATAAGTTTAAGAGAAGTTAATACAGAGATACCTTTATTTCTAGGCGTGCTTAAATTAAACTTTCTTCCCAAAGAGTCTAACCAGAATTCTCTAGAATAAATGAATGGTATCGTAGCAAATTTTCTTGGGAATTCATTGCATAATTCCACCATTACATGTTGTAATGCTGGATTCATATGTAAGATATTCTTAGGACAGCTTACAAAGATTTGACTGGTCTTCTTAGGTAAGAATGTATACCAGTTATCATCATTAGGATCAAAGTCTGTTATTCTAACAAATTGGTCTAATCCTAAAAATTGTAAGCCTCTAATCAATCCCATTTCTGCAAAGATATATTTTACCATAGGTACAGATTTCTTAAAGATTTCTGCATCATAGGTTATTGCCATTACTTTATTTTCTCTTACATCACTCAACTCTATGATGTGTCTAAATACACGAATAGGTTGGAATGGAGATTTTACAGTAAGCATCTCATATTTATGATTCGATGTTCTATTGTTGTAGGTAAACGCATCTACTATTTGATACATAGCAGATCTTACATTACCATTGATCTTAAAGTAGAATTTCTCTATTACTTTAGGAATGGCAATGATGATATCAAACATTTCTCTTCCATCAATAGCTTCTATATAATAAGTAACGATAAGAAGTCTAAGATCAGATTCTTTTAGATCTATGAAGTCATATCTATTATCTGTAGAAGCTTTGAGTTTAGAAGATTTGCTAATAGCATTAGCTTGATATTGTTGTAGGATATCTATAATTTGTTTATAATCATCTACAACTGTGAAGTTATGTACTTTGATTGTAAAGTAACCATTTACTCCCATTTCACGCTCTATTGATTTGATGATATTCTCTAGGTAGTATATAATCAAATCATCTGATCTAACAAATAGATCTTTATTGAATTTTTCTCTATACTTATTATCATAATTATAGATAAATTCTCTTTGATTCATCTTCTCCTCCTGCTAATCAATGGTATCATTTATACAGGTTGTGAGTTTTTCCCCAATAGGATTTGGAGCATTTTTCTTATCTTCAAATGTAACAGACGCTCTAATATCAAAGATATCACAGAATCTTTTCAATTTAAAGAATGTAATACTATGACCAGCTAAACCACGAAGGTCATTTGAATAGTCAGAACCAAATCTAGGTTTATAGTTTTCTATATCAATAGATTTCTTAGCGATTGCTTGTTTAAACAATGCCATTTCTGGAGTATCTTCTTCTTTAACGATAGGAGTATAGATATTGTTAGCGGAGATTAGAATAGTACGTTCTTGTTGTTCTAACTTAGCTTGCTTTTCTATAGCATCTCTGAGATTTTCGACATTCTCAAAATCGATGATATTCTTAGCATCATAATCCTCATGATTTACATCTTCTGGATTAGAGTATACTAATACAGGACCAGCATCATATACGTTTACCATATCTCTAGTAAATTTAGTATTTACTGGATATACAGTATCTCCAGATACTACAGCAGTATCATCAGCAAGATCTTTAGAGATTTGTGGATTCAAAATAGATCTTCTTATAAAATCATCTTGATCCATAACATCTAAGATTCTTTTGCCTATTTTCATTTTCTTCATAATTATATCCCCTATTCGAAAAAATTATATCAAAAATGGTAATAGACGGATACTGGTTGAGAGGAATAACCTCTCAACCAATTCCATTCATTTATTATAGATTATTTTTGATATGATAGATTAAAGATTCTGGAACAGCAACTTGTCGTCCATCTTCACATGTGAAAATGTGATCTTCATCTACTTGACGATTAGAAATATTTCTAATGAAGTTTCTTACTGCTTCTTTTTTATCTTCTTCTTCGTCTGTTTGAGCCATAGCTTTCATCAAAGCAATAACGGCTGCTTTCTTAGCTTCAGCATCTTCTCCATCGCAAGGAACTTCAGATACATATACTGGAGTTTCGATATCACTGTCTTTGTGTCTATGGATATAAGATCTAAGACCATTTACAGGACCATTTTCACTAAGAACTGGGATGAGTTTCATTGGAGTGATATTAACAGTTTCGATAGGTTTCAAAGTAGCACCAGTGAAATTAGAGCACTCACATGGTTCATCATCTGGATAAGGAATATATTGAGGAAGTTCATTCGACCCAGCTTCTTCCACCATCACAGATTCATTCTTAATAAGTTCTTTTGCAAGAGCTTGTGCTAAGATACGTTTTTCTTCGTCGCTTTCAATATGAAAGACTGTATGTGTTACTTTCATAATAAATCTCCTTATTTATTAAGCACGTTCAGGAAGTTCTTGATTAGCTGCAACACCAGTATCATCTTTTACATGTTGTTTCAAATGTTCAGATGGTTCGATACCAATGTATACATTGTTACCAGCGATTTCACCAGTCATTGTGAATAAGTTAGTGAATTCCAATACAGGATCGATAGATACGTTAGAACGCATATAATCAAAGATCACATCTAAGATTGTACAGAACAATTCTTGTGCAGAACCTTCGCAAATGTTACCATTATCATCTTTAGGCATGAATTTGAATACCAAACCATATTCATCATGTGCATGATCAGCAATAACTGCATAAGCTGCTTGAGATTCTGGGAATGTGTATACTTTCCATTTGTTGTCGATATCTTCTTCATTGAATGTGTAATTCAAAGTCCAAGAACCTTCATCAGCACCTTCTTCTTCTTGTTTATGGAATTGAACATATGCTGCAAAATGGAATTTATCATTCGCATCTTTAAATACTAATGCTACTGGAGTATCTTTAGATTTGTTTTTGCCCAAGAAGATAGCAGCACCTTCGAATAAGGATTTAATACAAGCTTCAGATACGAAGTCATTCCAGCCATAATCACGAGATGTGAAAGTTTTCATGATTTGCATTGGGATACTGGATTCAAGATAGTTCTTCATTTAAGAGTCCTCCTAAAAATATAATAAAAGATCTTTTATATAATCAACCCCGTCGGGATGATATCAAGATTATAGTGTATAACCAATTTAAAGGTTACGAATTAGTCATACACTGTATCAATTTTAATTACTTTCCATAATTGACTTTAAGAAACTGATCGGCTTCATCTGGAGTCATTATAAATGGATAGTAATCTTTAAAGCTTTGAAGGTTGTTATAATTAATACCACCTTCTACTGCAAGACCAGAAGCTTTCTTGTAGTTCTTTTCTTTAGCTTTAAATGCTTTAGTCACATTGCCAGACTCAAATCCAATATATGGTACTACCAATATAGCAGTAGCTCCAGTAACACCAGCATCTTCTCTAGCATCAAAACCAGCTTCATTAAATCTATTAGCTAACCCATGATCTCTTAATCCAGAGAATCTAACTTGTGCTTTATTATCTTCTTCGCCAACTACAGTATATTCTATATTGAAGTTTGCAAAGATGAATTCTATATCTGGTCTGAACAATTCTATTTCATTCCTAATAGTTTCTACAGTTTTAGTGCCAATACCTTTTGCTGCAGATATATGATTTAGAACAGTATCAGTATTCTTTAATAATTCTTGTATTGAAACATTCTTAAGAATTATCTTCCAAGTTTCAGCTCCTATAGAAGTAAAACCAATAGCTCCTAGAATTCTATAATCTGGGAATTTGATTGTTCTCATTTCTTCTAATCTTTGAGAGAATTTAATACCATTAGCTTCACCAAGTTTTTCTATTAATACTTCTTTAGGAATAGCATAAAGTTCTCTTAACCACTTAGCTCCTAAGGCTCTAATAGATTCGCTAGAGAAATCTTTGATATTTAATTTCTTAAATAGATTAGTTAATCTACCTATTATCTTTTCTGGACAGAAGAAGTTAGTACAAATAGCACTATTACCAGAATCTGTTACTACTAGATCAGATCCACAACAAGGACACTTAGTAGGGAATTCTTCTAATGGATTTGGATTGGTTAGATTAGAGCTATCGTCAGCTTTTGTAATATATACGATTACATCATTAACCAATGTGAGGTTAACCTTATCACCACATCTTAATCCAAGATCTAAGAATCTCTTCAAAGAATGAGCTGTTGTCTTATCATGAATAGCACCAAAAAATTCAACTGGTCTAAAATGAGCCATTGGAACTACCCTACCATCTTGACCTACGGAATAGGTATAATGGGTAAAGGTAGAAACTCTTCTTAGAGGATTGAATTTAATAGCTATTGCATATCTAGGAACAGATCCTCTCTTTCCTAATCTTTGACGAATATCTTCATCGGCATATTCTATTACAACGCCATCATATTGGAATCCCATATAATCTCTTAATTCATTGGCATTCTTTACAAACTGGCTTACCATGAATAATACTTGGGTATAATCTCCTTCTATGACTTCATGTCTCATAGAGATATTCTTAGTATAATATTTATTTAGAAAATCCAACTCAGTTAATCTATCAACATTTAGAGATGATTCTAATGGGATAGGAGTTAGATAATCCCTATACATTCTAGCATCTAATCCACCAAGCAAACCTATTACACCATTTCTAGGATTTGCATATGTTTTTCCAAAGTCTTGAGCTATACGTTTTAGATTATTATCAGTAACGATATATTCAAACTTAATACCGAATACTTCAGATTCATCTACTACACCTTTAGCTCTAGGAAATTCTAATCCTCCTAATATTGGAGTTAGATCAGATGCTTCATTATTAGAAGTATCTCCTCTAGTACAAGCAAATACAACTTTAGAACCAGCTACTTCTTCTTCAACAGATACTCCATCATATTTAAGAGAAGCTATGAGTTTGATATGATTTGGATTTATAATACCTTGTTGAACGTGAGCTCCTAAGAAGTCTCTTTCAAAGATTTGAACTGTTCTATCATCTAATACACCATCAGTTAATGCATCTGCTTTTAAAGTATATTTGCACTTATCTAAAGTTCCACACATATTGTAATTACTAGAAACGTTTCTAGATCTTTTATTTACTAGAGTATTATCATGATGAACTATAAAATCCTCTTCAATAGGCAGAGTATAATTTCTAGTAAGAGGATGGAAATACATCATCTTATCTTTATTAGGAATAATCCTTACTACTTCTTTAGGACCTTTATCTCCAGTTTCTAAAAGATCATAATTTTGTTTTACAGTATTCTCTGTTTTAAATACTATAGGTGGAGCACCAACTGGATATTGAATTCCCTGTACTTTACACAATACTATCAAAGAATCATATATAGGATCTTCTAGTGGTAATATGATATTAGCTCCATTATTATATAAAGCATTTGATATCTTGATGATAAGCATTATATCGTCATAATCTTGTGAATCTATTTTTTGTTTATTTATACATTCCATAGATTTGTTTATCATATAATGCTTTATATTATCTGGAACTTCTGGATTGCCAGACAGAATACTATTATAAATATTATTTAATTCTGCATTCATATACATTCCTCCTTTCTTTAAAAAATAGATGTAGTAGGGAACTTAATCCCTACTACATTATTATTGTATATGATTATTTAGTCTTTTAAACCAAGTCGTCTAAGTTTTTCATCATATTCTCTATTACGAACATTTTCTTCATAGAGACCAGGAATGATTCTGATGACTTCTTTAGTTTCTCTTGATTCAGGTTTTTGTTTATTAAGAACTTTCTTTCTATAATCTTCAGCAGATTTATATTTAGCTCTTGTTTCTTCATCAAGAACATCAACTACAAACTTAGCTTTTCTTGGTAAGATATCAACCACATTCCTCAACATAGGATGGCGAATGTGTTTGAATAATTTGATAAATCTGAATCTACCACCAAGCTCTTTAAGATAAGCATGTAATATTTGGGCAGATTGAGATTCTGCATCTTCATCTAACTCAATATCAAAGTCGAATGGATTTCCTGTAAGAAGTTTCTTATGAGAACGTCTTGCTTTAGGACTTGAAGAGTTAAGCATAAATTCTTGATAGAATTTTTCTACACCAAGATGCGCCGTAATAGTAGAAGATTCCATTTCACCAAAAATTCTTACTGGAGTGGAAGCAAACTTAGCATTATGGACTTTACTCATTCTAGATTTAGAGTTTTCATTTCTAATATTAGTAGAAGCCAAAGACACTACAGAGAACTTCTCTTCTGCTAATTGTTTTAGTCTAGAGATGTATTTAAATCCAATAACAAGTTTTCTTCTAGTAAGAACCATTCTGTATTTACCATTAGAATCTTTTACTGGAGCACAAACGTTACAATGTTTATTGATGAATGGGAATGTATTGTAGATTGTTGTAAGCAGATCAATACTCATTCCAGTAGAAATTGGCTTTAAGGATAACAGAATTTTTCCTTCATGAAGCATTTGTTGAATAAAGAGATTTCTCTTATATTCATTATCTTCCCAATCTGCATCATTCTTATCATAACTAAATTGGAACTGTTCGGCTAAAAAATATGCTTGTTCTGGATTTAGCAATTCTATATATCGGTGGATCAATGCAAATGCTTGATCATAAGACATAGCATTCGCATCCATCTGAGCACCGATATATTCTAATAATTGCCATCCAATATAAGTTACAGAAGTTTCAAATAACTGACCATCATTCAAGCGGTTGATACAAGTATTCATAGAATATAATACATCTACTGGCACCCACTTACCATTTCTTAAATAATGAGGCATCATAGAGTCAGGCATTACTTTAGAGATAACACCTTTACCGCCATATCTATCTGTAATCTTATCACCACTGTGAAGAGGTTTATTTTGTTGAATATAAACAACCATTGTGATATTGTTGAAAACCTTTTCACTAATGTATTGCTTACCATGAACTACCGCATCACAATTATAAAGCATCTTTTGAAGATCATAAGATATATTAATATCTTTTCTTTCTCCAGTAGTTTGATCATAGATCAAAGGATTTACTGCAGCAACAAACTCTTTAGAAAATCTGATTGTCTCATCATAATATCTTTTGATTTGATTATTATAAAGAGAATTTTCTAGTTTCTCAGGATTGTTGCAGTAAACATCGATGTCGATAACTTTACCTTCTACAATGTATTCTTTATCATTCATCATAGTAGTTTTCAATCTTTCCCAAGATTGAGTAAATAAAGCTTCTTCATCTTTAAGTTCTCTACGAACAGCACAAAGAATATTGTTCTTTACATCCTCATCAATATCTGGGAATGTTTTGTATTCTTTGTCTCTACCATAGAGATTAAGAAGGATATCATTATCATTAATCTTTACTTCTACTTTATCAATCAATGGAGTAACAAAGCGTTTAGAAGCAGATTCGCTAATAACGATTGGATCTTCTTTAACGTATTCACAAGCCACATACATTGTGGATAAGTTTACACCTTCGGCACGATTATTGTACTCGTCATAAGAAATTGTTTTCTTCATCACATCGCCTTTGTGAATTGTTTTGCCAGGAGTGAGGCTGTCTAAATAATCGTTGTTGTAAATATATCCATAAAATTCTGTAATATGTTTGTATTCGATACGTTCAATACAAGTTAGTTCATTAAGAGTTTTGTTGTATAGAATCAACCAATATCTTCTATTAGGATCATTGCTGAATTTAGAGATCTTAGCAATAACCTTATAGTTATGCTCAGCCCTAATAAAATTAGAGCTGAGTTCACCGAATTGGTTTTCATATCCAGTAGATACAATAGGTACCTCTGGTTCTAACAACTGAGCAATTTGCTCCATTTGAATCCCCTGCATTATTTTTCTTGAACCAGAGTTTGTGTTATTGAAAGGCTGTTTCAAACCTTTACAAAGAGTATACTCGTGGTTAGGCAATCGTTGCTCTATTGCCTCAATGTCTTTTGCTAGGTTCAGCGTTGTGTTAGATGTTTTCATATGAAATCCCCTGAATTCTTTAATTCCTAGATTAGATTAATAGTAAGCGAGTATTATAGTCACTATATAAGAGATCTAGCATAATCTTAATATCATCTTTAGAGACAGATTCGATATAATCGAATAAGTAAGAATAGTTTACCATGATATGAAGTAGAGTACGTTCATTATCAGGATAAATATTCGTAATGATAGATTTTGTTGCTCTTATACCATTGGAAACAGATTGAAAAGATGTATTTTCTTTAGACCCTGAAACAATTAATAGTTTTAATTTGTCTTCGACAGATTCATCATCGGAATAATCAGAGCATTCGTCTTCTAATGGAACACATAAACATGTGGCTGTTTTGTAGTTATCCATTTTTTCTAATTCTGAATCAGTCATTTTCTCCTTAAGACCATCTTTACATTTTTCCCTTAGATCTTCAATGGTGATGAACTCGCATTCAATACTAACATTCTTCATTGTTCTTTCCACTCCTGTAAATTAAAGAAAACAATTATGAGGCTAGAGAGAAATAGCCTCATAATTATAGTATATAGCCGTTAAATTGTTTAGACTTCGTAGAGAGCATCAGAAGATAACAACTCATCGGTATGAGATTCTTCTGCTAATTGAATAGGTTGTGGAATCTTTTTCAATCTTTCAAGAACAACGCTTAAGAAAGCTCCTCTGAATTCAGGATCTGATAAGACTTTTTCTCTAAAACTGCCATAAGAGAATTTATGAGTTTTATCAATATCAAATGATAATGATGCCCCACCACCATAAATAAGTTTATTTGCTTTTAAGTCTTCTAATAAAGATAACCATGGATCAAAACCATTAGCAAAATCATATACTAATCTAGCTCCAAGTTTCTTACCAGAAGAACGGGATTTAACCAAAGAAATTTCTACAATAGAACCTTCTACTTTATACCCTTCATCAGCTTTCAATTTAGTTTTAGAATCTAATCGAATGATATTATTAGCTACATATGTAGCAGATCTACCTCTAGGTAAGCGTTCACCTTGTTTTAAATAAGGAACAGGGTTAGCTTTAGGGAACATCGTCATTTGAACTTCTTCTAAGATATGATTAATACCAAATAGAATGATATTAGCTTCTTTGAGAAGTGGAATGATTTGTCTAAAGATACGAGTTAAGATTTGAGCTGTAGCAGCACCAGAGGATTTACCAGCTAATTCATTATCATCCGCATATTCTTTAGGCATAAGCATTGGAATAGAATCTAAGATATAAATAGTAGGTTCTAATTTCATAATAGGATTACCATACGCATCATTGCGTTTTGTATCATATAGGAATTTCTCAGGATTGCCTACTTTTAAATCATGTATCATTTTAATACGTTCATAAAAGTTTTCTGCTGTAACGCCAGTATTACGAACGATATATCTTTTATTATACTCTTCAAGAGTAAACCCAGATAAAGATCTACGACGTGCTGTAGTCATACCACCTTCAATATTATCTTCAAAGATAGTAGTAGTTTTAAATTGTCTAGCAATATTTGCTGCAATTTGAGTTACAAGAGTTGATTTACCACAATTTGTATTACCAATTAATACGTTATAACTGCCATCTGTAATACCCAATACAAAGTATTGTTTCATTTCCCCATCTGGCATTTTTTGATCATTAATAAATCCATTGAGATAATCAAAGCTTAAGAACCCAGTAGGATAACCAGTATCTTCCTTTGCCTCTTGGCTCATACTATAATCCATTTTGGATACTTTGTCTCTAAACATTTGCTCCAAAATGCTATCTGTCTCAGCCATATTATTTCCTCCTTATAAGTATTTTAACCTCTATAATTCACACATCATTTGCGAATATAATATTGTGTCTCAAACTCTATAAATTTCTACAAACTGGATAGCAAGGGTAATTAAACCCTTGCTATTAGAAATTAAAGTATACTTCTTTTTTAGTTAAGTTATTTAGTACTGATACGATCTTAGGATATATATTTCTATCAATATCCTTTAGACTGAATCTTAGGTCTGTATGATCTAATGCTTCTATATTTATCATATTATAAGCTCTAAGCATCATTTCCTCAATAATATTTTCTGGTTGAGATTCTATAATGTTTAGAATAGCTCTATTTATACAATTGGAAATATAGATTACTTCTGGAGTAATCCAATCATCATCTGATCTGTATACATAATTATCTTTTAAAATAATCAAGAATAGCTCTGTTAAATCTCTAGTATTGTTGTAAATAGTTAAGAATAGATTAGTAATCTTTTCTACAGATATAGCATTAGAAGGATCTAATCCTATACATACAATAGCAGAGTTTAATCTTATAATATTCTCATCTTGTCTAAAAGAAGACTTTCTAGCAACTGCTATATATGAAGCAGATACTTGATTGAATTCGCAGTTATTAATAATCTTATGAGTCATATTATTATTAACCACAGTACTCAAGAAAGTATATAACTTTGCCAAGTATTGATTTACTGGAAACATGTTGTATATCATATTATTACAATAAATACGATCTTCATAACTTAAAGCTTCTTCCATACATACTTGAATTAGGAAGGTTAAAAATCTAGTATTAGATTTTAAGAACATCAATTCCTCAGATCTATCAATATAAGACAAAAAAGATTTATACTCTTGTTTAACCAGTCTATATGCGAACTCGTCTGGTAACCGATCAAGGTTACCAAGACGTTTCGCTAATAGAGTTGGACCAGAATCTACTAGAGCATTACTTATTGAATAGAAATTATCTTCGTCTATCATATTCTAGTCCTCCTAATAGATTATAATTCGTCAGAAACTTCTTTATGGGATTTATCAGTTTCAGGTTCTGTTTTCTTACCCATTTTACTAAAGAAGCTAGATCTAGATGCTGCTAATTTTCTAGAATCTGTTTCTGTAAAGCGTTTAACTTTAGAGTTCATATCTAAACCATTTGCAGCAGAAGTATCGAAACTGTGTTTGAAGAATCTATCTTGGTTCATATCAATAGATTCCATTTGTTTCTTATACTTATTATAAGTATTCTTGATATCATCATAAGGAATCTTCATACCAGATACAATGATATCAATATATTCTTCATCATGGTAGTTTTGAATATGTAAGAATAATTCATATGGTGTACCATATTTCTTTTTAAGAACATCAAAGGTTTGATCAATAAAACCTTGAGTCTTTTCACCACAGTTAATGATGATACCAATACGTTTAGCAGAACGTTCATTATCCAAACTATGTGTATCTAATACCATATTTTCCAATGCTTTATTGAAATCTTCTACACTACGAATTTTATTCAATACAGTGTGTTCAATAGTCATAAAGCCTGGTGTTGTATCAATCTTATAAAGATCAGTATCATCAATATTATTTTCAGATGCAATAATATTTTGACCTAATAAAGTAGAGATACGTTTAGAGAATTCTACGTTAGCCAATTCTTCTGCTTTCTTACGATTACCTTCAGCTTCTTCTAAGAAAGATTTATTAGAAATAGCTTGAACAATATAATCTTCAGAAAGATCATGGAACCAATCTACTGTATTTTTAAGACCACGAACGTCATCTTCAAAACCAGTAAATATAAATAACTGTACATTTGCTCCTACTACTTCTTTCATGTATTTTGCAATAACAGAAGAAGCACCGCAACCAGTACCACCTTCAGAAGAAGATACAATAATAACCATTCTGTCATCTGGATCCATTAATGCATCTAGATTAACAGTATGATCAGCTAAAGCATCCATGATCATATCTTTAGCAAGATCACGTTCTTTGCCACATCCTTTGGTATCACCAAATTCAATAGCGAATTCTTTGTACTTTTCAGGAACGTCGGCAAGAGTACTATTTAGAAGTAAGCAATCATTATCTTGAATAATTCCATCTTCTAATAATCTAATTACTGCTTTATTACCAGCAGCACCAACACCAATAAGTTTTGCGTTTAACATTGGTAGTTAACCTCCATTTTAAATAAACAAAATTTATAGGTACACAATAGAGCTATTAGCGACACTACTAATCTTAGCAACCCAATTTGGGTCTGTAGCATATCCACCACGCTTCATTGCATTTAATGTAGTGTACCCTTTATCGTAATATGTAGATTTAATCCACTTAGCACCATTAATGATGCCATCTTCCATGCTTTCTCCCATAGCATGAGCTTTATCTGGATCGGAATCTATAGCATTGATTCCAAAATAATTATGTCGGTCATTAGCTATAGCGCTGTTGCCGAAACTTGATTCTATTGCAGCATGAGCAAAAATATATACAGGATTCAATCCAGACTCTTTGGATGCCTTGATAAATATATCTCCATGCCCTTTAAATTTAGTCCCTCCAGCTACATGAGAGGAAAAGTTATCGATGATCTTATTCATATCATCGGTTGTTATAGCTTTATTAGCTGCTAAATCTGTATCACCATTAAGACCTTGAGCCTTCATGTTATCTATTGATACTTTTCTTAGATATTGCATCTTATCTAACTTCGCTTGCTGTTGCTTATTAGATTCTTTCTGTTCATTTCTCATATCATTGATTGTATTGAATATTGCAGTAGTAGTATCTTTACTTTCATCTACTACCATTGATATTTCTCCAACCTTGTTTTCTAAATAATGGATCTTTACCATACAATACACATTCATTATTATAGATACAGCGAAACAAATCAGGACTCCTATAACTATTACGGCAGCTTTGTTATTCTTATTAGTATTCTTTTTTCTAGTTCTTCGTGGTCTCATTTCTGTATATTCCATTGTAAAATCAACCATCCTTTCATCTTAGCCAAAATAACCACTCATAGCAATAAATGCTATGAGTGATATCATATCAAAATAGTTCGATATTTTATTGTTTGTCTTTTTGTTGTTCTTTAACTTTTTCAGCGTCTTCTTTAGTTAATTCAGTTGCACCGCAACCAAAGTCACCTTGTTCTGTAAGAGAATACACTTTTTCTTCTTGTTCTTTACACATTTTAAATTCCTCCTTTAAAAATCTAACCTATGAGATTCAAATTATTTAATGTAGCTAGATTTCTAATAATTTAATCTCATTATTATAGTATATATTTATACTGAAAATTAACCTTCCCTCTTAAGACCAGACTGTTCAGTGTTACGTTTCTTAAGTGTTCTAGGAAGATAATCTTCTGTATTAACTAAGTTGGAGTTGATATGTGCACCTAATAGATATGAAGAGATAAGATTTCTTGCAAGAGAGTCATCATTCTCTACAGGAACGTCTTTTTGACTAACCATACCAGTTGTATTGATTTGATTATAGAATTTAGATTTAGCATTCATAGCATCAGCACGATACGTTGCAAGTTCTTTAATAGTTTCTGGTAGGTCAAATGTTACCATAGATTCAAACTCTCTATCTGTAGAGTTACCATTCTTATCAGAATCAATAAGCAAACCTGTTCTGTAATCACGTTTAGAGATATTTACAGAATAACCAGTTTTCTTTTGTACCATTTGTTTCAATCTCTTAAGGGTCATATAAACTACAAGTACACTTTGAGATTTTACTGGAACTCCATCTTTATTTCTATATAAGAAAGGCATATTAACCTTTTCTTCAATAGGGACTTTGAGATAGTTTAATCCATCCATTATTTGATCAATAGTAGGATCGTTTTCAAATACCTTAGATTGAAACTTTAATGGGAAATCTTGATCAAAGAAATCGTAAAACTGTTTATCATTCATCTTAGCAAACTTAGCTTTATAGTACTCAGTATTTGCACCAGTTTTATCTATCATATCAAATACTTTGTAGATCTTTTCTTCTACTTTCTTTCTTGCTTCTTTGATATTTGCCATAGATTATTTCTTCTTTCTTCTTCTCATAAGAACTTCAAGACGTTGGTTGATCATATCAGTATTACCATATTTACCAACTACTTCATCAGTATCTTTTTCACCAGCATGATGCGGAGTAAGATTTCTATTATAGAACTTAAGCATTTTATCTGCTACAGTATCATCTTCAGTAGGAGTATCGAATTTATCTAATTGCTGACGACAGATCTTCAATTGTTCTTCTAATTCTTTACGAACTTTAGGATCTATATTCTTAGTATTCTTCAATTCGTATTCGATTTGTTCAATTTGATAAATTATACGTTTACGATTAGAAGGATGAGGATCATAGATATTAGCCCGCATAGAGAGGTCATCCATAATCTTACCAATACCTACTAAGATATTTACAATAGGAATTTGTTTAAGAGTTTTAGTAATCTTATACTCTTGAGGTCCTAGTTTCGTAAATGCAGCAGATAATTCAGAAGAGTATCCATACATTGCAGCAAATTGGTCTGCAAACTTTTCATCTACTTTACCGTATTTGGTATTTCTATCTAAGATTGCTTTAGAAAAAGTATGGCCAATTTCATGAAGTACGAAAGACATAAGTTCTGGAATAGTAATATAACTAGTAAAGATAGCACCAAGGTTTAAACAAACCAAGAGGTTTACTGGGAATTTCTTTTTATCAAATTTAGCACCACGAGAAGTTATGGAAACGTAGTTTTTAAGATTATCCAACTCATGTTCTTTGTCATTTGTGTCATAAGCTTTATCACTAATTCTATCTAATACAAATGGAATGGTATAAGCATTGATCGTAGGATCTGGATTGATAGTAAGGATTACTGCATTGAATCCAAATGCATCAGCAATTTGTTTTTCAATAGTCTTAAGAATAGGATCTTTAATAATCATTTTAAAGACTTTGTAATCTTTCAATGGTTGATCCTTATTATATTTCTTTTTAAGTTTCATCAAAAGGTCTTCAATACAAAGAACCTCATTTGTTTTACCAAAATAAACTTCATTTAATGGAATCATTCTACACCTCTATTTATTAGCATTAATAATCATGAATGCAAAGTATTTAAGGAATGCTTTTTGATAAGAGAGTTTTGTAGCAACCCTATGTTTTCTCTTTCTATATTGTAAAGAGTTATCACTAAGCATCTCTTCTATAATATCTTTAATTCTGATGAGAGTTTCATCTTTAGTATTAGGTTTTACTTGAGTAGAGAATTTAAAGAAAGCAATAGAAGCTACGTCTTTATTAGTAGCTTGAACCATATAAGATGCAATCATCAATGTAATCAATTCTTTAACAAGAGTAATATTATTACTATTATTGAAAATGCTTTCAAAGATACTTCTAACTTCTTCAGTCTTTACATTAGCATCTGCACACATAGTACAAGTCTTGTAATCTACTTGAGAAGTATTGATTCTTTCCATAGTCTTTTCAACGTATTGTTGTAATCTGAAAGAATCATTAGTGGTTAAGTTAAAAGCATTATCACCAGAGCCTTCTTCAGGAATTTGGTCTTTTTCATAAGTGATATATTCTCTCTTCTTATATGCTTCATAATAAAGAGTTGCAATATTCTTCATAAAAGATTTAATACGGTTGTATAACTGTTCAATTACATATACAACTTCTTCGTCATCAAAATCTTTTAGCATCTTCTCATAAGATGTAACCCATGTTTCGTTAATAGATTTTACAGCTCCAATAACTGTACCCTTAGATTTCAAATCAAACTTTTGAGATAGTTTGTTATTTACAACGTATTCCATAACGTGTCTATATTTAGAAGGGGCTACAGTTTTAAAGAACTCATAATGAACCAAAGGATAGAATTTAGCAGAGAAAGCTAAATATATATTAGCTAACTCAAGATTCTTTTTATCCTTCTTTAAAGAGAAATATCTTACTATACAAAGAGCTGCAATAGTCAAATCGTCTTTAGCAGAGTTAGGTTTAAAATGTAAGATGCTTGAATAATAAGTACCTTGCATTTTTTCTTTGATCTGTTCCATTGTAATCTTTAGAGCTTGATATAATTCTTCTTTATCATTATCTCTATATAAGATTCTATCACAAGGCATAGTATCGAAAAGCATTTCATTACGTCTTTGAATGAAACTAGACATACATCTTTTCCATGCCATCATATTTTTATTCATACTACTCTCTATAATAGGATATACATCCTTGAGAATAGCCTCAGTATTAAAGTTCTGTTTTTTAGGCATTGTTTCAGCATACCTCCTATCCAATTATATGAATGTCTCCTACTCTTATTTTATGCATTTAAGAAAAAAAAATAAAGAAGGAGGAAAGGTTCCTTCTTTATTTTTCTACATTATTAATTTTATTCATAAGGAGAAATAAAATGAATATGATGAGATAGTAGATAGTGTCGAGTGAATTGTATTGTTATGTGTTTTGTTATATTTGTTATTGAAAGGAAATTATATGATTCCATCCACCAGGGAGTATAGTTTGATTTGTTCAATGTCAGTGTATTATACAATGGATGGATTTTTAAACGATTCTGTTGTGAGAGTCTATTAAAATATTGACCTATCTAGAAATAATATTATATTTATTATACGGAAGATACATGCTTGGGGAAACAAACATGTGTAAAGCTAGATAGGTAAGGTTCACGATTTTGAGAGTTTACTTTTTTAGGGATTTATGTTAAACTGGGAGAGAGAACCTTTTTTGTTTGTAAACAAAGTTAGTTTGTCTGATTTTAGTTGAGTAACACTAAATACTATCTCATCACTATTATAGTATATAACCAAAAAAATATTTAGGATATGGAAATTAATCCATATCCTAAATTGGTTATATTTAAGCATGTGCTAATACAACTCTAGTTGGAGATTTCAATAATCTTTCACCAGAGCTAATTGTACTTCCTTCTTTAATAGAAGATACTTGAATGGTTTCATTCTTTCTACCTTGATAAGATACTAACACATCTTCTTCTGTACAAGGCCAGATATTTAAGATAGAATCATCTTTCTTAAGTTTGATAACTTTAGTACCAGCTTTACCTCTATTAGAACGAGCGATAATATCTAAAGATAATTTATTTACATAACCATCTTTAGTTACCACAATCAAACTAGTAGCTTTAGGTAATACAAAGTTCATTCCATCAATCAAACTAGTTGCAGTAGATGCTCTATTACCTTTAGTAGAACGTTTTAGATATGGAACTTCTTTAGAATTGATACGCAATACTTTACTACCAGAATAGATTAATAGGTCCATCTTATCTGGTCCAAATAGAATATCTTGTACATAATCGCCTTCATCTAATTTACTATAGATAATACCAGATGGAGGAGCTGTTAAGATATCACTAATATCAATCTTCTTAATGAAGCCTCTTCTACTAACTACGAATAGATAGTTATGATATTTAGAATCTACTAATTTCTTAACTGTAGATTCACTTACAGCACAAGCAATATTGGAAGTAGCATATTTATTCAATACACGAATATCTACACCATTAGAACCTTTAGCTGCGATAGGAATCTTATGTACTGGCATCTTGAATACTTTGCCTAGAGAGGAGAATACCATTACATCTTCATCGTTTTCCACTTTGATTACAAAGTTTACTTCATCTCTATTTAAAGAACCTACTTCCTCATTTTCACCAATCTTCTTAATGAAGTTATTCTTAGTGAATACAAGTTTGAATGTACCAGGAGCAATACCAGATGCTTCGGATTTAGAGATAATACGACACATACGTTTGGTATTATATTTATTCTTAACCTCTAGCATTTCTTGAATGATGAGTCCATCAATCTTATCTTTATGAAGAAGGATATCCATAATCTTAGCAACATTAGCTTCTAGTTCTTTTAACTCCGCTTCATATTTAAGACGATAGCCTTCTGTTAGTTTGTTCAAACCAGTTTCTAATAGATACTTGGCTTGAAGATTTGTAATCTTTAACTTATTAGCCATGAAATCTATTAATACTTGATTATCGGTAGTCTTTTGCTTTCTAATCGTATCAATGATAGAATCCAATTCTTTCTTCTTGGATAATACATAAAGCAAGAATCTTCTTTCATGAATAGAAGTTTTATACTTTTGAAGCAAAGAATTCAAACGTCTTGTTACTGTCATGCGTCTAAAGTTGATAAAGTCTAATAGATAATCTCTATAGTTCATAGTACATAGTTTATTATCTTTGATTACGATAAGACGTACTTGACGTGTTTGTCTAATAGCTGTATTAGCATATAAGTACTCTTTAACAAAGTTAGGATCAGTGCCTTTCTTAAGAGTAATAACTTCATCAAAGTTTGTAATACGTTCACCCTTAACCATAACTGTCTTTGTTCTAGATACATGGTCTTGGATATATGGCATTTTACCACTCTCTACTAATTTGATAATAGAATCTTTAACAGAATCGAAATAAGTAAAGTCTGGTAAAGATTTAATAAACAATGCTGGGTGTCCTTGGTATTCACCAGTTTCAATAATACCTTGTGCTACATAAGTACCATTGCCAGTCTCATTAATCTTTTTCCAATCAGTATCTAGTAATTCACAAGACATACATTCATCTGGAATTAAACAGAATTTATGTTTTGGATCTTTCATCAAGGAAATAGTAGTATCAATTACTTCTCCAAGATTATGAGATGGGATAGAAGATTTGATACCTACAGCAATACCCACTTGTCCTAGTACCAATAATGCTGGAACTCTTGCTGGTAAGTATAATGGTTCTTCAGCTCTTTTATCATAGTTCTCAACCCAGTCAGTAGAGTTTTTATCTTCATAGATATCCCTAGCAAATACATCTACTGCAAACTTACTAATTTTACACTCAGTATAACGTGGAGCTGCTGGATTAGGATTTGCTTTAGAACCCCAAGATCCAGAACCTTCCATTGTTGGATACTTGGTTGAGAAATCATTAATCATATTTCTAATGGCCATTTGTACTGATGCATCACCATGTGGGTTATATTTACGAATAACCTGACCCATGATATTCGATGTTTTGATGAATCCTTGACCTCTAAAGTCATTTGCTGCACACCATAGGATTCTTCTGATAACTGGTTTTAACCCATCGACCATTTCTGGAATAGCCCGATTTCTTGCTACATAGATAGCATAGTCTTGTAAATCTTGCCGAGATTGTTCTGCAATATTTACATCAATAACTCTTTCCGCCATTATTGTATTCTCCTTACAAAAAATTATTAATTTTTGGTTTTAAAACCTGTTTTCATGTTCTAGATTAAAGCTTATAGGCCTTAATCTATAGTACTTAATTTATCAAATTCATTATAGCTACATAATGGTTCTATACCTCATAAGGAATTATCTGATAAGTACTAAATAAGGGGATAGAGTATAGATAGCGATAAAAGTTTTGGGGTGGATATATTGTTAATAATTTTGTGTGTTGTTAGGTTGTTAGATCACAATAATTAGGGGTGCAATATATCCAGTGTTAGTATATTCACGTTTCATACAGTGTGAGAGTGTATTATTTTGTTTATTTGAGTTCAATAGGGAGAGAACTCTTATAGGAGTATTTATGTGTCTTACTATGCTATCTATACTCTACACTGTTATAGTATATAATTATATCAAATTTTAGAAAAGGCAACCCCTAGAGCTTATTATAGCTCTAGGGAGTATTTTAGTAAATCATAGTTTTAGTATCATGAGATAACTCAGGGCCTATTTCATTATGAGAAGGATTTACACGTTGTTCAATGTATCCTCTCAATTGAGTCAAGTGTTCATTCAAGTAGTTGTTGTCTATATAGATTATGAAATAACACATTGTGGATTTCAATGGTTGCTTAAATCTGATTTCAAAGTTTATCCAATCAATCTCTGTATCAACAAACTCAAATGAGTTATATATCTTAATATCTAAGAATACCTCTGGTGAGATTGCTATAGATTTTGTGTAGTCTATAATATCTCTAAGATCACCGATTAAACCATCGAATTTAATCTTCATAAGTTTACCATCTTTAATATCTTGAACTTCTTTTTCATCAGTAAACTCATATTCAGATTTGATATTCCATTGCCATCCTTTTTCATTATGAGGTGGTATTCTAGATGCATTCATCAATGAAGTTAAAGCAGATGCTTTATCAAGAGTAGTACATTGAATATTGTCTCTAAGTTTCAAGGAATAATATGCATAGAATTTAGGAGTTGGGAACCTTACATTGGTATCAAAAGATACACCATAGTCAGACTTAGCCATACCAATATCACTACCAGAATCGACTGATATATCATTTGTCTTAATATGGATAATTGTCTGTGGTACTTTGAGGAAGTATTCCATATTATGAGTAGCAGCATTGAATTTATATAATACTGGTAATCTTGAATGGGAGTTAACGTAGTGTAAGAATCTTGTTACGTTTAGTATATCCCCATCTTTAATACAGATACCCAAAGCATCGTCTGCTAGTTGATTCATAAGTTCTTTAGGAAGGGGATAGTCTATATCGTTATAATGCTTTTGCGTACCACCAGCTCTAAAAGCCATTTGACACATCTTAGCAATATCTAATTGAATACCTCTGCCATTAAACTTCATTCTATAGTTGAAGTTCATCATAAGCATTTCCATAGTCATAGAAATGAATAATGATTTATCTCTATCTACAAACCAAGCATCTTTATAGGTACAACGATTTGTATATAAAAGCATACCCATATTATGAAGATCAATATTCTCTCTATTGAAGTTCATATCTAATTCAGGAGTAATAACTACTGCTGGTTTATTTACTACAACTAGGTCTTTAGTTCTTCTACGTCTAAATGGATTAAGCATATGCTCACTATCTAACCATTGAGTTTTGAAGAACTTATCACCAAATTTATCAAAGAACCAAGCTCTCATATATTCAATACAACATGAGTATGCTTGGTTTACAGATGGTACTATAAGATTTGTTTTTAAGTTATGCTCATAGCTTTTAGAAAGTTCTAATCTTACTAGATCTTTCTTTCCAGCTAGTTCTTGTATTTCTTCATTTGATAATACTTTAATATCGGTTTGTTCCATAAGTTCACCTCGCTATTATAGAGATGTGGTAGAAATAAGCAAAAAAAATAAAAAAGATATATGGGGCCACACAGGGCCCCATTATTATAACACAGTCCAAATTCACTATTATAATATATAACTGAATATGAACATTTTTACAAAAAAAAGAAGCAGTATTAAACTGCTTCTTCTTCTTTCAAACCGCTTTTTAGTAGCGATTTCGTTGCTACTAAAGATAGCGCTTTTAATCCATTGATACGCTTATTAAACGCATCTAATTCTAATCTTGCTTCTTTCCTAAGCTGCTCTTGACTCTTAAACGCTGCAAAAGGATTATATATTCTATAATAGAACATATATCTTATGTTTCCACTCATAATTTGCGTTTCATTTAATAAATCACAATGTCTTTGTGCATCTAAAGGAGATTCAAACTCTTCATGAGTTTCGGAAACTTTACCAGTTTCCAAATTTATTCTGTAAGTCATAAATGTATTCTTTTCCATTTTTGTTTCCTCCTATTATTAAATACCAAAATGGAATAATAGACTCTCACATCTATTTCACTACTATAGTATATAACTAATTTAAAGGAGTTTTACAAAAAAAGAAGCAGTATTAAACTGCTTCTTCTTTTACCATTTTAGCTATAAGTTTATTGGCTTTATCTAAAACATATTTTTCATTTTCTATCAATTTAAATTTAATTTGGATTTGTTTCTTAGCTTCTAGAAGTAGTTCCTCTTTTTTAATAAACAGATTAAAACAACTATCTTCTGCATCATAATAATAGAAGCAGAATAATGGCACACTAATATATACTGAGGCTATATTTAATTTATAGCAATATAACATTGCCCTATCTTTGTCTTTAAATCTTGCAAGAGATTCCTCAATGTCTCCGTTTCTTAAATTTAATTTATATATTTTAAACATTTTTATCCATCCTGATTATAGATTATATATACCTATATTCACTATTTATAATATCTAAGCAAAGATATCATCTTCATATATTATATTTATTGGTCTGATTTTAAAGCCTCTATAAATTATATTAGCCTTTTTCTTTGTCTTACCATTCTTTGTAATAATAGTAGTACTATATTTTCCTTCATGTGTTGGATTCATTATGTATGGTATTCTTATATTCATAATTATCACCACTTACATTGCAGAAAGTTTCTTAACAAATAATTTATGTTGTCTAACCAACTCTTCTAGCATTTCCATAGTGAAATGAGTTTTCTTATATAGAGGAACAGCGTATACGGAGTTCAATTCAAAGTATTCATTAAGACCATTCTTAGTATTAATATAACCTCTAAAGTCTATAATCTCTCCATCTTTATTAAGTGCAAAGTGTAGACTCCTATAAGCATTATTATCTTTATTCTCTAAAACTCTACCACTAGGAAGGATAGCTCCTCTATCTACTTTATCAAAGATATTGAATTTGATTAAATCATCATTCATATCTGTTATCATGATAGAACTCCACTCAGTAATTACTCTATCAATCGCTTTTACTATTTTTTCATTAAGTTTCATAGTTTAAATCTCCTTATTTGTAATAACTTATCGTTCAGTATCAATATCATCTACTGTAAATGATTGAAGAGTCATATCATTTAACTCTTCTTCAATATTAGATAATTCTTTATTCATTTCATTAAGTCTATCTAATATTCTATTTACAGAAGGTTTATTTCTATAACAATTATACTTACCAATAACACTCCTTATTAAACAAATAACTTTATGGAGTTCTCCTTTTGTATTAATAGTTGGTAGTTTTAAAGATTCTAGTATTTGTTCTTCTTCATGACGATCTTCCATCTGTTTCAATCTATTATTAATTCGATTAATAGAATTATCAGTTAAGGATACATAAATACTATCTTTTAAACTTTCTTTATCTAAAGATTTGAAAGTGTCAGAGCTTATTAGAGCATCTATATATTCATCAGAGTTTAATACTTCTTTTGCTCTTCCTATATTTTCTTCCCTATTAAATAATGATCCATCTTGTATGCCATTTAATATAGTTTCGTCTACTTTAATAGGATAGCAAATTTGTTTCATATAACTATCTTTAAATCTATCTTCTGCTTCTTCCATTGTATAAATAGAAGTTAATAATGCACTTTTATAATTACCTTCGATACTATTAACTATTTTAGGAGGGTATATTACATAATCTTTATAAGTCAATTCTGCATTGTTTCTATAATAGCTAATGGCTATAATATAATATATAGAATTTGAATCAGATAATTCGGCTTGTTTATTGATAATGCTGTTTAATTTAGAATTCATTTTTAAATCTCCTTAAGTTAAAAAAGAAGAGAGAGGAATTACTCCTCTCTCTTATAAATTATTTATCTTCTTTGTTTTCTTTACCAAATTTTTCCATATTAGCTAAAGCTTTATTTGTCATGGCAGCCATTCTTTTAAGAATTTCTCCAGCTTCATTAGAAAATTCTTCTACCTTTTTACTAACAATTTCTCTTTGTTCTGGAGATAAGGCATTTCTTATAGCAATATCATTACCAATTTCATTAATTTTCTTAATAAATTCATCTTGTATAGTTTTTACAGCTGTATCACCTTTATTAGTTTCTTTAACATAATTTGGATTAGGTAAGATACATGTTTGAGTTATGAATTCAGGTTCTCCATTACCTTCTTCATACTTTTCGTTTTTGAGCTTCCTAGTTTCAGTTATATATTCAACATTAGGAGCTTCACTAAATTTTTCTTTATAAAGATTTTTGAATTGAGCATCAGCTTCTTTTAAATACTCATTAACTTCTTTTAAAGTACCAACGGCATTGATTAGAGGTTGAAGAGTATCATTATCCAATCCTTTTTTGCCTAAATCAAAAATGAATTGTTTTAATTCTTTTCTATATTCTTCATATCTATTAACCAAACCTTCTACATATTGAGTGTCTTTATACTCAATAATATCTTTTGCTGTTCTAGGTTCTACGTCTTTTCCTATTAGCAATTTTAAATTATCATTAGTAACAAATTTTAGATGATTAGTATCTTTAGCAATATCTCTTTCAACAACAGTATTCATAACTCCACTAATATCTAATTCATGTAAATATTCTGGAGTGTTGAAGAATGCTTTGACAAGTTCTTCATGCAAGTCTCTATCAAAGAAACGACCATTAGCAATATCTTCAGAAAGATCTCTAGGATCAAAATAGAAGTCGTTTGTAACTGAACGATATAGCTCATCAGTTACTAGATATGCTATTTTGTATAGAGTGCTATTGTCTTTGCTTTTGCTATAGTTGTCATAATCTAATTTAGTATTCATACTAATAACTTCATCTATAGATCCAGTAATATCCCAGTATTTATTGAAAGATTTAATTTGAGGGAAGTATTCGCTACCATAATTCACATAATTAAAAGTACCAGATGTATTCTTCTCAGGATTGCCATCGAATACCAATGTCATTATTACTCTAAGTTGTTCCATTTTTGTTTCTCCTTTTTCATATTTCGTAGAATGTAAATCATTTAGATTAGTAGTACCAAGAGTATCTCTCATAATATCTTCTACTCTAATTTCTTCTAAAGCCATTTTAATATCTCCTATTTTTCTTTCTTTTCTATAGCAGATTTATAAATACCAGTTTCTTGATCTATCTTGCTATTTAGATCTTTAACTACTTTCTCTAAATTAATGAAAGCATTCTTATACATAGTAACTGCTAAATTCAAAGATTCTTTATCACAATCATGAAGGTATTGTTCTAATTCATTAGCTGTATCTTCTAGTTCTAATAAATCTACATGATTATGAATATTAGCAACGCATGTATCTGTTAAATCATTTAAAAGATCTAAGTCTACCAATTCTAATCCTAATCTAACATAATCTATTGGATCTACATTAGCAAATTTTAAATGAATACTACTTAATACTTTCTTAACAGGAAGATTATCCAATACATCAGATCTGTCTAAAGCATGAATATACTCCATAGTATCAAAGAAATTTTCCATGTAGTCTTCTTGTAATTCTCTATCTAAAAATTTCTCTTTCTCTTCTTCACTTTTACCATAGTATTCACTAGCAGGTACTACATAATACATCGTATCATATATTCTACCTTTAGTACGATCTGTAAGTTTAATAACATCCACTAGGCTTTGCATATAATCAGTGGTAGTAAACTTATAAACATATACTGGCTTGTAGTTCTTATTATCTTCTGGTATTCCGCATCGACCGTACCAATAATCACGCCCCTTTCTAAATTTCATTTTCATTAAAATATACATTTCATCCTTTTTCATAAAATAAACCTCCTATAATAAAAATAATAACTCTTGATAGTATTTCTTATGGTAGTATACTATCATGATTATAGTATATAAATATATCGTAATTTACAAAAAAAGAAGCAGTCATTAGACTGCTTCTTGTTCTTGCTCCCAAGACTCATCTATCTTTTTAGATAAGTCATTGTAAGCGCGTTCGTGGCGTTCCATTCTGATGCGTTCGATCCTTGCCACTTCCTTACGGAAGCGTGCCAACTTACGGTATTTACCAGCCATTTTATAGGCAGCTTCTATAACTTCAATACCAGACGGAGTTGAGTTAAAGTAGCACCATCCTGGGAATTCTGGATCGTCCTCCCACCAGGACATCCAGTCGTCTGTACCATTATATTCCATCTTTTCTACAGGATAACCTAGGGCTGCAGCGTATCGTCTGCATAGTTTCTCTCCTAGTAGCTCTGGGTGAAATTCTGCCCAGTCTCCAATCAAGAGATCAGATTTTAAAATCTTCAATGCATTACGTTCGAATCGTGTAGTAGCTTTCACTAATACACTTTCAAAAGCTTCGTCAGAATATCTTTGTTGTAAAAATACTTTCATTTTTCTTTCCTCCTATAATCAAAATAAAATGAAGTAATACCAATAGACTCTCACATCTATCTCAGTATTATAGTATATAATCATAAATACATATTTTTCCAATCAGCTATAGTATCAGGAAGTTCTTTCAATCTAGCTCTTAATAATACTTCATCTCTTTTAAAAGTCTCTACTAATTTAGCAGCTCTTCCTTTTCTCCATAGTCTATATACTGCTATTAGATGCATTAGTTTATAGAAAGTAAATCTGATATTAAGTTCTTCTAGTGTTCTACCATTACCATTAGTAATAGAATATAGAAATACATTGAGTTTATACTTACTTAGTTCATCACAATATATCATTGCATCATATAGATCAGGAAGTATCTTAATATCGATATAGTGATCAATAGAATCATCATAACTCATTATTATGATATGATAGTCTATCTTATTCTTCTTCTCTAATCCTAATAGGGATTTTATCTTCTTCTTGAATCTTCTGAATCTAGTATCAATACAGTCTTTAGGAATAGTACCATTATTGAGTAAATCTTTGATTTCATTAATAGATAAAAATCTATCTGGATTTACTGATATACAATTCATCTTAATATAGGGATTCTTCATTTCTAATTCCTTTCTGGGTTGGATAAAAAGAGCAGCAATTTTGCTTATACCTCCGTACCCCACTATAAATACTCGAAGTTACATACCTACTGAAAGGATACGGTTTCAAGTTAAACTATTTAGTTTAATCTTTTGACAATCAAAATCTACGATTTTGAATTGACAAAATCAGAGTACTAATAAATTACTCTTTTTTATTTATAATATATTATTATTTTTCATATTAGATTGAAGTTTTCGACTTTTTCTCTTTTTACACAAAAAGAAGGTATACCCAATTAAGGGTATACCTTATAGGAGATTTAAATATGAAAAACAAAAAAAATATCTACACCACAATTCTAGTTGAGTAGTTTAAGTACATGTTTTTATATTATCCTAAATAAAAAAAAATAACCGCTATAAAGGAGTAGGAAATATAGCGGTTATTTAATTTAAAGGATTTTACCCCAAATTACTTTGAAGTGGTTTTTAATATGTTCTTTTTACTATTGTATCCAAAACGCTTTATATCAACGAATGGTACAAACTATGAAACAAAAACAAAGAATTCACTTAAACAAAGTTTAGTTCGTAATTTTTATTTTTATTTTCGAAAGGAATAATATAACTAGATATCACCATTAAATAGTTATATTAAATTCATGAAATGAGTGTAGTAAATCACAACCAAATAAAATTTACTACTTCACCATCTAATCAATTTTGTCTATCAATAATAGATATTTGCTAAAGGTGGCAACTATACAAGAGTGTATTAAGTGAGTTTAGATACTCAGTAGCCGTTCTTCACGGTCTCTTATTTGAGTATAGATTTATTTTTCAATTTAAACTGTTAAAAGATTTATCTTTATAAATTTTACAGTTTACAAAGCCGACTTATGATGCCCTCGGCGATGGGCTAAAGCTTTAAAGGTTTAAAGTGGGGGTTATTAAAAGTTTTGTAATTTTACAGTTTATTGTTCCATAGAGGATATTCGACGTATCGGAATATCCCCTTTACACCATCCCTCGGTTCCCCCTAACCGATAATATGCTGTATTTACCAATTTTATCTGGCTAGCTTGACAGGCTAGTGATTATCTGGGTAGCTTAACAGGCTACTGATAATGTGATATGTCTCTATTCTATATCATCATTTTTATTATAATTTGAAGGTCTTGATTCTAATATTTTGAGAGAGCCAAGAATCGATGACCTTCCTCAACGTGCTCTCCTAAACTCTTTATACCTTTATGCTTCTCTAGCAAATCTTTCTATTATATTGTAGTATTAATATTCGAATTCTACTTCTGTAGACGCATTAGCTACAGATAAAGCAGTATCGATATTAGTAATGTAATCCATAATTTGACGAACGTAATCAACGATAGCATTATTACCAACGAATCCCATAGGATCAGAGATAATTACTTCGTTAGCCTTACGGGCTTTTTCACGAGCTTTATCTACATCATCTGCGGAGTAAGCGCGTTTGCTATCTGCAGGGAATTTGCGATCAAGCTCTTGTTCGATGGCAATGGTTGCCTGTTCATCAAATTGGCGTTTCTTTTGAACGTCTAGATTATAACGATGCACAATCTTGTTTGCAAGTATTGCTAGATCCGCATAATACTTCTTACGAAGAATCGCATTAGCAATAGTTACTTTTTCTGTTTCAGCAACTTTTCCAGAAAGAACTTCTTTAATATCTAACAATACTGGAACTTCGATGTATGTTTCAGAGTTTGCTTTAATACGAGCATTATTTACAGCAACTAAACGTTTTTGTAATGCACAGTATTTATCAAAATCTGCTTTAATCAAAGATTCTTTTTGTTCTACTGTTTGAGGTCCAACGAATTTGTTATAGTCAAAATAGTAGTTCAAGATAGAGAAACTGTTATCGGAAACAATTTCTTCCATCTTTTTAGTAATTTTCTTGCCTTCTGCAATAAGACCTGCAATTGTCATCTTTTCTTTAGTCATAATAATCAATCTCCTTAAATTTAAAATATAAAATATAAAGTTTATTTGTAATATATTGTAATCGTCTTAGTAATTATTTAATACCACCTTGACGTTTTATATTGAATCCGCCGAAATGAATAAAGTCTTCGTCATTATCAAATCCTAAATAAGCAGATTCAATAGTAACGTAATCACCTCGACGTAAAGTACGCATAGCTGCATCAGCATCTTTATTTTCTGCTTGGATAGCTACAGCTTTATCAGCCATACGTCTTGCTTTATCATCAGTTGTATCATATTGCATGAATGGTGCTAATGTAACAACAGCAGTATTACCATCAATTTTAACACCAACTACATAGCCACTAATTCTAAAGCCTTTATTCTTTTCCAAATAACCAGTTAATTTTGTATTCTTGGAAGGTGGTTGTACACCGTCTACCATTTCAGATACAATTTCATAGGTTGTAATGTCCTTATAGGACTTAGGTTCTGCAGGACCAGAGATTGCATGGTATAGCCCATGCAATCCACTATTAATACCACCAATTACCATAACAGCAATTAAGAAACCAACAATATAACCAATCCATTTAGTTTTGAAATAGTGTTCACTAATAGTGCCAAATACAATTACTGATTTTTCGAAAGCATTACCTGTAGTACCTTCTAAATTTTTGCTAATCTTTTCTGTTAAAGCCATTTTGTTTTCCATGATTTGTTCTCCTTAAATTTTAAAAGTTTTAAATAAAGTTTAAATTAAAGTAAATAAAATAAGTCTTTAGGAGCAGCCTTTCTCCAGTCTATATGCTGTACTAATAAACTTAATATATTAGCAAACCAATTAGACTTTCCTACTGTTCTCAAACTTGTAAGATAATCATAGTTTTCTAGTTCCATATTCTTTTGAATAAAGGATTCTATTTCAGATTCGATAACCATAATTCTATTATTGGTTACATCTCTTAAGATATTAATATCTTCTCTATCCATATGACGGATAGATTCAATAATCTTAATATCATTTTGATATTCGAAATAAGTTCTTTCTTCATTAGAAACAAGATTTTCTAAACTATCTTCTGGTAGCTTAAAGAACTGTAGTATCAGAGAAATTTTCTCCTTGTCTGATTCTTTAATAGATATTATATTATTGATAGATTCCTCCTCCTCTATAAAAACATATCTATCATCACAATACCTAAAAAAGAATTCTCTGATAAGAGGTACAAATAAATCAGTGGTCTTCATACCATATTTAGAGAATACTATTGTTATATTCTCTGAACACTTTTTCTTATCAATAGTTCCGATAACCCTTAAATTGATTATAGACGCTATTTCAATAATGCCATCAGCATCATTAAATAATAAATTGAACTGTGGAACGAACCACAAGCCCATATGGGCGTCTATCTCTTTAAAGATGGACTGTATCATATAGTTTTCACCTCCTTTAAATACACTATATTCATTATTATAGTATATAATTATAACCAATTTTAGAAAAAAAAATAAAGGGCTCAAAAGAGCCCAATATTTTTTACCAGTTCACATCAAATTTTTGAACTGCCTTTGTAAGGCCACGTTCATCTTTGATGATGCACTTAGGATCAGTCGTAGGACTAATGAAGTCCTTACGTTCAGGATACGTTGTACGCACCAATGTAGGCACAATGTAATACAACCCTTCTACTTCCTCAGGAAGCTCAATTGGTAGAGTCTCAGTTTTACCAAATACTAATTCTCCCTTTTCCTCCTCTGTTGACATAACAGGTAGTCTTAGGGCTGCGTCTTTACCAACTGTTGGAAATGTAATACTAAATGAACGATCCTTTGCCTCATAAGTTGTATCATGAGGGCAAAGATTTAAGTATTTACCAGCTTCTAATTCTACGATTAAGCTATTGAAAATAGTTGCATAAGTTGTCATTTTAGTTCCTCCTATAATAAATAATAACCAATGACAAAATGAATATCAGACTCTCACATCTTCTATTCACTATTATAGTATATAATTAAAATGATATAGTTTTACAGTACATTATGAGACAGATTCAACCTCCTAAGCCTAAATCTGGCTTAGGAGATAGGTTGTTTTAGTTATCATTTAAAGGGTCGTTAGAGAGTGTAGTGTCATCTATTGGAAAATAGTATAATAGGTCATTTCTATGAGATTCAGTAAAATCACCGTAACTGAAGTTGCATTCCCTACCTACTATTTGGATTCTTGTATCATATCCAGTTCCATCTTCAAATCTCATATTATCTAATAGATAAATCTTATTACCAGCAACTGCATATAATTTAGAAGTATTATATTCTTCTATAAAGAACATAATATCATCATAGTGTAATCTTCCAAGAGTATTAAATCTGTCTGGTACTACATAGAAATATGATGTATACTGTTCTTCTTTCATCCATTTAATCCAATCTAAGTGATTAGGGAATAGATTCATATAATCATTAGGAAGGTATCTATCTGCAAAGAAGTCAAACAAGAAATCTCTATCTGTAATCAATTCTTGATACTCTTTTCTAAATTGTTCATTAAGATCATCATATGGTAATTCAATAATATAAACACCATTGTCTTTAATATTCACATCATAGCACTTACCAGTGGATCTTAGTTTTAAAGCGTATAATGGAGAGAAGCTAGATCTTTCTTCTTTAATATTGAAATAGATTACGTCAATATCTGATAAGTCGAATTTGATATCCTCTTTAGTTTCATCTTCATTATCTAATAATAGAACGTTATCTATAGCTTTACATTTAATGAGTCTAAGCCATTCTCTAAGTTCAGTTTTCTTCGGTTTATATTTATTAATCCTAGCATTCCTAGTAAGATATTTTTTAGCCATAACTCTTATAACTCCTAAACTAAGTAAAATCCATATTGTGTATTATCCATATGTGAAAAAAAAATAAAGACCCTCTAATGAAGGCCTTTATTTCTATTAATCATTTTCTTTTTCAATAGTAAAATCTTCTATTATGTTATTATACATTACCAATTTGCTATTAGCTGATTTGATTCCAATACTACTTATCATATCAACAACTTTTTTAAAGTTATTTTTAATCTCTTCATTCGGAGCTATATTCTTTATACTTTGATCACATAGCCAATCAACAAAAGTTGAATGATCACTATAAGGCATAGCAGCATCAAAATCTATTTCTTTATTCTCCATGAATTTTTCAAATACCATATAATTGGCAGCTGAGTAAGTTATTAATTCTTCTGCTAATTTATTAAAGTCATCTCCATCTTTAGCATAGAACCAAGTAACAGGAATCTTTCTTCGATATCTATTACCATATGGGCTTTCTAACCATGCATGCTCCTCAACAATCCGTTCTCCAATTATCTTACAGCATACAAAATCCGCAGTCTCTCTTATTTCTATATTTGATAGATATCTAAAAGGTTCTTTTCTTTTAGAAGTTAATCTAAGAGTATTCATCAATACTTGTTTTATATAGGACTTCTCATCAGAGGTTAGCATATAACATTGTTTCATCGTAATGATCTCCTTCTACTTCATTATCATGGCCTAGTATTTTAACTACAAACTCTTCTGCTCTATCTTTTACATTACAGCTGAATACAGGATGTTTTACTGAATTCCATCTAGCAGTACTATTCAAATCTTTAGGTATTTGATCCAAACCAGTTTCAAAATAGTATATGTAGTAGCATGCAATTTCTTTTAAGATCTCTCTAAATCTATTAACGACTTCCTCATTTGTCTGTGGACGGTCTCCTAAGATCTTATCTACATACACATTTAATTTTTCATATTTTCTTTTAAAGCCAGTATACACGTCATATCTTTTTCTTAAGTGTAAAGATACTCGTACATAATCGTTTTGTTCACTAACAACTACTTCGAAATCATCACCTATAGACATATAGGCTCTATATTCTGGATAGGAACTATTATTAGAAATATAATGGTTTGCTATCTTTGAAACCATTGATCTAATATCCTTTCGATCTCTTTGATCTAAATATAAATAATATCTCATTTTTTAATCTCCCCTATAATAGCATCATAGTCTGGACTATCTGTATATTTATCATAGTTCTCTTTAATAGAGTCCCTGGCCCAGCCCTCAATATTATTTGGTTTATCATCAAATACTATGATATCGGCATAAGTAAATCCAGGCATAAACCCTGGTTGTCCTGGCATACCAGTTTGTGGTTCTATTTCTTTATTATTTTCCAAATCAAAAGAATCAATGACGTAAACAAAAGCAGTTGTTTCATCTAGATATTCCACTTTACCAACTATACCAGATCTTAATTCTCCAGTAATTTCATCATTCCACTGGATTTCGTCTTTTAATTGTGGGATTTGTAATATACTCCTATGAATCATTTTTATTCCTCCTTAAATATTTAAATCTTCAAAATATGATTCCACTATTATAGTATATAATTGAAAGCAATTTTTTACAAAAAAAATAGAGATGGGAAATTAATCCCATCTCTAATATTTCTAATCTACATTAGCACCATATTTAGATTTAAATTCTTCTATCTTGGATAATTGGTTTTGATTATACTTATATCTACCAATACCAACTAAACTGTTTAAGTTAATAAGAATATCCTTAAATACATTGATTGAAGGATTCATCTTACCATCATCTCTAGATATACAGAATGCATTTCTAGGAGAATATACAGCTTCGCATGCTTCTTTAAATTCTTTATTATAAAGCATTAAAATATTAAGTGTATCCCCGTCAAAATCCGCAGCTAACCCATCTAATGTATATACATCAATACCCATTGTATAATCTAGAGTACATCCTACAACTCTTTTATATACGATTGATTGATAGAAAATAGTTGGGTTACGATTGATCAATACAGATACTCTATTAGTATTAATCAATTCATTGATAATTTGCAATACTCTTTCATCTACTTTAAGAGATGCATAGTACCAAATTTTATATGCCTGAGCATATGTAATATTATAAGATTTCTTAATAATATTAATAAGTCTTTGTTGCATTAAAATACATAAACCAAAGTATGGTAATGTAATCTCATCCATTCTTAATTTAGGATTAGGCACAATAACCGAACGTTCAGAGAATGCAGTACGTCCAGATATGATAGATCTTAAAGTACCTTTCTTACCAGATAAGATAGCAATGATTTCTGTAGTTAAGTTTGTTAACTTAGATTGCATATCCCATAACAATTGGTTTTGATATTTCTTATTTCTATAAATAGAGAGATTATTCTTATTTACAGTAGCAGCAAGTTTTGCTAATAAGTTGAAATCAGCATTTGTGGATTCAAATGTAAATCTATGATTTTCTACCTTAGCAATACGAAGTTGTGTAGTATATACAGGAATAGAGTGAATAAATACTTTATCTCTTTCCTTCATAATCTCATCATAGAATTCCTTCTTAGCAGGTTTCTTCTTATAGAAGTATTCAATGATTTCGTCAAAGTGATCTCTAAAACCCATCAATCCAATACCAGCAAATCTAGTATCTAAAGATGCCTTTTTACGTTTACCGTATCCACCACGTTTAGACTTCTGTTTTAAGATACGTTTATCGTATTGGGTCATAGGCTGACCATTAGCATCTAATTCTACAGATGGCTCTATAATCTCTTCTAAATTATTCTTACCAATCAAGCTAGAGATTGTTAGGAATAGCAATGGGTGGATAAGACAGAATTCTTCTTTAATCTTAATCCAACCGAAATATGTAAAATCCACGCCTACAGATTTGACTTCTGTTCCACAGATAGGGCAAACCCAGTTCTTATCACCTGGTACAGAATAAAATGCACCTTGTGTACAACCATATTTACAAGAGTATCTATTAGAATATGGGTTCTTATCTTGTAATGATTTACCATATTTAGAACTGAAAATAGAGTCATCTGATTTTAAAGCTTTGTTGATAGGTTGTGGTTCTTTGATAATAAAGCCATGCCCATTAGTGAGGTCTTTACGGCATTCCTCATCAAAATTGATCATCTCAAATTTAGTGAAATAATCAAATTGTTCACTCCTTGGATAGGCATTTGCGCTATTGTGATCCATCTTAAATTCTCCTCCTTTTTAATACCTTAAACAAAAAGAATTAATAATAAGTAAACGGGTTTGTAAAAATAAAACCCGCTAAGTACATTTAGTACTTAGCGAATCTTATTTCAAAATTATAGTATATAACCCATTATTTGATTGAAGACTTTTTATAATTTTTATAAGACTGAATTAGGAATTCTATCTTAGTCAATGGAACTACAATGCTTCTAACCCTAGCAGACAATTCCAACTTTTCTTTTATAAAACCTACAAATTCTTTCTCTATGATATAACTACAAACCTTATCATATGAATCAATTATTCTTTTCTTCATTTCTGGTGGTTGATCATATGTGTCAGCACTAAATTTTACTTCAATAGCACTTTCTTTTTTACCAGTTTTTAATTCTACAATATATAAAAATTTATGTTTGTCTTCAACTGTAATTTTGAAATTCCCTGATACCATTTTTGATATTCCTTCACCTTACATTAAAATTTCATATCCATTCTTGAGATACTCATTATAATGTCAGACCTATCCAAATATACTATGGAGACATTTATATAATTCTAAAGATTCATATGAAAGGAGTTAACCTTTTATGGCATTAAAAGTTGTAAAACGACAAGCTAAAAGAATAACAGATCCTAAAGATATTGAATATCTTTTGGCTATAACAGAGGACGAGTGTACTAAACTATCTTTTGCAATGGATATGTTTGGGGAATTTAATGATACAAGAAGATTTCAACCATATGACCTAGTTGATATTCCAGTTGGAAGTTATGGTCCTGAAGGTAATAAGAATACAAATATTATCAAAACCACTGTAGGTATTTGGGTATTTAATAAGGCATTTATCGAACAAGACTTATTTGAACTATTTGGTTATATCAATGAACCTATTACAAGTAAGATGTTTAAAAAGATCAATAAACAAGTTTCTTATGCAGTAGTAGAAGATAAAGTACCTTTAGATGCATTAAAACGTCTTATTACTAAAACAGAAAAATTCCAACCATATTGCAACATCTTATCTGCTTCTATTACTGAAAATATGATGAGCATTCCTAAAGCTATTTCTAAAAAGAAACAAGAACTATTAAAGAAATATGAAAAGGAATTAGATGAGCATGATCCAGTAGTATCTCAAAAAATAGAACAAGAACTAATCAAAGATTGCAAAGAAATGCTTAAAGATGATCCATCTATTGATATGATTAATTCTGGTGCTAAGATTGACTGGAACAATAACTTCAAAAACATGTTTGTTATGAAGGGTGCATCTAAAAACCCTGATCCATTAAATCCTAATGGTGAATATACTGTTATTAAATCTGACTTAACTACTGGTATCAAACCTGATGAATATGCTGCATTCTCTGACTCTCTAGCATTTGGTCCATATGCTCGTGCTAAGAAAACAGCCGATGGTGGTGCATGGGAAAAAATCTTCGTTAAAGCACTAGAACATTTAACTGTATTAGAAGAAGGTTCCGATTGTGGTACTAAACGATATAAAGAAATTCTTTTAACTGGTGATAATATCGATGATTGGATGTATAGCTATATTGTCGAAGGTTCTAGATTAGTAGAGTTAACTTCTGACAATAGAGATTCTTATATTGGTAAAAAAGTAAAATTAAGATACTCTGGTCTATGTGAATCTGAAAAGGGTATTTGTAATAAATGTGCTGGTAATCTATTTACTAGATTAGGTATCAAAAATGTAGGGGTTGCGTCATACGTTATTCCTGCAAAGATTAAATTGAAATCTATGAAAAACTTCCATGATAGTACTGTTAAGACATTCGATATGGAAGAATATGGTTATGATAAAATCTTTGGTTATTAAAATCTTATCCCCTACTAGATTAATTCTAGTAGGGGTGTTTTTAGTACTATAAAAAGTGTAACAGCAACAGTTAACAATACAGCAACTATTGTAACCCATATAAGGATCTCTAATCTTTCTTCTTCAAGGGCTAGATCTATAACAGTATAAATATCATCAACGTATTCATCAATAGGTTTTGAATCTATCATATAATCAGAGTCGTCTGTTTTGATATCTTTTTTATTTGTTTTCATATTAGATCTATACCTAACATATTCTTCATTAGATCCTTCTTTCCTAAATCTTTCAAAAGCAAGATTTTTAACCATTTCTCTTAATGCTTCCCTCATATATAAATCACCATCCTCTTTACTCCTTAGTTTCTATATTAATAAAAAAGAACCCCATAGGAACAAAGTCCTATGGGGATAGATTTTATTAGAAGTAGATACGATAGATGATATCCCAAGAAGCACCTAAGTCATTTAAGAACTTATTAGGGAAGTTGATTCTTGTGGCTGGACGAATATCTTGATAGTAAGTATATCCATCTTCACTTTCTTTTTTATATGCTAAGCATAAGCTGATACAGTTGAATCTAGCATCATTAATACCAGTAGTATTAATAAAGTAATCACGGCAGTCATCTTTAGTAATAACCAAAGTATTTTCTACAATGATTTGTGCTGGTAATTCAGATTGATCATCATAAATTGTAGCATCAATAGGAGTACCATCCTCCAATTGTTTACGTTCAGTAGGATCACTATCAAACTTTTTGAAGTAATAAGCAACCATCTTTTTATTCTTTAGCTCTTTACGACCAAAGTAAATTTGGCGATTATCAGCATCAAGATCTTTATCTTCTGGAACGTATTGGAATGGAACCATGTCTTCTGGAGCTATCCATTTCTTATTATCTACTTCATATTTTAAAGCAGATTCACGGTTACAACCAGAAGTGCCTAAGCAGAATAGTTGAACAAAATAGTTATTCAAAATTTCTTCTTGATTAGGATTATTGATTGTATTTTCTAATTGTAGTCTATTATTATAGGTAGGAGTTACAAAAGATTTATCATGAAGATCAAACATTCGCATAGCAATAAATTCAGATCCAGAGATAAGAGTTTTATTACTACCACGGAATAGTTCTAATCCAGTATCATGATCTCTAATAATAACTTCTGTTTTTAATCCATTAGGATGGCCTTCTTCTAAGGATACAAGATCTTCAGATCCTTCAGAAGATTTAGTTAAGACTTCCTCTTGGATTTTGTATTTATCATTAATCACGTTGGTATTCCTCCATACTTTATTTAGATTTCACTATTACATATTGGTCATGAGTTAATCCACATTTATCTTCAAAGTCTAGAGGTGGATTAAAGATTTTAACTCCAGTTAAATTAGTACATTCAGCAAACATTCCTTTACAGTTAGTACTGCTAGTCATATCTATAATACCTGTAATTGTAGTTAAGTTAGAGCATCTATTAAACATATCTCCAAAGTCTTTTACTTTAGAAGTATCGAAATGAGTCAAGTCTAATGTAGTTACATTAGTAGCTGCAAACATTTCATTCATATTAGTAGCAGAACTTGTATCAATCCAGCTTGTATCTATAGTAGATAAACCAGAACTCCATCCAAACATTCCAGAGAAATCTTCTACTTTAGAAGTATCTATATGAAGATTAGGAATATCTGTTACTGCACTTCTTTCAAACATTTTTGAAACGTTATTAGCTTTAGCACCATTCAATTCTGTTAATATAGCAGAAGATAATATATGCATAGTAGAATCTGGATCTTTAATAGACATGTATTTCTTGAGGCTTATGTAGTCATTAGTAATATTGATAGAGAGGTTGAAGTTAGTATCAACATTTGTCTTAGTAACTACTTCGTATTGATCGTGTCTAATCTTAGTTACAGATTCAAAATCTGCAGGAGGATTAATAACTTTTACTCCAACTAAAGTATCACAACCAACAAACATGTTCATATAGTTTGTACAAGAACTCATATCTAATACACCTTCAATATTTACGAGTTTTGAACAATCTTCAAACATGAAGCTCATGTCTTTAACTTTAGATGTATCCCATGTAGAAATATCTATCGAAATAACATTTTCACAAGCGGAGAATGTTTCAGACATATTTACTACATTCTTAGTATTAACCCATTTAGCATCGATACTACCTAGAGTATTACAATCTTCATACATAGCGAATGTAGAAGTAATCATAGAAGTATCTGCATGAATAAGATCAGATCCTGGAACATTTACTACTTTAGATAAACCTTTAAACATTTCTTCCACATTGAAAGTATGTTCTACTAATGACAAGTCGTTTTTAATAGTATCATTTAATATAGCTACTTGACCAGTAAGATTACCTAAAGATTTCTGAGCATATTTGGATAGATCTTTATAAATACTATTAATAGCAATATTTAAACCAAACGTCCAATCCTTATAAGTAGTACCTAGTTTTAACTTACCAGGAATGATAATAGGTTTGATTTCTTCTTGAACAAATTCAAAATTACCAACAAAGCTATCAGTATCTACATCTTTTCTATCAATATTAGTATCTGCATTGATAACAGCATTTACTTCATATAAGAATGGAGATAATTTACCAGTTAATAGATCTTGAGATAATAGATTCTTAACATAATTGAATACGTCAGATTTAATAATATCTTTAGAGAACTGTTGGTAATCATCACCTTTAACTCTACCATCTATATCTTTCATTATTGTTTGAGACCATAGATAAGTAGATGCTGGGATATCTATAGTAATATACTTACGATCATTATTATAACTGAATACTAGATCTTCCCTCATCCAAGGAACTTTATCAAATCTTTCATCTACACGATTGATTTCTTTATCAAATACCTTTTCTACGATAGGATAATACTCTGGTCTCTTATCTATTTCATTTGTGTAAGCCATATCATTAGGACGGATAATTACGTCTTCATCTCTGTCTTTACCCCAAGTGATTTCCATAGTAGTATTTCTTGTAAGGAATACTATCTTATAGGATTTGAAGAATTCAATCATGAGCATAATATACTTCATGATTTCATTACCAGAGTGACCAGCATATCCATCAAAGATATATCTCATATCACCCATATATTCATTTAGAATATAGATGATATCATCTACTAGGCTTGTAATAGTATCTATCTTTTCATCAGAAGAAATAATACTATTTACCTTAACTAGTTTATCGTATAATACAGTATCCTTATCTTTTAAGAACTCAGTATACGTTTTAGCAATCTCACCATTGCTTAAAGTAAAGTACTTCATGGTGAGTTTCCAATTCATAAGAGAATCATAAAGATCTTTCCATACTTTATATTCTTCCCAATCTTGAGCTTCAAGCATTCTTTGACAAATAGTTCTACGAACTTCTATATTTGTTTTATAGATATTCATGAACTCTGTTAGATCTTTAATTTGAGATTTAGGAGTAATGAAGTCCCAGATAGGGAATTCTTTTTCTTCTCTGTGTTTTTTTCTCAAGTATTCTTTAAGATCAGAGAGACTAGTTCTAAAGTTAAATCCTTGAACAAGCATTGTCTTAGCAGGATTATCAATAATGAAGTCTTCGATACCGTTAAACATGTAAGTCAAAGAAGTCATAAAGATAAATAAGTGTGCTAATTTAAATGGGTGAGAAGTAGAAATAGATGGAATCTTTACTAATAGTTTTTCTTCTAGAAGAATATCATCATATAGCATACTGTAGAAATAACTCATTTGAGTAGAGTATGCTGAGATATCAATCATTTGAGTTATACCATAGTATTTGGTTCTAGCATAGTTCCATGGTTGTTTATAAATTGCATCTTTTACTAATTGATGATTGTTATCTTTATAATCAACACCATCCCACCAGCCGTCACCTTTAACCATTACATCATAATCTTTATAGTTTGCACTATCTTTCATATTATCTGTAACGTATTGTTTGTCTACTGGAATCTTGCAGAATTTAAGATTAGTAGTATAAGAATAATCTTCTTCATAAGCATATCCTACTGTAGATCCACCATTAGTATTGTAAATATAATGAATATAAAGTTTATCACCATACTTAGCTATATCTTTAGGATTTGTAAAGTAGAAACTTCCATTGAAGATACTATACTCAGAATCATCTAATACATTACCGTATGAATCTGTAATAATATAAGGCCATCTATTTTCAAAGTAATAATCAAATGGAACTTTAATATCCATATATCCATCTTGAGTAATAGATATAGGGTTTTCTAAAGTTTGAACTGTTAGAGATGGATTAGGATTGTTTAGATAATGTTTATTATAGATAAATAAGAAGTTTTCATTTATATCAGCATTAGAAACCATCTTAGGATTCATAGTAACATGGAACTGATTAGTTAATCCCATATCATCACTAGAATGGATAGAGTTTTCACTAATAGTAATAAATCCTTGATCAGTTTGAATATAAGGGAAGAATGGGAAGTTGATATTGAATTTAGGGTCTCCATGATTGAAGATCTTATGAGTTTCTTCACTTAATACCAAAGTATTTTCTGTAACCCCATTATAGAAGAAGGTTACATTCAGTTGTTGATCTTTCTTTAAGAAGTGTTTCTTTTTAAGAAGTCTGATATTTTTCTTATTATAATTTACAGTATAATCAATACCTTCAGTAAGCATATTACCTTCAATATCAACGCATACTTTATTTCCCTTAGTAAAGTAATTATCTACTGGGAAAGTAAGAGGGAATCTATCTTGATTATCAGCACCAGCTAGTAGATGTGTAATAGCTACTTTAATATTACTGAATTCAGGTTTGGTTCTATCTTTGTTTACATAAACCAATTCTAATTCTAGTTCATCACCTTTTTGAAGTGCTAAGGTGTCATTTACTATAACAAGTGAGTTATTAGTAACACTATACCAATCTTCAGGAAGGTATTTGTCTAGATATTTTACATAGTGCTTATATTTAGTAGCTACATAGTTCTTGAATGGATAATTTACTTTGAATTCATTTTGATAATCAGTAGAAGCTTTGAACTTGATTACTTTATCAACTAATTCAATATCTTCATTGATAGCATTTGTAGAGTAAATAAAATTAAAGTCTATTGGAGTGCCTGCTTCGAAATTACTTTGTTTCAAAGTAATATAAGCACCACCATCAATTTCAGAAATATTGATAGTATAGTCTTTATTAGAGATAAACTTCTTACCAACCATAACAAAGAATGTATTGCCATTCAAGCAGTAGTTTTTAAATGGTTCATCAATATGAATCTTAGTTTGATTATTAGTATCTGTTAGAGTAGTAGACTTAAAGAATCTAGCTTGAGAGTAATTGGAGTAGATAAAGATACAATTTACTTTCTTACCAACAGTATCTATTCTATTATCAATAGTAAGAACGTTTGTAGCTAGATCTACAGAATATGTATTCTGAGGTAAGAATACAGAGTCTACTGTTACGATTAACTGATTTTCTTTTAAGAAGAAATCAGAGAATGGTAAAGTTCCTAATCTAATAGTATTAGCACCTTCATAAGTCTTTACTTTAGTTTGGAAGTTATAAGATTTATCTACGTTGAACTTGATATCCTTAGTAGATCTATCATAATAGAAATCATAGATGATTTCTTTCTTACCATCTAAGATTTCATTAAAGAATCTTACTTTGTTATAATCATAGATTTCATAATCTATTCCTTCTCTTAAGATCCTATCTTCTAATCGGATGAATAATACATTTCCTTTTTGAAGATAGTATTCGAATGGGAATGGAATGATACCAGTATAGTCATAGTACAAGTGACCATTAATATCTTTAGAAGATCCACCTTCATAATCTACAATGAGATCACCATTTAAATCATAACCAAGATGATTAGGAACAAAGGTTAGATCTTTACCTTTAATTTCTTGGAATGAAAGGTTTACATATGATGCGGTCTGAACCTTTACTGCAGCATTAAAATCTTGTTTTGTGGATTTATCTTTTAATGTAAGACTACCACCAATATCATATAATGAAGCACCGTTAATAGCAGCATATCCTAATCCAGCAGTAGTATTTAATGGATCACTAAATAAAGTAAGATCAAACCTAACACCTTTAATAGCAGCTATAGCTGAAGCTGCTGCCATTCTAGCTTCTAGACTATGATTAGATGCTTTATATTCTTTGGATTGTAGAAGATTAGTAATTCCCATGTTCTTACTAACATTTGTGTTATACATAAGAATATCATGAGGAATAATCTGTCTTTCAGGAGTCTTGGTAAGATCTACTACAACATGATCTTCTTCAACAGTCTGATTATAGTTTCCTTTAAGGACTTTCTTAGATTTCCATTCAAAACCATTGTAAGAATCTGGTTTTCTTTCTTTAACTAGCCAATATTTAAAAATCTTAATACCATACTTATCTTTAGTATCAAAGAGTTTAATGATATTAAGCATTTCAGTAGTAGAAGATTTATACTTGCATAAAGAATGGATATTTCTAGCTAAAGCTTTTTGATACTCAATAGGAATTACTCTATAATATGGAACTCCATACATAGAGAAGATAAATTCAATACAACGTCTATCAAGAATATCCTTCTTAATAATATGAGATTGAATATCTGCAAGAATATCTACTAATACAGAGATGATTAGATAAATCATCATCATATCATGATAATTCTTTTCTTCTAACTCCATAGCATAAGAGTATACTGATTCTAGCATAAACTTACGGTTTTGAGTAAACTTCATTAAGAATTCTTCTGTAACACTGTAGTCTACATCAGCATTCTCTGGATACCATAATATCTGGTAATCCAATTTCTTTCTAGCTTCATAAATATCTATACCATAAGTTTTATACTTAAGATACTTATGATCTGGATATTGCATTAGGATAATATTAAGAATTCCTAATCCATCTAGTTCTTTGATTGTATCATTAGATAATTCATGCATATATGTAGCAGATTTATCATAATCTAAATAATCAGGGAATAGGTATTCATATTCCCTTACTGGAATACCCCATTGATCAATAGCAGGATATCCGACAAGATTTCGATAATAAGGATTTAACTCCTTATCATCCATATATGTATCAATAAACCATTGTCTTAATAATTTCGTAAGTTTAGGTCTATATTCATCTGGGATGTAGTATTCTTCTTTGAAGTTCTCATAAACCCAAAGTTCCTTCTCATCCAACCCAGCTTCTATTAATAGATCTCTAGGATATTGAATGCCTTTAAACATATCTAATTCGATATGATTTTCGACACATGCAATATATAAAGATGCATTCCTTAGAGACTCAGTAGTTTCATATCTATCTGCTTTTGCTTGGTCTTTAATAATAGAATTAAATGCCAATAATTTCAGATTGTAGAATACTAAATCTATGAAAGGATTTTGAGTCGTCAATTTATCCTCAGAAAAAGGTAAAGACATGAGTGCTTCTCCTTTCTTAAATTCCTATAAAATTAATCTAATGTCAGAGTAGGTAGTTTTATAGGGATACGTCCTAATTGCAGCGGACAACATACAAATAATTCCGTTAGTATTAAAAGGGAGATAAATATAATGTATACACAGACAAATGTATTTCCAAACGTATTTGTAGAAAATGCAGAGCATAATCCGCTCTTAACCTCTCCAAATTCGGAGTATGCAGTACAATTCGCATTAACTAAAGAAGGGTCCTATGATCTTGATGAATATAAAGCATTTTTAGACTCTGCTATTAGAGAATTCAGACATAGCAGAACCTATAAACATTATAAAGCATATTTGTACTCTATTGGTTTGGACTGCTGCCAATTCCATCCTAATATTACAGCTGGCAATGATGAGGGTGAAGAAATGGCATCTTTAGAGATGCACCATTGCATGCTTAATATTTATGATATTGCAATTATTATCACAGAGCATATTTTAAATACCTATGGAGCCATTACTGAGTTCGATCTATCCGATCTATTAAGATATGAGCATACTCAAAATAATATTCCTGTAGTAATGCTTTGTAAAACATGCCACCAATTATATCATCATAAATATCTATACGTTCATCCAGAGATGATCTTTGGTAAGTGGTGGTCTTTATTAGAAAGATATCCTAATGGATTAAATAGAGATATCGCTTACAAATTGATGATGTATTTAAATAACTCTCTAGATGGTAAATATAAATTTAAGGAAGAACAAGCAAGTAAGCTCTTAGAATTAAGAGATAAACTATATGATTGGTCTACTAAGCTAGAGAGGTAATAATGTCACTATATAAAAAGATATATTTTGTATCGAAAGATAATATGGATGGAAAAATTTTAACTCCTAGAGTTCCAAAAAATTTCCTTACAGATAATGGGTATGAGGATGCTACAACCAAAAGAGTTTGTTTTAGTTCTTCTATTAATGGTTGTTTAATAGCTTTATCTCAAAATCTTGAAGGCAAAGAATTTTACGTTCATACTCCAGTAGATATGAATAGTCTAAAAATTGTAAAGCCTTCAAAATCACAAGTTCCTGATGTAAACCATACTAAAGAATTATGGGTTACAAATCCAGTTAAAATAAGAGCATTTTGTAAAATTGTAGTTGGTAAAGCAAAAGACAAACCACTTATGTATAAGTATGGTGATAATAAAATAGCATACTTATATGCTTGGGAGTATACTAGAAAAGAATTAACAGACTAAACGCTAGAGAGGTAATTTAAACAATGGCAGAACTGTACTCTAAATATGATAATCTTAAAAATAATGCAAAAGCATTTTTTACAAATCTTTTTATCAAATTAAAAACTCTTTATCTATTCATCTTAGATAATATTAATAACCACAAAGGTATCTATATCTTATTAGCATCTATTGTTATTTATTTAATCAGTGGTGATTATGTATTCCCATTCATATGGGCTACAGTATTATATTTGCTAACTTTAGCATATGATTATTTAAATTACAAAAAAGAAAAAGAAATGATCGAATTAGTAGAATTTGATCAGTTCAAAGAACTAGATAAAGTATTAGATAAATATATAGAAGAATGTTATAATAGAGACGTAGGTTTCTTCAATCCTACTGCAGTTTCTGACTATATTTCTGAAAACGAACAAATCAGATTAATGAAGGAATTAAAAGATAGCGTTGCTTCAAATATGTCTGAGGTATTCAAGAATAAACTAGAGCTTTATTACGGCAAAGATAGATTACCTAATATACTTTCTACAAAGTGTTTTATCTTTATTACTCTTATGGCTGCTGGTAATAATAAAGCTATCTATAGTAATCCAAATATCAAAATTGATAAAAAATAAAGGCTATGGGATTAAGTTCCCATAGCCTCATCTTTTTGAGAAATATTCAGTCATAAATATTCTATATAAGATTCTTAATATATCTGCATTATGAGATATATCTACAAACTCAATACCAATACTATTTATAGCATCAGCATAGTATGTATGATATCCACTATTTACTATCTTAAACATACTACGATTATTAAGCTCTCTATAAAATTCTCTATCTAATAATCTATGAGTATAATTATAATAGAAATCCTTTATCATTAGAATACAATTCTCTACAGTATCAGTTTGAGCTGTATATGCTAATGCTAATAAGAATTGCATAAAGTGTTCTTTGTGTTTTATAGGAACTTGTTTCCCAGCACCTTTTAACCTAAAGTTTTCTATAGCTCCATTGCAATAATATAAGAAGTCTATATATTGTAATCTATAAAAACTACTATACTCATTCTTTAATTTAAATTCTAGATTATCAGATATTCTTGTATATGGTACTAGAGTATCTATTGTGGTTATAGAATCCTTATCTATATACAACACATTATCAGGATTAAGATCATTTATTTCAAAGAATCTTCTTCTAGCATCTTTAAAGCAATTAGATAATCCCTTAGATAATTCAGGATTATCTCTTTGCATAAGACCAACTGTTATCTCTCTTTGTTCTCTCGGCATATTAAATATTTCATTATATCTTTTCTTAGATATAAATCCATATTCTAATAAGAGACTTATATTAGCTTTAGATAGATCATACTCTCTCAGATGTTTATTTATAAGCCATTCGTAAGGAGCTACATATCTATCCTTTTCCCATATAGCCATAGTACTCCTTAGATATAGAACTCAGATTCTTGCAATAACTGATGAGGATCACAGTATCTTCCAATTCTTTTTACATCATCTATATAATTTAGATATCCACCTTCTGTAATAAAAGTAGACGTAGCAAATGGGTTAATATCATCTATATCATTTATCAAGAAACTTTGTAATGAATATCTTTCTTGTATAAATTTAATAAGAGAATCTACTATAGCTTCTACCATTGGATGAGAGTGGTTGGTTACAACAATAACAGTTTCTGTATTTTCTACCATACTAAGAACTCTCATTAGATCAATGAATGATGGTTCATTATATAATAACTGATATGCATAAGCCTTATCGAACTGAACTGTGTAGTTATCATCACGAAATGAGTTTGCATAAGATAGATTTTGCATTATATTTGGAAGAGGTTTTAAACCTTCTAATCTATATCCAAAATCCAACATAGAATAGAAATTAAATACTGGTGCATTTTCAGCTCTTGCTTTATCTTTTACATACTCTAATAATCTCATATCATTGATATTAATAAATTGAAGTTTCAATATAATCACATCCTTTCTTCTTCATAGTTATAGTATATGATTATATCATCTATTATCTAAGAATAAGAATGTGAAACTATTGCTCTTATTTAATGCAACACTTCTATCAATATCATCTTGTGTAGGAAGAAGTTTTCCAGTAAATGGCCCACCTTTATATTGTTGGGTTACCATATAATATGTAGGATATTTATCTAATACAACATCTTCATCATCTGAAGTATCATTCTTAGAAATAACTTCTTGTTTTACAGAATACTCAAGAGGCTCTAATTCTTCTGTTACTTCTTCTTTTTCTACTGGTTTTTGTTTATTATCTAATAGAGCTTTAGCAATAAAGAATGCTTGTACTTCACCATACATATCTTGATAAGCACCAGCTTTAATAGAATGCAATTCTTTAGTAGTAATTCTATTATTAGTATTCTCTACTTTAAACCAACCCATATCAGTAAATTCGCTTAATATCAAACGTCTAGCATATTCTAATTCTTCTTCTGTTCTTACAATTGGCATGATATTCTCCTTTATGATAAAAAAGAAAGAGAACTCGTTATGAGTTCTCTTTATTCTTTTTATTGATTACCAAATTTAGATTGAGATTCAAAGATCTTATCATTGATACTTTGCTCTAAGTCTTTATTTAGTTTATCATTGATCTGGATAATAGGAGATTTCATAGTATAGTTAGATGCAATCTCTGCTCTAAGTTGAGCTATATAGTTGCACACTATTCTATACCCATCTTCTAATCCAGATGGTTGATAATTTATATCTGATAGTAGAATACTACAAGATACATCTGTTGGCATAGCATCTTGTGGAAGCATGCTAACGAATTCATACTTATTAATCTTACCATTAGAGAATAGTAAGTTAGAGATGATATAATCATATTGAGGCATTCCAATATTATAAGCTTGTGATTGCTTATATGGAGCCATTACAATACCAAAAGTATTCTTAAAGAATTCTCCTAAAGTATACAAGATATTGAACTCTACATCAGGTTCATAGTCAGTATAGATTAGGAAGTTTCTAAATCTAATACTAGGCCTGTGACCATATAAAGCTTGTAATACAGTTACTACTGTTGCTTCTCGTTCTCTATTAGATAAGTATTCATAATAAATTTGATGACCAATAGCAGCTTCTCCATCAATATAAGCAGTTACTGCTTCTGGAGGTGGAAGTAGATTAGACATGATTGCTAAGTTTGGAACGTTAGCATACTTGTATGCCTCTTCTATATCTACCACTGCTATTACAGCATATCCAGATGCTAATGCATCTGGAATACTGCCAGCATCATTACAGCCATACAACACACCTTCTAAAAATCTATTAAACTGTGGTTGCGGATTATTCATTTGAGGTTGCATTGATATCACCCTTTAGATTATAACTCATCAGCTGCTGTATGAGTTTCTTCTTCATCTTCGTTGCTATCGAAGGATACGTAGTTATCTACATATTCTTTACAGATATCCATCATACGAGCTGGAGTGAATTTGTCTTTGAATTCATCTTTAAAAGCACCATACAATGCAGTTGCGATAGAAGTCTTTGCTTCCTCTTTAGAAGAATAATCATGTTCGATTTCATCAACCTTTGCATTCAAGAAGTTAAAAATAGCTTTTTCCATTGCTTTTTCTCCACCTTCGTTATCAGATTCTTTTTCAACAACAGCCTCTTTAGCAGCTGGATAAATAACACATTCGAATACAGGACTAGTAAAGTTCTTTACTGTCACATTAAAGCATTCATTATTTCTATTGTCTACGGTCTTGGTAATATTTACTTCCAAGCCATCTGTAGTACCACTAATAGTTTTGATATCATCTTTGATCATCTCAGTGATTTCATTATCAAGTTTTCTAATAGCAGTATCTACATCAACGTCTGGAACGAATTTCTTATCGAATGTATTGATTACAGTGTCTTTAAGAGCTTCTGCTAGTTGTCTCTCTTTAAGAGTATCTACAAGAGAAGATCCAACAATACCAGTGATTACATTTTCTGTACTAGAGCTAAGCTTAGCAGCTTCTTCCTCTTCTTTAGACATTGGTTTTACTGGGAATAGATTTTCCTTAGGAGCATTGTTTTCTTTGAATAGATTTAACTCATCCTTAGAAATAGATTCTGTGATGATATCTTCAATGCTCATACTCTTAACGTCTTCATAAGTTTTTGGAGCTGTAGGGAAAGATGGCTGAGGATTTGTTTCCTCCTTCTCAGCCTCTTCGATCTTTTTAATCAATTCTTCCTTTTCGTCTTCTAAAGGTTTTGGTTCTTTAGTTTCAAACTCTCCATCATCGTAGCTATAATTAGCTTCATCGACAGGAGCTTCAGACTTTGGGTCTTCTTTCACTTCTTCCTTTTCTTCAGTTTCTCTTTCAGGAAGAACATAATCTGGATTCATTGGATTGTAAACTGTACCAATGATAGATGCCAATCTTACAGCATCTTCAGAACCATATTTCTCTTCCATTTTCTTTAAGAAGAAGATAATATCATTCTTTAAGTTTTTAGGATAGAAGATCAAGTTATCCGTAAATAATGGTTGGTCAGTAAAGTTTGGATATCTTTTCTTATTACCATGATTATGGTTATCTTGTGGAGCTTCGTTATCTTCTATCTTGCGTTTTACAGTATATTTTGGAACTCTAGGTTCATCAAATTTAAGTTTAGGTTCTTGGTTGTATTCTTTCTTACCACCAAGTTTTGTTTTAGGATCTACAATAGTATCCGTTTCTTTGTAACATCTTTTAACGATTTGATCACCGCGTTTAATTACTACTTTGAAGTTTGTGTCTAATAATGCCATTTCATTGTCCCTCTTTCTGTCAATTCTTTCTAATACATCTTTAGCATCAATTCTTCTTGCTAAATACTTAGCAGTATATCTAGTACCACATTTGGTACAGATAATCTCAGACATACCTTTATTATAATCATAATCAAGGTATCCGTCACAGTATATTCCAGTATGAATATCTCTATGACTACATCTTAGCTTTGCCCAATCTAATTCAAATACGTATGGATAATCTAGGATAACAGGACCAAAGCCGAATCTTATACCCCAGTTTTTATAGAAGTTACCTCCTATATCTTCCATAACATATCCTCTTCTAAGGATCTCAAACGTAAAGTCAAATACATCACTAGCATAGACTTGTTTAAAGTCTTTTTCCTTCATCGTTTCAACACGTTCTACTAATGCAACGACTCCATCACTAGTCACATCAAATGACTTAGTACAAAATGGTTTAATAAGTTTTTGTAAAGTAAATTCAGATATATTATCCATCTTGCCAACTCTATCAGATGCTATTTTGATAACAACTGTAGGATCGTAAGTACAATAGAAAGTTCTTCTATTAGTACCAGAAGCTAATGGTTTTAATCCAATTGTAGCAAATAACTTATTAACCAAATCATACTTTTTTGTTGGGTTGTTCATAAGTTTAACATTGTTTACTATAGATCTTAATTGCTCTATAATTGGTAAAGGAACGTAAGTAGTGAGTGGAGGTTTGGTCATATTATCCCAATTCTCCTCAGTGAACTTGAACACGTCAGGATCAAAGTTAGCAAACCTTGCAGCGTCCTGCGATTGCCTTATAATAGCATTGCGTTCTTTGATATTCATATGCTCACCACCTTATTTATAAATAGGTCGCAAAGGCATATTTACACCCATCGATGTTCTACAGTATTCCATGAACTGTGCTTTACGTTCTTCATATTCCTTAGAATTAGTAGGATCTACCCAGTTTGATGGATAGCCGAATTTTGGGTCTACTGGACCTGGTTTGAAGTTTGGATCTTCATTACCAGCTAATATCTTCTTATTAGCAAGTTCTATGAGAGCTCTTTTATAGGCCATTGGATTGTATGGTCTATTCATAGCTTCTTGCCGTTGTCTTTCTATATTTTCACAAGAGATTTCGTATAATGCATGCGGAATTACTTTTTCAAATACATCTTTAGCCGTTGTTGCCTCATTCATTGTATTGCCAAACAATTTTTGCAACTGTTGTTGTTGCCAATATCTGAAATTGTTTACAAACTGTACAGGATCTATCGGCGTAGCTTTAGAGAGCAAAGCTATATTTGCTTCGGTCATACGATCAACATATTCTTGCCGTTGTTTCTTCTTTAACTCTTCTGGTGATAGGTTCTCTTGTTGGTATTGAGATGAATTCTTTCCATACCACCATGCATCGAAGTCTTTTTGAGATTTCGAAGAGAAGATGTCTCGATATAACTCATATTGCTGTTGTTGCTTCTTCCTCATCACACGCATTTCATGATAATGAGTTTCTATTGGGTCAAACTTATTATAATACTCATTCTCTATCTGTTCTAAAGTTCTTGGATCCTCTTGAACTTTATTATTCTTGCATTGCTGCTCCATCTTATTTTCTTCTTCAGTAGTTTCTTTACTACCATTACTCTCTACTAAAAGATTTCTAATCTTTTCTTCTCTAATTGCTAACTCACGTCTATCAACGCTATAGGAAAGAGGTAGCTCTTGACGTTTTCTATTGTCGTCTAACAATTTCTTGAGTCTTAATTGGTGGAAGCCGTATACCAGGCACATCTCCTCATACTCACAGAATACATTAAATTCTTCGTTAGTAAGTTTTCTTCCTCTATCAAACTCGTATTTGTAGTTCTTGTCGGTATATCTTATAAATGGATACAATTCACAATATTCTTCATCGAATTCCTTTTCACCTTTTTCATTTATAGTGTATCCAGGAATTTCTCTACAATGCATAGGCACTCTGTAGTCATTATAGCCTTCTTCTCTTTTATCGAACATTTCATCTATTTCATATTCTCTTAGATTGTCTTCGGCTACTTCCATGAATATATTGTAGTCATCTCGATATTTAAGATGTCTCTTGCTCCATACAACCCTTGCGAGTGCAGGATTATAAACTTCTAACTTTTTACATAGATTCCTCAAAGCTTCTTCATCGCGTTTATTGAAGAATAATCTCTTTGGCTTTGGCACTATGATTTCTTTTCCATTCAATCCTATTATATCTTTTGGAAGGATTCTATAAATCCATCCTCTTAATATTTCGATTTCTGAATGTAAACACTCTATGATAACTCTGCTAGGCTTGTTAGCTTCTGCTTCTTCCTTAGCTTTTTCCGCTGCAGCTTGAGATTCTTGCTCCATGCGTATTTTTCTTAGAGGTTCTGGGAGATCATCTATATCAACTTCTCTCATTACTGTTTTGAAATTGATATTCTTAAACTTATCATCCCATGTAAGATGCTTATTAATAAGAGCTTGCTCTTCTAAGGCATCTTGTTCTTTTTCTCTTCGGATTTCTTCATCTGTTTTAGATACGATTTTAACTTTAAATCCTATCCCAGCATCGATCTCTTCTTGAGTAAATCTCATATATGCTTCCCTGTTAGCAGGATCATTCATATAGAAATTATAATATGAAGGCTGAGCATTCCAACCTCCTACCATATTAGGCTGCATTCCTAATCCATTCTGCATTGGGAATGGTGTTCCTCCATACCAACTAGCAGTTGAATTAGCTACAGCATCAGGATTTGCAGGTACAACTCCATCTAATGGATTCTGGAATTGTGTTTGTTGTACAAAGTTAGGATTCAGACCAAAGTTATTTCCTACCATTTGATTAGGAAAGGGTTGTGGGAATCCTCCTCCCCATTGTTGTGGTGGCGGAGGAGCTGCTGGACTAACGTGTACATTAGGCATTGCTCCTAAGGCTTGGTTCATCATATTGAGAACCGCATTCTGATTAGCTATGAAGTTAGGATCATTCTGTAAACTATTCTGCATATTACCAACAGATGCTGGATTGCTAAAGTCTACCATACCATTAAAACCTAGAGCTGGATTCATTTGTGGTGCGCCACCCATTCCTCCAGGCCCTGCCTGCTGTTGTTCTAATAAAGCTAATGCTGGATTTCCTCCGCCCATCATAGACATCATAACCTCTTGTTGCATAGATATTGGAGGAGGTTGTGGTTCATACATAGATGGGTTTTGCTGCATTGCTTCTTCTTTTTCCATTTTTGCTAGTACTTGATCTATGCTATCTTGTACTGTTTTTACTTTAAGCTTGTTTCCAAACATATCAAACATTACTTCACCACCGACCTATAAGTTGGAATATACGAGTTCCTGCTTTGGAACACAGAAGATGTAGGGAAGGATTGTTGATATGTAGGATAAGGGGTTTGACTATAATAAGATCCATAATTTGGATTATTGAATAATGGATTTATATACTCCAAAGGTTTTCCTATAAGAGATCCGTCATCATCTACATAATATCCTTCCTTCTTATTAGGGTGAAACGACCCAGCCTCAACAGGTTCTACAATTATATCCTCAGTAGGATTGAACCTAATTAATTCTGGGTCGTCATCAGACCTTATCATGTTCTCAGGCAGAACTTCTATAGACCTTTCTACCTTATCACTTTTATCAAATAGACCTCCTAAATTAAGCGAGTACGCTTTATTTGAAGGTGTTACTTGTTGCGGATTAACGCTTAAAGCTGCTTGTGTGTTATTAGACACTTGTTGAACACTTCCGTTCGTTGTAATAACATTTTGAGGTAAAAAAGATGGATTCATCATATTACCATTTTGAAAAGGAACCTGTTCAACAGGACTTGCCTGTTGAACGGTTTGTTGAATCATCTTATCCCTACGACGTTGATATAAAACATGGAAACAGTTTGTCAATCTAGCATTATAAGTACAATCTTGATTAATTGGCTCTATGATACCTGTAGATTTATTAACCTTCATAGGTTGATAAGGATACATCTGAACCAACTGCTCTAATCCATACTGTGCTATTAAATCATTAAACCATGTTTCTATTGCTATATCTGGAGCGATTCCAATGAAATCTTCTCCAGCCATATTCGTATAGCCGAATAAATCTTCTACTGGTTCTACAGGATTGGAACAAGTTCCTGCTAACCCACTTAAAAAGTCCATATTGTAAACCTCCTTCATAATTATAGTATACAATTTAGTCTTATTTTGCTTGATGCACTAAGTGTAAATAGTCTGTTACATCTTCAGGTTTTGGATACCAAATAGCTGGATATAGCTTTCTTTTGATATCAAATTTATCCAAAGATCCACTTTTAATAGCCCTATTGAGTTTAGTTCTTGTCAGATTATCGATGTAATTATTAAAACCAGCTATTTCCATCTCTGTATCTAATGGAACTGTAACTCTTTGATTATCTGGGAAATTGTTATTATGAAACATATAATGAAATTTGTTCATACTATCAATATTATTAGCTTGAATATGACCAGGTACATGATAGATAGACACATGGACGTTTGCTTGAAGAATCATTCTTACAATATCTAGAATCAATTCTTGATTAGCAACTGGCTTTTTACCACGTCTATTATCACTAGTCATCAAGGTAAAATCTTTACCATTCTTATAATATTTAAAGAACCATTCCCTCAGACCAAATACGGATATCTTAGAATCTGAAAAGATATTTAAGAATAGATCAGTATTCTTATATTTCAACAAATCAGCGATACCCATACGGATAGCATATAGTTCTGCATAGTTTACAGTGGCTTCAACTATATCATATCCTTCATTTATGATACTTCCATTAATAGTGGTTACAAATCCAGGACAAGTAAGAAATTTATTCTTATTAGTTCCAGGATTAATAATCTTAGTAGAAGCATCTGAAAATACATTTACTGCATTCTTGTAAAAGAACATAATTCCTCACTTTCTTTAAAAATTATCAAAGGTCTTTCCTTCTTTAATTCTTGATTCTTTAAAATCAATTAAAAACTTATTTAATTTTTCCTTATCGACCATTAAGGAATTTATTTTTCTTTCTTGTTCTGGAGTAACTTCTTCTACTCCTTTGCCAATAAGAGCTTCTAAAATATCAAATCTATAATTTAAAATAAAAAACATGGCTTTAGTATTGACAATATCGAATGGTTTATCTTTATTAAAAGATCCAACCATATTATGTGCTTTCTCCAAATCAGGATCCTTATACTCTGGATCTCTGAGTAGCTGATATTCTATATAGGTAAGCACATTATTGAATGTGAATGCGGCCAATTCTCCTAGCTTTTTATTTGCTTTATCTTTAAAGATTTTTAAATACTTTTCTTCTATAATCAAAATAAATCACCTCTTAAAAAATAATTTAACCTGTTAATATGATATCTTGTATGGATTAATAATT